TTTAAAACGCTGTAAGTCTTAATTTTGTTGGTTTAAAACGCTGTAAGTCTTAATTTTGTTGGAAGGAACCTATATAATGCTGTTTTAAAACGCTGTAAATCTTAATTTTGTTGGTTTAAAACGCTGTAAGTCTTAATTTTGTTGGAAGGAAGTGCCCTCCCTCTCCCCCTCCCTCTCCCCCTCTCCAACCCCGGCTGATCCTCCGACTTTCCGCATAGAACCTGCGCTCTCGGCCTCACTACCGGCATACGGAGAGCGCTACAAGCTTATACTCTGGCATGAAGTATGGGGTGTTTGGAGATAATATCATTCCATAGAGAGAATAGAGAGCCTTCAACCCACGCCCTACCGCCTGCTCCTTCTATCAAGATAGATATTTAAGCCTATAATCAAAGCCAAAAACGAAAAGCAAAAGAACATTACAATATTATACTGATCCGGTCCGTACTCCAACATAGAGCGAATACCAACCGACAGAAAATACAAGTCAGCTACTAATAAAAACCACCACATAAAATAAAAAAAATACAATAAGTGTATCCGAAAATACGGGTATTATAAAACCTAACTAATTGATAATCAGGCATACCTCATTTTTGAGAAAAATACAATAAGCTTAATTTTCAATCCATAGAGACGAAAAAGGCGGCATCCGACACCCTATTTTGGGTCAGAAAACCGCCTAAAGTTTCGTTTTAGACCAATTTTAACGACATGATATAGACAAAATACCGGCATTATATCCAAACTATCATATTTTAGTTTCGTTTTAGACCAATATAGCTCACATCCGCCGTTCACTCTCAGAATACCTACCCGTAAATAGAAAGAGTAGGATACGAAAATAGGGCTGCTCCGATATTCGAAACAACCCTATTCCTATTTAAATACTGTTTATGTTTTCTTTCACGTACGTTCGTGATGTATGGACTTTACGTTTGCATCTGTCCTTTCCTGTATCGGAATGATACGCCTCTTTGAGATCACGATACAACATAAATTCACGATACGCTCTCTTTCTTTTCTCTTTGGCTTCCTTCCTGGATAGACCGCGTACGTCTACCATGTGTGCCTTAAATTTCTTTTCCATATCAAATTAAGTTTAGTATAGAGGTTGCTCCGGAATCGAACCGAACGCGCATTCCTATCCTGTACGAATTTTATGCTACAACCAACAGCCCGTAATTAGTACGTAGTTCTTGTGTACAGGCCCGTACTATGTTGTTATTATATTTTCCGTCTGCTACACAACTTAGCCACAAATAAAGGCGATTGTGTCCTTGCGTTTTGATACGGCACGTCCCTACATGCTTGTACCCTGTAATTTAATCTACAGCCTTGTTCTGTTTTTCGTGTAAGCAAGTAAGACACGTTCCCGAACGGAGATAAACCGCGTACAACGGTATGTTTTCTAAACTATACTCACATACCTAACATAAACCATACCTATTCGGATAGTCCATGCAGTAATACCAGCCCTTTAATTGCCAACGGCAAGGGCAACGGTATATCTACCTCCAATATGTAAAATAACTCTCTATTTTGTCAGCTTCAGTCTAAAGCATACGCGGGACGTGCACCCACTGACAACGGCGTACAGACGCGTTAAGGTACGCGCCCAACCTTGTTTTTCACTGCTGATTGCTTTCGTGTGCTAAATACTCAGATACACACTTTGCAACGGTACGAATAGAATAAGATTTGATCTTAACGGCTACATAAGTAGATTTATATTCATCCGTCTCTTTAACGATCCATTTTGCACTACTTTTCGTTTCCAACGTTTCCGCAGTTGCAAATCCGAAAGGCTTATACTCACCGCCATAAACTACATTATCGGAGCACCAATTAGCTGCTTTCGCCTCAATTCCTTTCTCTTTATCTACTTTGTTATCCTTATATACTTTAGAGTATAGGGAAAACTTAATAAAGGTGTCGCCGACTTTAGGTAACATTTGGCTACATACAGCAACTAAACGTTTTTTGTCTTTGGAGAGTGCTGCCACCTTCACCGCGTATTCTGCCGGTATTTCCAACGCTTTACATACCGCCTTGAGGTCTGCACAATTTGCAAATAAAGCATTGTACAACTTTACTGCACCTACTAAATTCGAGGCATTCTCTTTGATAACAGCGTTTTGCAGCTTGTTAACATTTTTCTTTGTAATCATATCAATATGTATTTATTTGTTAAACAATATCACCTCAATATATCACCCCTTTACAACGCAAAGAGGCAAAAGGTATCACCATACAATACACCCAACGGGAATATATATATATAGCTTCATTATGTAACACCAATATTCTCGCTCGAATACGGTGCAAATATACAACCTTTTTCAGTATTACAAATATATATGCTATCTTTTTTTTGTTAACTTGTATTAATTTCGATTCTATTATCTAATTATCAACAAGTTACAAAACACGCAGGGGCGGTATTACACGCGTACATTAATATGTGGGATATATGTTTATTTAAATGGCTTATAATCAATATGTTATAATAACACATTGATTATCAATAATTTAAATAAGTGATTGATAATCAGCGAGTTTGTATGTTTGAGATAAAAACGCGTTTTCGGTTTTCCAGCGAAGGGGGGGGCGGGGGAGAAAACGCGTTTCGGGGGCGGGAGGTTCGTGATAGGTACCCCCTCTCTCCCATCACATAAACATTTTTTCATATCCCTCATCACATAAACATTTTTTCATATCCCTCATCACATAAACATTTTTTCATATCCCTCATCACATAAACATTTTTTCATATCCCTCATCACATAAACATTTTTTCATATCCCTCATCACATAAACATTTTTTCATATCCCTCATCACATAAACATTTTTTCATATCCCTCATCACATAAACATTTTTTAGCTTCTCTCCCATCACATAAACCTTTTTTAGCCTCTCTCCCATCACATAAACCTTTTTTAGCCTCTCTCCCATCACATAAACATTTTTTCATCTCTCCCATCCTTCACTTGTATGTTCTTTGGACAATACATATTATAAATCAAGATCTTTATCCAAAAACGTAGTAATATCCATATAGTCAATACCAGCATTATAAGCACATACCTTATCCGAATCAGAGAACTGACCTGGCAGACCACTGGCGTCCCCGACCATCAACGAACATCCCTTAAGTTGACTGAAGTTCATACCGCGCATTACCGTGTCTTTACACTTCATAAGAATATCATCAATCATGCCCGTGTTAGGCTTCCTCATCGGATTTTGTTCGTCATTTGAATAACACAACCTTTTTTCATACAAGACGCCTCTTATGCCTCTCTTTACCGCCAGATCATGTACGCACCTCAGTACGTATTCTATCTTAGCTTCAATATCAGCTCCAGAAACAAACCCAGCTTCTACTCCTCCTTGATTGCTTACGATAGCAAATACCTTAACACCGTTCTCCTGCATGAGGTCAAGAGCCTTATTCACCACATCCATCTTAATCCTCATATCTGTCAATTCTGTGGCGAACGTATTCCCAGAAGCGGTTTCTATAAGCGTTCCATCAAAATCAAACAATAATATTCGTTTGGATTTTATATCAATATCTTGTACCATATCATTCTCCTTTTTCAAACTTGCTTTTCTTAATCTCTCTCGGAACCAGGCAGAACACACCATCTTCGTCCTTAATCTTCACAATATCATAAACCGCATACTGATTATCACCGATATCCCAACCCAGCGAAGACAGTACATCACGGAGGTAAATACGTCTATATTTCTCACCTTGTTTATTTAATAAAAACGATCTCTCGTCTTCTACCTTAGAAGGAGCTATATACAAATTAGAATCCAACACCCCTTTAAACTCAGCTCCTTCTTCCATACCAATCAGAACCGCATCTTCGATACCCATCCATTTCAGGTTATCTACCGATATGGTCATAATCCGATCTTTGCTAATAGAAAGCTTTCTGATTTTAGCTTCTTTTGTCTTAGAACCTACATAGACCTTATTGCTTAAAAAGTTTATCTTCATGATATAATGTTTTTAAATTGTATCGCAAATATACGTAATAATATTAACAATACAATTTAAAAACAATCAAAATATGATATTATAATACGGATAATCTTTTGAATTGCCTTGGAGCCAATTCGGATATGGTTCCGTGGAAAGCAAGACGAGAACCGTAGCTCGAATCCATGTCCGACGCATCGTAAGACGCATCCGTATACGCCACGCCGCCAGTCGGATACGAGCGGTAACCGGAGCGCGCCAAAACAGGGGAGCTGTCTGATGCCCGACTATAGTAATCTGAATAATGCATGGGATCGCTACCGCCAACTTGTGTCGGCACCACATCAAAAAACGGACCATTTTCGGCTGCTATATTTATTATCCAACCGCTGAAAGTCTCGGCGTTCACATTGCGAGTCGAACCGTCCGGGTCGGTGATTTTCCAAACTCGGTTGTTTATTTCTACACCTTCAATCCATTCACAGATACCGCCAAAAACCCCTTCAAGTCCTAAGCCGCAAACGTACTTTGAACTTTCGTTTTTGGTATCCGCACCGCCGGTTGCGTTGCTGCTTCCCGTTGTTGTAGCCGGGCTACTTCCTGCGCCACCGGGTCCTAATACGCCTTGCAGGTTACGTGTTTTATACTTAGCATACAACATCATAGCAATTACACAATGTTGTTGAAAATCTATCATCTGGAACCCGGTGCCACGCGCTTTTGCGTAACTTCTGAAATCAGAGAATGATACGTTCGTCGTAGGAGTAACATCACTCCAGCTATATAGTCTATTTGAAGACACATATCCTTTATATGCTCCAACAAGAGATTGCGGGACATGGATGTAAGTGCCATCGATATTATGATCAGCAAAATGATAAAGAAATTTATTATCATCCACCTTATACCATTTATACCAAAATTCTAAGAAAACGACCATCACATCACCTTCTTGTCCGGTAAGATCAGCCGGACTACCATCAAGATAGAAGTTACTGTCGTTATCATCTAATCTACATACAAAAACCTCTCCTCCTCCCATAGCGCTCTTGCAAAGAACTCTATAGAAGCCACTGGTAATCAACCTATATAAAAAATCGAAGTCTTCGCTTATTGTTATATTAGCAGGATCTGATACAGATTTATCAAAAACTATAAAATTATCAGTAGGGAGCCCCCCCCCCTATTTTGTTAAAAAATCTTCTTCTCATGATTGTCTTATTTTGGGATAAAGATAACTTTTAATTTATAAACATGAATAATATGATTCTCGTATAATAAATCTATCTTTGTCATGATATTAATTAACTACAAAATTATTTATGTTATGGCAGAATTGAAAATAGGTTTTGTAACCTTCAATCCGGGATCAGGTAACGGTGATCAGGCAGTCACCGTATCAGGTGAAAAATACGAAGGTCGTGTACAGCGCACGCAACAAGTAGAATTTGGTGCCGAATCAGGAGGTGTTAAGAAAACTGCTACCATCAACCAAGCTGCGGCAGCTGAGTTTGTAAAAATAGATCCTACTGCATCTGTAGGGAAAGGAGGTGGTACTGTAACGATCAAAGGTACAAGTAACTCAACTAAATTAACGTTCTCCTTAACTCCGGACAAGACTCATCCTCTGACGCTGAAAATACCAGCCTCCTATCAGGCAGCAGGCAAGGCTACCAGCAACGGCGCTGTTATTGCCGACGACCCTGGTGCAACAGGGAGCTTTGCTTTCAGTATCGTATTCTCCGGTATTGCAGCGAACGCTAATATAAACGATCTGGTAAATACTCTTAAGGTTACGGCCGCTGGTGGTCAGACAGCTAATACGGTTATTACCCAGACAGCAGGTGATCCGTTCTTGGAAATAGACAAGGAGGTAATTAACTTGGATGCAAACGGTACTCCTCAGACTATCAATGTTAATGCTAACATCAGGTGGACTATCACGCAAGCTGTTTCTAAGTTGGTAAGGAAAGTAATGAAATAACAATTACTTACAGAAAAAGAAAAGGGGCGTCTATTTGGCGCCCCTTTTTTCTATGCATTGTATGTAGTATTTATCTTTTTGCTTACTGACAAAAATCTTTTTGAAAATCATCTGTTTTATGATATGAACTCTTTTCCCGTCATCTAATTCCCTCCATATTTCATTAAAGATCAAATCTATTAATTCCATGACCTTCTTATCAGAGACAAGATTCTTTCTACCGGGGCTAACCCATCCATCATCAGTCATCTTACCGGCGATCCTATTAGCTATCCTGCTTAATTCACGTGGGGTGCTCATTTTAATACGTTTTTAAATACTCTACCTTTTTCACACTGAAGTATACAGTCTCTCATGGGATGATCTTGTTCGTGATCGTCACACATTGGAAATTCATTTCCATAGGGGAAAGCAATGTGCGGGCACTGCGCCCTGAACGCATCCCAGGCCGACTTCCTCACAGCCTCAGCTCCGGCACGCACGCCTTTCTCTCTTTCCTTGGCCGGGTCAGCATACACGTTTGAAATAGCTCTTTTCTTCCAAGTAAGCATATTGTAGTAAAACTTATCCACCAGTTTCCTACCCACTACATCAAACTTCTGTCTATGAATTAAAGGTGCGACCTTAACGACGTTCTTCCTATTTTTACTGACATCGACATAAATCAGCCCGGCATAAGACGGAACTTCACTTACGTCAATCATATTAGGCGGACAGGCGTAGTAGAAATAGTTTGGAGGATAGCTTATGACACCACCTACCTTAATAATGCCGTCTTTAAGAACCTTATGTTTTTTATCCTTTTTGAAGTCGTTAAAGAAATCTTGTTTAGACATCTTGACCTCTACTTCATAAGCGTACAATGATCTTGTTATGGCCAGGAAGTCAGATTCCCAATCATATATATGGAGATTGTTAATAACATACATCGGATTACTTAACAGATCCCTATTAAGAATCTTAAGCATTTGTTGCTCTGGGTAGTTCATTGTCTTACTTTTTTAGAGGCTTGTGGCGGAATCGAGCCGCCCTACGAGATTTTGCGGACCCCTGACTAAACCACTCATCCAACAAGCCATGTAGCCCATGCCTGAATCGAACAGGCAACTTTTGATTAGGACTCAAAGGTTTTATCCGTTAAACTAATGGGCCGTTTAATGTTTGCTATGTTCACACACCGCAAACACTGAGATAATTAACATTTCCACAAAAACTTATTGTTATCCAAGGAAGGATCGAACTTCCGCTAACAGAACCAAAATCTGTTGTGCTACCACTACACCATTGGACAGTGGTCCCAGAGGGATTTGAACCCACGATCTTGCGGTTATGAGCCGCCTGCTTTCACCACTAAGCTACAGGACCTTAAAAATATGCAGGAGCCTTCACAGACGCCTGCATATAACAGCTAAATATTAACCAATAATTATCCTAAAAACTCTCTAAACGCAAAGTTAAGTACTAACCTAAAATATGGCAAACTTTAAAACATAAAAAGGATTAAAATAATTATTTCTTTTTCTTCTTCTTTTTAGTATCTTTTACTCGTTCAGCTTCGTTTTCGGGCTCCACAATATCACCGGCTTCTTCCTGAATCACATCCGTCTCAGGAACAACATCAGACTTCTCCGACTCAGCCACATCCTTATCTTCCTCCTCATCTTTATCCAATTCCGGCTCAGCGGCATCGTTTTTGTCTTTACCGATTATACCTATCTGGTAGCCTCTTAATTCTACTTGCATTAATTTCAGCTTCGATTCTAACTCTTGTATTGTTTTGGACCCAACCGAAACCTCGTTTTCCAAATCTCCGATTCTGATCCCGGCCTCAATTAACTCATTTGATTTCTTTTTTAAGTCAGATGAGATACTGTTTCTCTTTTCTTCCAAGTTTCTGATTTTGTAATTAGCCTCATCAAGATCAGACTTAGCTTTGTCAAGATCGACATTGACAGCATCAAGTTCTTCCGTTTTCTTCTTGACGCTTTTTATCAACTTTTTCTGATTTTCCTTCAAGGCGTCAATCTTTTCCTTAGACTCAGAAAGATCTTTGCCAATAGATAAAATCTCTTTATCCTTTGAAGCGATATCTGACTTAAGTTCGGAAAGCCTTTCCTTGTAAAAATCTACCTTATCCTGCATTTCCTCAATTTCTTTTGCAAGATTTTCGGATTTAATAGCTCTCTCCCTGTACATTGATAGCTTGCTGTCTGTGATGAATGTAAAACCTAACATGCTCATTTTAAAAATATTTAAACATTACTTAACTCCAGAACTACCAAGACCTTTTTCTCCACGTTCATTCCCGTCTTCTACCTCAATATCTGTTACTTCTTCCAATACCATTTTGTATTGTGGAACGATTTCCATCTGAGCTATTCGATCGTTTTTGCGGATTACGGTCGGTTTTTTATTGATTTTAGTAAGATTAACCATATACTCTCCTTTGTAAGTAAATTCGCATTTGCCAGGAGCGTTAGTAACTACCACTCCCTCGTCAAAAGAGAATCCAGATCTTCCTTCCACATTCACACACCAACCTTCTGGTATATTCAACTTGAATCCTGTTCCGATTCTAACAGAATAACCTTGATATAAGGTAATTGATTCAAAATCGGAAGGAACATCTATTTCTACTCCCATGTCATTCATCATCTTCACTACTCTATATGCACGAATATCACAACAGGCATCACCATCATGTTTGTATTCAGGTGCCACGACATCAGGATACAGCTTCTTAATACCTACCTGAACAGTCTTCTGATACCCTGGAGTCAAATACGATTCAGGTATTTTATTAACGACCTTATCCTCTTTTTTATGTTTGTTGTTCTTTTCAGAAACAGTATCCTTCTTATTATCTTCTTTTTCATAAAGAAGTCTTTCAATATCTTCTAACTTATCCATAATCATATTTTTATAGTACAATAAACAATACCTTCTTTTTTTATGTCCTTCGTTGATTCATAGCACTCACGAAAAGTACTTATGTCTGCATCATTAGGATCATCGACCCACTCATCTCCTTGCTTATATTTTTCTCTGGTTTCTGAGTAGATCATACATAATTTATCCCCATGCTTCGCCATAATCCTTTCTTCTGTCACTTTCCTACGAAGCTTAATAAGGGGAAATCTTGTAACTATTTCTACTGTCATTCTACACAATCTTTAAAAGCCCAAGAGATGTTATTCTCCTGGGCTGATGTTTATATTAAAATGGAAGGTCATCTTCTTCCATAGGAGGGAAGTTCGGCATCTGTGCTTGCGGCTGTGGCTGCGTCTGATGCTGAGGCTTGGTGCTCCTTGTGGTAGGTGCCGTGGCAGCAGGCTGAGCCGGTGCCTGATACTGTGCTGGCTGTTGAGCAGGTTGTTGGTAATTCTGATACGGAATAGCACTCGGAACAGACTGAGGTTGTTGAACCTGTTGAGGCGCGGCCGGCTGCTGGGTATAAGTCTGAGGAGCTGCCGGCTCTTGCTGAGCATTTCCTCCTATCCCTAATTTAGCCATTATACCGGCTCTGATGTCTTTAATAGAATCATTGAACCTGTTTGAATATTCCTTAATCTTCTGATAAGTAAAGTTGTTTTGGGCTGAATAATCAAGGCTTTTATTACCATCAAACCCTGTAACCTCAACAGGATCAGGCCAGCCATTTACGCCTTTTTTATAAAAACGTTCAACAAGCTGATCTTTTTCTCCGTCTACTCCGGCATACGCGATAATAAGTTCCGAAGATCCAAACTCATCATCTTTCTTCTTCTTAAAGACATTGAAATAAATTTCACGACTGAAATCGATGTTTTCGTAGTATTTTACGAAGCTCTTAACAAAGCCCTTGATATTTCCTTTTTGATTTACGAGAGGTATGGAAATACAATAGTTTTCATTAAGCTCGTAATCTTTTAATACGATAAGGAAATTAGTAACAGTATTTCCATTAGAGAAAGTACTTGACTTTAACCCGATGTAGTTGATGTACCCAACTACTCCATTATAATACTCTTTCCAATATCCTGCCGGCTGACCGCTATTAGGATTTATGTGCTGAACAAAACCTTCTTTTGGTTCGTTACTTTTTTCATACAAGTTACCATCTGAATTAATATACAAATAATAAGTTGTACCAAAACTTCTGTTTTCTCTAAAAGCCATATTATTAATTGTTTATAGATTATACAATGTTTGATTTAAGACGTATGTTGATTCGTATTTAGGATTGAACATCTTTATCATCTTATACTGATCAGACCAATCCATGACAGTATCTCCTTTTATAAGTGATTTTACGGAAGACAGTATATTTTCCTTACCGATAGAAAAGCTAAAACACGGACCTTCAAGCGCATTTAAAGGCATTGATTCCATTATCCTTTTTCTATTTCCAAAATCCTCAGACATTACCGTTATACCGTTTTCTTCATCTACCTTGACATTAACAACATTATTCACTAAAGTCATAGAATTAAGAACAGACATAAACAAATCCCTGTCAAACTTAACCCTCGACGATTTCTCGAATTTGTTACATACGTATTCGTAGTTAGGATACTGTTGTTCTACGTTCATATCCGATATAATCACATTATCAAAGCATAAGAACGTCCTAACTCCATCTGTGGAAATACTGATCTCCGTATCTTTATCAGATAGAAAGCGGTATAAGATGGAAGCCGCGACCTCACTTAGCATAATTGACCTTTCTTCTAATGCATTAGCATACTCTTTCCTGTTTATAAACAGACGGAACATATCAGTAGAAACAATGTCAATATAGTCCTTCTTCACATTAAGAAGAATCGAGCATATAGCTGGTCTAAATTCATCCGATCCAACAAACGCAAAAGATCTTTTCATAGACTGAATGAAAGACGAACTCATAACACGAATGCCATCACATACAGGATAAAAGAAATCAGGGAAAGCCTTATCCTCAATCCAAGTAGAAGAAAAAGATCCTCTATCGTATTTAAAAACGATACTGTAATCATTTTTAATCTCTATCTCTATATCCTGGTTATGATTTTTAAAAAATGAAATAAGAGTCCCGGCATCTACTAAAAGAGAAAACTTCTGGTCACAAGAAATATCAGTATTCACATCGAAAATATCATCCGTATATGTTATACGTTCGTTCATGGCTTGTATCCGGATATGATCAAAATATAAAGTAATTTTTATATTCGATGTGACACAATCCTTTAGAACCTTATCAAACATCTTTGAAATATTTGAAAGCTTCTCATTCATTAGTATGCCAGGAACTCTTACTTTCATTTTTTAAAACTTACGATTATGACTATCTAATACTGCAAATGTATTATTTTAAAATCTAATTACGAATTAATTGGATTTAAAATGATTTAAAATAGATTAAATACTTCTTCTTGCTGCTTCTGCTATAAGCATCGCGTCAACTATACCGTCATGGGCCGTCTTACATCTTTCGTTTTTAACGAACGTATCTGTCGGCCACAGCCTTTTAGCGCAAGCCAATGACGTTTTCTTAGTATTTACCTTACTGGCTTCCATAACCTTATCAGAATGCCTCCAAACTAATTTCTGCCATGTTTTAGGGGCTATGAAATTAACGGAACAACTTATGTCCGTAAATGCCATGCAGAGGGAGAGAAACAGCCCATGCAGTTCGCCTTTGTTCTCCATGAGGGAGGCTGTTGAGGACGTGCTGACCCCGTACAGGGCGTGGACGTCCTCTATGACAAACACTACCCTATCAGGATTGTTTTCTACGATCGTATCCCGGCAAAAAACATATTCTTTAGTCAAGTCTACCGGCCCTGAAGCTGATATTCTCGGAGTGGATATTCTTGATATTAGTTTGCTGTCTTGATCGATGCAGGCTATGGCTCCATCTTTTCCTGGATCTGCTGCTATATATAACACCATAACGCACTAATTTAAATTCATGTCAATTTTGCAAATGCTGTCATCATCTTCAAAACCTCCATTGTCCGTAAGTTCGTAATCAATAGCCACAGCACCATTACTAAGAATGTAAAATCCTTTAAACATCTTTCCTATTTCAATAGGATACACTACATTTACGTCCCTTCCAATATCCTCAAACGGCATAGCGATATCTTCTGTTTTAGCTTCCTTTTGTTTTGCTAATACACCAACGGGTGTATTTTTACCTTTTATAGATGCGTATGTAACCATATACAGAACATCATTATTGACAAACACCTTATCACTACTTACCTTATCCAAGCTAACATATATAATATGTTTTATAAAACTATTGATATCCCCACATATGCTAATAGCTTTTACTTCTTTAGGAATAACGACTTCCACTTCTTCTGGTTTTATATTTTTCTTTTTCATTGCATTAACCTTTTTGTATTTTGTTTTACTTCTTCAACAAGATCCTGATCTTTCATCATCTCTTGCTTAAGTTTCTCATTCTCCTTAATTCTTTTCATCCTATCGGCAAGAATCTTTTTGTATTTCTTATCCGATATTTTTATAAACCAAGGACAGTTCCTTGATGGAATCCTTTTGCATGGATAATCAGTGAGACCGTTCGGTCCAAACTGCTCGCATCGGTTACATTTTTCTTCGCCTGTCATTGTACTATATTTTAGGGAAACATTCTTCAAGTTCTCTATAAGAACATTCTACGACAACAGAATCTCCTTTAGGGAGAAATACCAAGATAGAATCGATAGAAAAAACGCTATCTACTTTTCTTACAAGTTGGCCATGTTTGTAAGAAGACATGACCAACCTAATTCCATACGCATCTGAATAAGATCCTTTCCTACATGGAAGTATATTTTCAACAACATAATCAAAACCTCCGACATTAACTTCATCACCGGCATTGATTTCCATGATAGGAACCATCTTAACCCTTCTATCTATGCTTATTTTCATTTCGCAACCTCAAATTTTATTTGATCCTTCGGTTCATAATTCCATACCTCAAAATCATCAGCCACAAAATCATAAAATCCTTTCCCTTCCATACGAGGCGAGATAGTAACCTGTGGAACCAGGCCGAATAGGGATCGACGAAGGAGCTCGTTTGCCTGCTCTTCGTGCCGGTCATATACGTGCATATCTTGAATGAAGTGCGTAAAAATAGCCGGCCTTAACCCGGCGTCGTGAGCGAACATCATCATAAGTGCAGCGTACTGTGCTACATTCCATAGGCCGGCAACAATAGCATCCTGGCTGCGCTGGTAAAGAGTCATATATAACTCATCTCCTTTAACAGATAAATTGACCTGAAACGCACATTCTTGAAGAGGTTTTAGTCCATTGGTTTCAGGATCGAACATGGATGCTACTATTCTTCTTGACGAACGATCATTCTTGAGTGACCAAAGAATGAAGTCTGTTTGGTTAAGAAAACCGTAAAGACCATCATGGATATCTGTCATACCCTCTGGAGCTTTTCCGGTTCCCATATAAACATGTCTATTCACCATATCTCCATAACATCCTTCGATCTTTCCATTATCATCAGCCCACTGATCCCAGATATGAAGACCAAGATCTTTGACGTCTACCGATCTTTTTTGCCAAATCCACAATATTTCTTTTATGGAATTTTTAAGATTAGTAGGTCTAAGTGAACCAAGAGGAAATTCCCGACGAAGATCGTACTGGTTACATACTTGTAGGATACGCTTCACCTTGACGCCTGTACCGTCACCGTAGACCGGACGCTTTACCTCTTCCCACGGCTGGCTCATTATAAGAGCCAAATTGTCTTGAAATATTTTATCTACTCTTGCCATATCCCTATTATTTAACCAACCACCATCCAGTCATCAGCCAACATATCTGATTGCGAAGCCAACCATCCGTTTACGATATTATCGTTAGCATCTTTCATGCACAGATAAGCGCAAAATTTAATCATGTTGGTTTCAGTTACGTCATAATAATCGTTTACGTATTTTTTAAACGAATCCGGCAATGACTTTACTTTATTAACTATCATATCAGTAGACAACCAATCTTCCGGGCGCTGGAATACGAACATACCTTTACCATTCCATCCGGCACGTGCAATCAACGCACCTTTTTTTACTTCTTCTAAAGCTTCTCCAAATTTCATAACTATATTTTTTATAAATTAAAATCTGCAAAATCTATTTCAGATCCGGTTGACAAATTAATCATTGACTTTTCAAGCTCTTCCATTGGAACCGGTTTCACAATACCTCCATTACCAAGAGCCCTTTTATAGAAGTTTATCACCACCTGATCGCTGGTTTTTACCGTCTTAGGAATAGGTTGACGAAGATATAATCCATCAAGAGACTTTACTCTTGAAAGAGCCGTATATAGCTGTCCTGTTTCAAAAGAATTAGATACGTCCATCATAGCCGCATCCAATGTCAGGCCTTGGGCTTTATGGATCGTGATAGAATAACCTATTTTTATAGGATACTGAATAATAGCTCCTACTACTTCAGATTCTATCTTATATCCGTTTCTTACGTATTTTACTTTCTCAAACGAACATGGTGTTATAACAACCTTAGTATGCTCATCATCTTTTGGTTTATCAAGGACTACTTCAATCTCCCCCTTTTTTATAGATAATACAGTACCAAGAGAGCCATTGAAGTACTCTCCTCCGTTTCTTGTTATCATAACTCTTGATCCTTCTTTCAAGAAAAGAGTTTTTTCAACCGGAGCATCTTTAGGATAATCGCCGTTTATAACAGCTTCTAATTTTCTTAAAGAGCCTGGTAACGATGATATTCTCATTTCGTTAATAGCCGTAGCTTTTGAGTTGGTAGTTACAATCTCAACATATCCTTGATTATTATCAGACTGAATACATCTGCTGTTTATTGTATCAAATACATCATCATCCATCTGCCCTTCACGCACCTTATTAAGGATGCTAATGAATTTCTCATCTTTCTGACGATATATTTTTTCAAAAGACACCATTTCCATACCAGAAGCCATAAGAGACTTGGAGCTAAAGAAGTAAGATGTATCGTATATTTCTCTAAAAAAATCCTCCTTAATTACTGGCGGAAGTTGAAATAAATCACCTACCATAATAAGTTTCACTCCGCCAAACGGGTCCTTGTCTCCTCTTGCATGACGAAGTATATCAGCCACGTTGTCAAGAAGATCAGGGCGAACCATAGAAATCTCGTCTATGATAAGATACTTTATATTCTGTAGAATCTTTTCCGAACCTCCGTTGAATTTATATTCGCAGTTATCCATAAACGCACCTTTTCGTATTTCAGGTATATACGGCTGCATTCCTATTCTAAAAAATGAATGAATGGTTTGACCACCTGCATTAACAGCAGCAACACCTGTAGGAGCTACAACAACCGCATTTTTTAATGCCGGTATAATACGCTTAAGGAACGTTGTTTTTCCACTTCCTCCTTTACCGGTTATAAACAGCGGTTTTGGTGACTTACAAATAGACTTAATAGCTTTTCCTTGTGCGACATTACCTTCGGACATAACTGAACGAAGAACGCACTCCATGATTTTTTTGTCGTAACTTATAGCCATCTTTTTTCTGATTTTGTTCTACAAAACAAAAGTACGAAAACAAGATAAAACATAAAATATAAAATGAATTAATTAGAATTAAAAAGAAATAATAAGTTGGATAAGTAGTTTTGAATCAGACAGTAATATTGTTTCGTATAGATATGGTTATGGCATAGTGGTGGCTAACGGGTGTTTCCGTCGATGTTCTACGAGATTATCGTTTTTCGGCTCTGTCGGCGACCACTAAGAACAGACCCTCTCTCAAGTACCAAACATTACAATGATGAATACTGAGATGAAGGATAAAGATAGGTATCATTATAGAATGATAGTTCTTCAAATGGTATATCCTTGAATACAGATTCACCATCTAATTCTTTATCATTACCTACTGTTGTATTGTAATTAGGTAATGATTGGATAGATATATCCATATTCTCTATCTTTTCCTTAAACTGTTCTGCCTTAACATACGTATAGATATCTTCGCTTACCGAACCAACCGCTTTAGCCATCTCGCCGGCGAACTCAGCATACATATCCCGTACCTCATTAAAACCTGCCTTTTTGTCAGGAGCGGTATTGTTATAGGTTTTCATTCTCCTACTTACTCTACCGCAGACCCCGGCAACGGACGTCCCCACCTCAGCACAGCAGGCTTCCGCATCAGCCATGCCTGCCTTTACTGTGGCTATCTTCTCCTTACTCCATCCACTAACCTTGTCGTATGATTGTTTAAGACAGTTTAAGAACATGTCCATTCTTCGCTTCTTATCTTCTGCTATGATAGCGCGATAGTACTTTCTTACAATCTGGTTTTGTGTACTTCGCTCATATCCGTCCCAGAAGTCTTTGTGCGCTTCTTTAGCCATAGAAGAAGCCAATGATCTTGCTTCTTCTTCTTTTGTCTTTTTACGATCTATGCCAAGGATCTCCCCATCTTCGGAAACAACTTCTTCTGCGTTCAGGAAACGTAGGATATGAGTATTGTCTTTTAAGAAGAAATTGAAATCGTCTTTCTTACTCACTTTTTCTTTTTCTCCTTTCTCTATATCCTTCTCTCCAAAATACCATCTGTTTGTTGCTCCTTTTTTATACAAGGTCCAGGTATTTGCTATTTGCCAGAAAACGGCTCCATGCCTATATACCGGAATCAGCTTACCTATTGGGTAGTTATGTTCATTTGCTTCAATGTAAGCACGAGGATTATCTACGTATGTTATAAATTGTACGTTTTCGAACCTTTTTACGAGCTTGTCTTGTATCGCCATACCGACAATCTCTTTCGCTTTTGTTAGTCCTACATTCAAGTACAAGGCAATTGTTTTATTACTTATCGTCGAATCAATTAATCCATAATACGAGTGGCTTCCGTCTACGACATCCGCCTGAGAGTTTGTCTCTCCACTGTTCAGTACAGACTCATTGTTTCTGACTAAATTAACAAACATCGCCTCTCTTATCCTGTCAAGGACTTTTTCATGGTTTGTTATTTCATTTTTCTTTATCTTAATTAAAATCCTATTCTTTGGAAGATTCACTTTACCACATCCGAGAGTAAGTTGTACGCCATTAACACGATACCTTCTTGCAACGAACGTACTATCCGTCATACGGAACAGTTCGTTAAACATCGGATGTCCTGTCATGTTCTTGAACTTCGAATACCCGATTCCAAGTTTATGAAGAAGATCTTTCTGGTTTTTGAATCTTATTCTCGAATCCCGGCGGGAGATTTTTATCATACAGTATAAAGCATACAATTCCATGAACAGCGAATCATCTGACCACTGCTCCAAAAGTCTAAGACTTATGTTAATATTTCTACCTAATTGTAGCTTCATGATCTGTAACAAAAAAAAATCGGATGGATTTTTGGGGATATCCATCCGATTTGTGTCTTCTTGCAGATAATCTCCAAAATCCCGTTACAGATAAATAAGAGTCTCAAATCAACAATAAGACAATTAATATTTTATATTCTTATTTTTGATTTGAACTCATATTTATATCTGTAACGCGCTACAAATATATAAATAAAATTCAAGAATCAAACAATAAGACCTTATTTTTAAAATATAGCAGTGCAAATATCGGGACAAATCCCGAATCCATTGTCATAAAATACGTTAATTTTATATTTATAAATCCTTAATTCTTATCTTTGTATCAAAACGATAATCTCATGAAAGAAAGTGATAATAAAGATGTTAGTAATAGAGCTTATAGGCTTTTAGTACCTTATTCCAATACGGTAGATATGGCGAAGAAGATACTTCTGTTTTATAACGGATACTTAATGGCTTCCGGCAATGAGAAGAATGTCATAGATGCGAGGCACTTAAATCTTCTTGCCTATTATTTTGTGTTTGGATATTCGTATGAGACGAAGAAGAAGTTTTCTCATTGTTTCAGTACCGATCTTCAATATGTATCGGTTTTGGATACGGAGATGAAGAAGCGTGGTATTTTGATTGACCGTGAAGGGAATTACAGGACCAGGTGTTTGTGCCCGGATATAGAGAACATGCGCCGTCTTTTTGTATTGGAGGGTTCAAGAGATCAATGTGCGTTGGTTTCTTTATTTTACAGAAAGAAAACTTTTGAAGCCGATGGTGAAGAATAATTTCCCTATATCATTTGAGTCACATATTATAGATGATGTGATGGATAAGACCGGGGGCGTTTACGACCGAAACCAAATACGTGACGTTTTCAGAGCCAGTATTTCTTATGCCAATAACTTATGTACGTACACAGATAACGTGTCTGTATCGTTCCCGTATGTGGGTGATATGGTTTGTAACCTTCATGAGATGGAGAGGCGCAAACACAATCTTGAGCGTCTTAAATCCAAGGTAGAAAAATTATCTAAGTATCAGGAAAAAGAACTTCAGTGCCTTGATATTAAGATAAGGATGATAAAGGATGCTTATGACTCAGATGAGATAAAAGGTGGGGATATGTTGATAAAACACAACAAATTATCTATCTTTAAATCTCGTAAGGGTCATAGTTTTAGTGAAATACAAAATATTCAAGAACAGGAATTTAACAGATAAGTTATGAAAAAAATTTTGCAAGCGGAAGTTATATACGATGCTTTTATGGATACGATATTAAAAAAACTTCCAAGAAAAAAAGAAGATTATCCTGATTGGTACAAAGAACGTCTTGAAAAGTGTGAAGGATGTAAATTCAATACCAAGAACGTCCCTAACTCTATGCTTCCTCTTTCTTTGTACGTAAGCAAGAAAATAGGCAAAAATCGTTGTTCGGTATGTACGTGCTTCATCAAGCAGAAGGCCTGGAGCAAGACAGAGGAATGTGCGCTTGGGGAGGGGCTTCCTCGTCCTTCGTGGATGGATCGTCAGTATTCTATTGATTTTTATGATGAGAAGTCAAGATGGAACAGGTTAGAACTTATTACAATGGATTCTGATGAATTTAATGTTATTTCTACAGATGACAAGCAATACAATATTGACCTTTCTAAAGACGGTAAATCATTTGAAATCATTTTCGAACCGGTAGAAAAAGGGAACAGTATAAGGTTTTCATTCGTTCTTGAGTCGAAGCATGATATGAAGATAACAGCATCAGAGACATCTTGTGGTTGTACGTCATCTAATTTGAATATCATTAACTCCCGTCACTTTAAGTTCAATATAGAGATACATACAGCAGGATTTGGAATAGGAAGATTCGTAAAGCACATGACTGTTCACTATCAAAAAGATGGGTCTCAAAAAGAGGAAAAGATTCCGTTTAATTTTGTAGGTATTATAATTCAAAAAAGTTAAGTATCATGAGTGGATGTGGTAAAGCAAGGCATTTACAATGCGAGGATAAAAGGAAGTCCTTATTTTCTATGTTGCAGGCTTCTTGTGACGATCTACCTGATTATTCTGCCGGAGACATTCTCTATGCTGTACTTAGATCTTTTGCAAAGAAAAGAGGATTGTCTGTTTCTTTTTTAAGGACGTTGACAGACAGCGAGCTTTTTGAAGTGGCTGATTATAATTTATTAATGGAGTTGATGGACGTTATTATTCATGATAAAAAGGTTCTTGACAATGAAGAAGATTGATTTTGATTCAGATATAAAGCATCTTATTTCTTATTACAACCATCTACTGTCTGCGCAAGATAAGGTGGGAGAGGAGATGGAAGATCTAACTAAGGATATTATTAGGAAGAAGGATGAGGAAAACAACATAGAGTTAGAAGACTTTATTGATTTGGAGGAAAAGTCGTTTATGACCAACTTGTATCAACAAGAGATGCTGAAAGTATCTTCCTCTGTCAAGACCGTCTACAGGTTATCTATTAACGCCGGTCATGATCTCAATGTAGATGATGACAGTAAGAAGGTTCTTGATAGGATAGTAAACGACGGAGAATCAGATTTTATTATGTACGTTGATAATAATACTGGTTCTGTTGTATTCAAAGACGAGTCTGTTGAGGAAGGAATAAAAAACATGTGTAAGTATCGTGTTGATCCATCTTCTCTTGAAGACAGGTTTAATATGCTTAAGTCTCAGTATGAGGCTTTTTTAAAAATTATCAACAATGAAAGCAAGAAAGCCGACTAATGATGATGTCTCTTACGTAGATCGGAAACTTATTGTGTTAAGGGATCAGATAGATAAGGCTGAACGTTATCTATCTGAAAATCCTTGGGATAAAATAGAAGATTCCGATAAGAGGGAGAAAGAATTTAGGTTTCAAAAAAGCTTGTCTGATAGCTTAATGCAATGGACTGAATCTTATATTAAGATGTGTGGGATAATGGATGTCTATAATCAGCTTGAGGCTGCCAAAAACAAGAAAAGCCTAAAAGGAGGACAAACAGTATCAGGTATTCAGTCTTTTGTTAAGAATGAAGCTAAGAACAAGCTCGATAAGTAGTTTTGTCATGAATCTTAACAGTAAAGAACTTTATATAAATATGGGTAACGATATTCCGTTATGGAATGACCTTTATTCTTATGAAGAGCAAGATGATGATGTCAAGCAATTCTGGGAGAATGAGGCTATGAAACTCCTTAACGGTGTTACCATAAATGGGGTGTTTATCCATCCTTGGCTATACTGGCATATCAATTTCTGGAAGATGATGATTGATGTAGGAGAAGATCGTATTCCAGGAAATTCACAGCTTCGTGATAATGAATGGATGTTTGCCGAATTTCTAAAGCAGGCTGAAGAAGAGAATAAAGGAATATTCATGTTCGGGTGCCGTCGTTTTGGGAAAGCCCTTCTTGATTCTGAGATACTTTATCTTGAGGACCGGGAAAAGATGATAGGAAATATTGTTGTAGGGGATAAGATATATGACGATAAAGGGAATTTGGTAGAGGTTGTAGGTGTCTACCCTCAAGGGAAAGTAACCACCTACAGAGTTGTGTTCGAAGACGGTCGTAACGTTATTTGTTGCGGAAATCACCAATGGCGTGTCAATCATGGCGGAAAATGGCATGTTAGGAGTCTTAGAGCCATAGCCGGATTAGATTATAAGAGTATGTCTATTCCAGTAGGTGAGGCCCTGAACTACCCTACGGCAAAGCTGCCGGTTCCGCCGTCAGCCTACGCCTCGATGCTGGCGGCTTATCTCGGTGGCTATGGAGGGGATATGTTTTTTGATAAATACGTTTGTAAGAAGTTTTTAAGATCGTCCATAGATCAAAAGAAAGATTTTATAGAAAACTTCATTCGTTCTTTCAGAAACGTAGTAACCGGAGAAGAAGAGCTTACGTTGTCTCATATTGACATGGATGTCATAAATTTTGTACAACGTATGTTTTGGGCTTCAGGTTGGTATGCTAAATTGGAGGGGAACAAACTTATACTATCAAGGAATCGTAAGGAATTAAAAATAAGATCCATATCAATATACGGAAAGGAGCATGCCACTTGTATAACCGTTGATAATGACTCTCATTTATTTTTGACCACCAATTACATCGTTACTCATAATACGGCCATAATGAGCTCGTTTTTGGCTCGTAATGCTACAATGACGTACAATTTGACGCATAATGTTATTGGGTCAAGTAAGGAGGACCTTATGAGTCTTGGTGAGTATCTTGAGTTTGGTCTTGATAATATACATCCTTATCTAAGAATAAATAGAACAGGTAATGATTGGTTTAAAGAGGTTATTATGGGTACTAAGACGGTGAACAATATTCGTGACGTTCACGCTCGTATTCGTATTACCAATATTGATAGCGGTAAAGCCGGTGCCTCTCTTAAGACCGCATCTGGAACACCATATACATCTATTTATGATGAGGTAGGTAAATTTCCATTTTTAGCAGCATACTTACAAGGTCGTCCTGCCCATATGATGCACGGTAGAATGAGGGGGATGATGATATGCTCCGGTACGGGCGGCAACGTTGAAAAGTCTCAAGATGCTCAAAAAGTGATGAATAACCCTGCTGAATACGGGTTTATTGTCATGAATTATGATCTGCTTAATAAACGTTGTTTAAAACCAACTTGGCGTATTGGTCAATCCGGTTGTTTTGTTCCTGCTCAGATGTCTCATGCTTATGATAAGGAAACAACAACCTTAGATAAGTACCTTGGAATAGAGAAAGCTACAGGTCTTAAGAAAATAGATATTCAGGTATCAAAATTTGATGATAATACTAAGAAGATAAAATCTCGTCTTGATGAACTTGTCAAAAAGGATAGAGCTTTATACGTTCAGGAACGAATGGCATTTCCTTTGTCTATAGATGATTGTTTTCTTAATACGAATGTAAATAGGTTTCCTGTAGAAGATGCTTTGAAGCACAAAAGCCGTCTTCTTGAAGAAGGAAGACCAGGGAAAACAGTAGACATATATCAGACTGATGGAATGAAAATGGGCTATCATTTTAGTGATAAACAGCTCGCTGATTATCCGTTCCAAGGTGGAAATATAGATGCTCCTATTGTTATATACGAAAATCCGCCTGAAGATGGAGGTATTTTTGATTTCACATACGTGAGTGGATGTTTACTTCCAGGTGAGAGAGTATTAACAGATAAAGGGTGGAAATACGTTGAAGATGTAAAATATGAAGATAAGCTTGTAAATAAAGATGGAGAATATGTTTTTATTAACAAAAGACTGTTATATAATAAAATAGATGAAGATGTGTATGATGTTAAAATGTATAATGGAGTTTCAATAACACGTTTTACGAAAGAGCATCCATTGTATGTTAGTGACAATAAACTTAAAAATGGTAAAATAATATGTGAAGATTTATTTAGCTTTGATTTTGTTAAAGTATCTGATGTAAAGAGTGGAATGTGGATTAAATATCCAAATATTTACAGAAAGGAGATATATCCTTGTAAAGAATTATTCCCTTATGTAATGTCTGATGATTTATGGTATTTAATAGGAGCTTGGATAGGTAATGGGTATTCAAGGATAGACAAACATCATGTAGGCATATATATAAGTACACATAAAAACAATGATAAGTTTATAAAGAAAATAGATGATATATGTAAATCATGTTTTGGTAAATATACTAATAAAAGATTCAGGGATAATAGTTGCGAGATATTTTGCAGTGTAAAGGAGTTTGCAATATGGATGGACTCCACATTTGGTAAATATGCCAATGGAAAATTTATACCAGAATGGGTTAAGTATATACCTCATGAGTATAAGGTTTCTTTTTTGTGTGGATATCTTGATACGGATGGTTGTTGTTATGCCGTTAATGGTAAGAAATTATATACTATTGAATATACAAGCTGTAATTTAAAATTATTAGAGAGTGTACAAGATATTTTGTTTTCAATAGGAATAGTTTCTAATATAAAAATTAATAAAAACGATAGATCTGATGTTATTCAAGGTCATTTTAAGAAAAGTAATTGTTTATATTATTTATCTTTTGGTACAAATGGTATATTAAAATTACTATCATTTGGTATAAGCAGTGTTAAGCTTGATGGTATTATTATTTCAGATAAAATAATCAAGGCTAAGAAAAAGGGGTGTTTTATAAGTAGTGATGGTAATTATATTTATATAAGGATTAAAAGTATAGAGAAGGAATTGTATTCTGGTCCTGTGTATAATTTTGATTGTGATACGCATACCTATTTATGTCATCACATAACTACCCATAATTGCGACCCCTATAAATCAGACAAGGCTGATACTGATTCTGTTGGTACGTTTTATGTACTTAAAAGGTATGTAAAAATCAACGATCCATTTGCTTATTGCATAGTAGCATCATACGCATCACGTCCTCCATCTTCCGATGATTTTTGTAGGAATTGTGAAATACTTCAAGAAGCGTATGGGGCTAAGTGTCTTATGGAGAATGCCGATCGAATGTATGAACTGTATCTTACGAGACGAAATAAGCAGCTCATGTTACTGGAAGACGGTGAACGTCTTGCCGGTAAGATTATCCGTGCTGGCGCCCGTCAGAACAACAAGCTCGGTTTGGCTCCTACGGTTCCCAATCAGCGCATGCTTTTCAATACCGTTATTCAATATTGTTGGGAGGATGTTGTTGTCGGGTATGATGATGATGGTAATGAAATAACACAGAAAGGTATTTACCGTATCCCTGATATAGAACTTCTTGATGAGATCATAGCCTTCGGCCCTGGGGTCAACACCGACCGTATCATAGCCTTCGGCCACGCTCTTCTTCTGGCTAAGTATTATGATGATATGGGTTACATGCCTGAAAGTACGACTCAGAAGGAGAATCAAAAGAAGAGGGAACGTAAGAAGATGGAACAGGTTAAAGGATTTACGGTAAGAAGACATAACCCTTACAAAATGAGATAGGTAGAACAATTTACCTATCTTTGTGAAAAAACATATAGCTCATGGAGTATTTTAACAGAGATCAGGCTTTTCCGGCCAGAGGAGTATTTTCAGGGTTGCCGGTGCAGGCGATACCGACTAAGAGAAAAACCAAGGAGTGGTTTAAAGCCACTATGGATTCTCTTGAATTGATTGGTTTGAAGCAGCTTGATGAGAACCAGAAGTTCAAGGATTTTTATAGGATGATGGAAGGTAAGTTATCCTTTATGGAGCTGAAAGATGTAATTCCTTATCTTAAGGATGTTCAGTCTATAAGGGACAATGTAAACATTCCATCATTCTTACGTCATTATGATATAATAGGTACGATCGTAAACGCTTTTGTAGGATGGTTGGGCAATCTTTCTGACAAGTATAATGTAGTTGGATTGGACGAATCTGAAGTGAATCAGTATTCTGCCACGAAGGAGAATCTTCTTCATAATTACATTAGAGAGGAATTGGACAGAAGGGTTAGGCAAGAGTTATTAAATAGAGGATTGGATCCGGATTATAATAATTTTGCCAGCGAAGGAGAAAAGCAGGCTTATGCTCAACAGATACAAGAGGTGAAAGCATCTATGACCCCTCCTGAGATAGAGAATTTCATGAATACAAAATGGAAGACTGCCGAGGTTATATGGGGTTCTCATACGCTTGAAGCGGACAGGGGGCGTTTTTACATGGATGAGATAGATACCGAGAATTTCATTGACTATCTCCTTACCGGTCGTTGCTTTAGAAATTATCATGTAGGATACGACTATTATAAGCCTGAGAGGTGGTCTCCGTTGAATACGTTTTATTCTAAGACATTAGATAGCAAGTATCCTCAATATGGGGATTATATTGGTCGTGTTCATTATTATACTGCCAATGATATTATAGTAAGGTGGGGGCATCTTCTTACGGCAAAAGACAAGCAAAAGCTTATAGGAGGTGCTGATAATTTCAATGGCACTTATTATAATGGTGATAATGGAAGCTATGTAAGTTTATCCAAATCGGCGAGTGTAGGGATGTTATATCAGAATAAGGTAATACCTTGGAAAGGATATAATGATTATGCCTCTATAAAAGCTTATGAGGATTATTACGGTATTCCAGCCGGCACATATACCGGATACGATAGTAATGGTAACGAATATCACAGAACCAGATTCATGCCAAATTTAGAGCATGGTAATTATTATAACCGTGCCCAGAGTTTAAGCGACGAACATGTTCGTAGTGATTTGTATCAGGTAACTGAATCATATTGGGTATCCCCGGCTCAGGTGTATGTAATTACCTACCAAACTGAAACCGGATTAGTAACTACCGAAATGGTAACCGACGAGCTTCTTCAAGACTTTTTACAGGAAAATGGTATTAAGAAAATTACCAGAACCATGAGTAAAGGAATGGAGAACCCGGAGATTAATACCTATTTCGTAGATTACGTTCCACAGGTAAGGTACGGGGTTAAGATCAGCGGCGGTGCTCTCGCTCAGGACAACCTGTATCTGGATGGAGAACCTATCGATCACCAGATAAAAGGGGATAGCAACATCTATGACTTTGTTCTACCCGTTGCCGGATATATCGGTACTTCTATGGCCAACAGGATTCAGCCATATCAAATATTTTATAATTTCTCCATAAATCAGATAAACAATATTCTTGAAAAGGAGATTGGTAAATTCTTCTTAGGGGATATTAATCTGGTTCCAAGTGAATATAAGGATTTGGGTGAAGATGTGGCTGATATATGGGCTAACCTTCTTGATGTGGCTAAGTCTGTAGGTGCTCTGACATTAGATACCTCATCTCAAAACACGAAAGGCGGCATTCCTTTCAACCAGTTTGCCGTCTATGATTTGTCGCAGACAGAGCAGCTTAAAACAAGAATGGAGCTTGCTGAATGGTCGAGGATGAAGTGTTTTGAAATGGTTGGTATCACGCCTCAAGTAATTAACGGCCCCAACAGGTATGAGACCGCCACCGGGGTCCAGCAGGGCGTTACAGCATCTATGTTACAAACACAGATATACTTTGATAACTTCGGTTACTTCAAGAAACGCGCTCTTGATCTTCATCTGGCTGTCGCTCAACAATGCCAGGAAGAAGGAAAGGATATTTCTGTAATGTACACAAAAAGTGACCTTACCAGAGCGTTTTTATCTATAGGAACCGATGGTCTTAGTCTAAGGCATCTTGGTGTTCAGGCATTATCTAATTCCAAGAAAAGGGATGAGCTTGAGAAATTTAAAACTTTCATGTTGCAGCTAAATACAGCCGGAGGCGATATCTACGATCTTGCATCTATCTTCACATCAGATTCTATGGTAGAGCTTATACAGAATGCAAGGAATACTCGCGCATACAACGAGCGTCAGATGCAGCAGCAACAACAGAATCAGATGCAGCTTAACCAGCAACAGATACAAGCTGAAGCTGCTGAGAAGGATAAGCAACGTCAGCATGAACTTGCTTTGGAAGACAAGAAAGGTCAATACAGGATACTCCAAGAGAAGATCCAGGCGGCAGGCAGGGCGGCAGACGCCAAGAGTGACGCCACCTCCCTCAACTTCCTGGCTTCTGTTTCAGATCAGACCGTAAGGCAAGCTGATATAGAAAGTAAGGAAAGGATAGAGGATAAGAAAATTGAAAACGATTCCAAACTTCATGATGATGAAATGAGAATGAAAATGGAAGAGTTAAAATTAAAATCCAAAGAGCTTGCTCAACGAGCGAGGGAAGATGCCACCAAAAGATATGTAGCCGGAATCAATAAGAATTAAGGATTAAATATCCCCAAATTTCATTAGAAAATCTCTAATAAAATTTGGGGATATTTAATTTTTAGTGAAGATTAAACACTTATAAGTTTTTTGTCTGAAATATAGGTATTTAAATATTTTTGCAGTATGGGAAAATTAGAAAAAAATGGAATAGTAGAATTGGACGATATTTTTAGTATCGGTCCGGTTGATGATGTTTATAATAGGGAAGAAGATATTCTGCCTATTAATGGTAATGAACCGGCTAAAAAAGATGAGAAGCTTGTAGAAGAAGGTTCTCAAATTAAAGAAGAGCTGGTTGTTGATCCTACTCCTGATCCTAAAGAGGATAAAAAAGGAGGAGAGAATGTAGTTGATGTTAATCAGGATCAGGTAGAGGTTCCGGTTGTCAATTACAGAAAAGTATTGGATGCCCTTTCTTCAAGGGGAATCATTCCCGATTTGAAAGATGTGGTATTTAGCGGTGAAAACGGCGAAGAGATTACTATCAATGATCTTGATTTTAGTAAAGAAGATTCGTTGTGTGATATATTATCCACAGTCCTTGAAAGCCAGAAAGAGGACATTGTTAAGGATAAGATAGATGTTACTTCTGTTTCTGATATTACTAAGAAGCTTATTCAGGCCGATAAGGCCGGAGCTAATATCGTTGATATTCTTAAGCAATATGATACGAATGTCGCTCCGATAGAAAAGCTTGACATTGAAAACAAAGCAGATCAGATAAAGATCGTTCGCCATTATGTTGATCTTCTTGGGTTGCCTAAAGATGAAGCTGATGAGTTTTTCAAAGGCATTATCAATAAAGGAGAAGAGTATGTTGAAGCAAAGGCTATAAAGTATAAGGCTGAGCTTGATAAGAGAATGGATGATATTATTCAGCAACGTACTAAAGAGGCTGCCGATAAGAAGGCAAAGGATGCAGAAGATTTTAGAAGGTATAAGAAAGATCTTAAGTCTTCTATCCAGGCAAAGTATCAGCTAAATGACACTATGGTATCTAAAGCTCTTGATTTTGCTCTAAAACCTTCTGAATCGAATCCCGGAATTACCAAAGCATTTAATAGGGTAAGGGAGATGATGATGAATCCGGAAGAGGCGCCAGATTTGATTATGTTTCTTATGAACCCAGGAGAGTTCATAAAACAGAAGTCTAATCAAGCTGTAGTTGATGAGAAAAAGAAAATTTATAAGCTCATCAGCCACACAAATAAAGACAAGAGGGTGGCTCCGGTAGATGATAAAGGTGATCAAGTTCAAGGTGTGAAGTTCGATGAAATCAGTATAGATTAAAAATTAAAACATTTTTTCGTTCATGGCTAATGTACTTTTAACAAAAAATTTCCCGGCCACCATGAATGGTGACACGGTGATTGGATATACCGACGCTAAAGTCGTTAAGCAAAGTATCGTAGAACACGATCTTAGCTCTTTAGAAGATTGGTACTACGAAGATCCGGATAAGAACCATCTGGGTATGCTTGAGTTGTTTTCTAACATTACAAACTATCCTCTACCTATGTATATGGGTATGATCAAACAGGATGCTACTATTACCGTAAATGGTATCAATGGTTCATTCCGTTATGATCTTCCGGTATCAGAAACGTATGAGGTGGTTACAGTAGAAGATACGTCTTTGAAATATGCAAAACCCGGTATTGATGAAAGCTTCTTTGAAATTGTGTTGAATGCACAATTTAAACAAGGAGATGTTATTACTTACGATGTGATTAATGGTTGCCAGGCTCTTATCTCTACAGAGCGTCCTCCGAAACAAGAAGGTGAAAACTGGAGATACTGGTGTAAGTTGTGGGGCCGTTCTCGTGCTAAATACTTCCCGAAAGACATGCTTCGTGCCGGTATTAAATACTGGAAGGTGACAAACGTTCTTGGTGAGTTCTCTACTCAGTTCTCTGGCGTAGGAGGTGCTTCTAAGGCCGGTTCTATGACTTGTGAATTTACGCTTGGTGGACACCGTGGTGTTGAAGGTGAAACGACTATGTACGCCGGTATTAAGTCTTTGGCTTATGCGGATGAACGTACACAGAATTTCATCGACAAGGCTTACCAGAAAGTTCGTCAGCTTTCTGAAATCAGAGGAGGTGATGCAAGTTATGCTATCATCGGTTCTCGTCTTGGTGACGGAAGCATTGATATGCGTACAGCACGTGTAGCTAATACAGTGTCTTTGTTCTGTTTGGCTGAGTTGGCTAAGATGGAAGCATACGAACTTATGTTCATGCGCGGTGGTAGAGTCAAGGGTCATAATGGTGTTTTGATGAAAAACGAAGGCCTGTATCACCAACTGCGTCGTGGTTTCGTTATTTCTTACGCTCGTCCGGGTGGTATCAAGCGTGAACACTTCCTGGCTGCTGCTGACTATATTTTCCGTGGCCGTAGCGATATGCCGATTGAAAATCGTGTAATGAAATTCAAGGTAGGTGCTATGGCTTACAAGAATATCGTTGAGATTTTCCGTGATGAGTTCTTCTCTCAATTAGGCGCCTTAGCTCCGCTTATGGGTACAGAACGTATCATCAATAACCCGGTAACAGGATCAAATGATGCTCTTGAATTAGGAACTGTAAAGATCAAGGGTGTTACTATTCCGGGTATTGGTAAGGTTATTGTAGAACACGAACCTTCTTTGGATTACGTTGATATGGTAGATAGAAGCCAGTTGGTAGACGGTATGACTCCTATCACATCATATTCATGTATTATGGAAGACTTGACCGCTCCTGAATACTCTAATGCATTCGCCGGCATCCCTGCTTCAGCCGAAGCTCGTATTGGTAATATCAACAGCAACGTATTCTACGTTAAGCCTGATATCGGTTCTATGTGGTGGGGTTACGAACAAGGTAGATGGTCGTCCAGAGTATCGGCTCAAGAAATTGTATCCAGCCATCCTCGTATGTCAGAACAATTCTGGTGTCACTCTGTATCGGCTTGTTGGGTAAAAGATACCAGCCGGTTCGTAACAATTGAATTGTTACCGAGTTCTTTGTGATCATAACTTTTAGTATTAACTTGCGGTCGGCTTTAAAACCGGCCGCAAATTTTGTTTCTAAGTTTCTAACATAGTCTTTTCATATATGAAAAGACGTAGGATATATAAAAAAGATGGGAAAAAAGATTTTTGAAGAAAGCCATGAGTCTAAGAAACTGCTGGCTACCGTAGGAGGAATGAAGATATATTCCGACTCTATTTATGTTATAACAGGTAAGATGGATGAAGAAGCTCCTTCCGGATATCAGGAAAGAGGCATTTCCAAGACTCCTTTCCCTGGGAACAAGACAGTGTCTTGTTGTGGATGGGATAAGGATCTTAGGGTGTATGATACCGGTTTCTTTATCAATTCAGCATGTTATAAAGGTTACTCACTTGAAGACAAGAAGAATGAAATGGATATGCGTATTAAGAATATTCGGTATCCGTTTGAAGAGACTGTCAATGAGGACCTGGACCAAAAGAATTTCGATTTCTGGGATTCTTACAGAATTGACTTGTATGATGGTCGTTTGTTCTACACTAATGACGTTCGTGATTTATTTGAGCTGTATATAGCTATTTTGTCCAAGTCTCTTACTCCTAAAGAGGAAGACGGTAATCCGATGTATGTCGAATCTTATTATTGTGTAGAAGACAAGACTACGGCCGTAGATATCAGGAAACAACGTCAGATTGACAAGGCTGATATTTTATACGAGTTCATGAACAAACTGAAAGGGTCAGAGGCTGAAAGGAAAAGCATCTACGATCTGCTTTTGTATCTTGACATCATATATAGCGTAGAGCTTGATCAGAGCATGGTTCAATACATATTCACTAATTGGATTGACGCCAAGAATACGAACGTTGACATGTATAAAGAAGCAAGCTCAAGGTTCTTATCTGACGACGAATCTTCTGAGGGAATGCAAGTGATTAAATTCCATCGTATGATCAGGGAAATGATCGAAGGGCTGGCTGTCACCGTCAACACCGACGGACTGTATCTGAATGGCGAGCTCCTGGGCGCCGACGCCATCTCTGCATCTATGGCTCTTGCTTCCAATAAGTCGATGTTAGAAACCAAGTCACGTGTTCTGGAAGCGTATAATGCTTTAAAGAACAAGCATAAAAAAATAGAAGGAGCTAAGTCTGATAAGAAGAAAAAGGAAGATGAGAAAGGTTTCGATGTTGATCAATACGCTGATAAAAAAGAATAATTTATGAAAATCGTTGATTGTTATCTTCGGGCCTTACAGAAGGCTGAAGAAAACATGACCAACGGAGGTATAAAACTTGACAAGGCACGTTTTGTTCAGCTTTTTAATGACGAACAAAACCGCCTTGTTCGTTATATCCTTGATAAGAAAAACGAAGAGGATATACGTTATATACAAAAGTTGGTTGTGTACTCAAAAGAACTTGATAAAAAAGAAGATAAAGATAATCCGGAAAGCACTTTGTTTTCATTGCCTTCTGATTTCTTTTCTTTTTCAAACATATCAGGCGTATTTACCGAAGGTGAATGCACGGTCACTGATTTTACCATGTGGGAGGCTAAGAACGAAAACCCGCATGAACTTCTTGCCGACTTTTTTAACAAACCTGATTTTGATTTTAGGGAAACATTCTATACAATAGGCGAAGATTCGGTAAGGGTGTATAAGTCTGGTTTTGATGTAGACACCGTTTACCTTACATATTACCGCTATCCGAAGGAAGTTGACATCGAAGGATATATTAAATCCGATGGTTCTAATTCAACCGATATAGATCCTGAATTAGATGATAAATTAATTGGTATTATCCTTAACATGATTGAAAAGCAATTTGCTTTGAATGAAAGCGAATACGGACGTTATCAAATAGATTCAAACAACGTCCAATCTCCTTTGTAGCAGAAGAAAGGCATATCCTAAATTAAAGACTATCAAAAAGCATTAAGAATTAATTAATTCATAATGCTTTTTGTTGCTTATATGACTATCACTATTTTTGAGACAGATAACAGAATATTAATTTTTAAAATATTATAAGGCTATGGCTATCCATAAACCGTATGACAGACACATTATCTGTCCTCCGCACGCTAAGTTGGCGGACGTAGATTCTTTGTTGCTTCAAGAAGGTCAGATCGCTATCTATGATTTGGATGGTGAGCAGACTAAAGATGGTTTGAAAGCGTTGAAAGACTTGAAAGGATATCGTAAGGACGAACAACGTTTCCAGATCAGAATCGGACGTAATGAGATGGTTAACGACCGTGTATCTGATGATAAATCATTCTCTACACCTACGTTTGCTATTGATGAAATTATAGAAGTGTATGCTTCTGCTCCGAAGAGCAAAGAAATTAAAGTAGATGAAGTTATTTTCGGTTATAACGGAATTGACGACAGTACAGCTATTACAGCAAGAAAAGGCGATCGTATCCCTATCCATATTAAGCTGACAGGACGTTTGTTTGAGCTTCGTGGTTATCCGATGGGTGAGGTGAATATCGATGATTACATCATTTTCGAAAACTGTCCGGGTCGTGAGGATATGTGTTCAGAATGTGATCCTTGCGAAGATGTTGATATTTTGGCTGCTATCTTGAAAACAATCGAACGTATCAAGAATCAGCCGATTGCAGGTGGTGGCAAGGTAGGTGATTTTGTAGAAATCCATCCTATCCATTCTTGCAATGAAATGGAAAAAACTCCGGTGGAAACCGACATGAATTTCTATTGCATGGAAATGTGTGATACCGGTGATGCTTATGCCCTGGCTCAGCTTAAGGCTGCTTATCCTGGTTTGGATATCAAGAGAGTCGGACGTCATCTTTCTACTTCCAAATATCAGGTGATGAAAGAAGGTGGTAAGCCTTCTGATTATACTCAAAAGCTGTCTTCTATCATGAAAGGCTGCGAAGAGTGCCCTGACGGATATACTAAAGTGGACGGCGGTTTGATTTATGCCGTAACGTTAGAGGATGATGGTGTTGATCAGTCCACTGTAGTAGAAAGCATTAAGAATGCCGTTAGTAGCACTGCCGAGAAAACAGCAGCCCAAGATGGCGGCGTAGGTATGTACACTGTGGCCGTAAGCAAGAAACTGACGAAGGCTGATATCGATGCATTTGTAGAAACTAATCCGACTGCCACAGTAACGTTCGTTGCTAAAACAGCAGATATGTGTAGCAATCCTACTGTTACTACCGTTAGCTGGGAAGCATGTGGTTCTTGTAAGATTTCGAAAGAAGCTTATGAAATCACGTTGCCGGATGATGAATGTGGTAACAGTGCTAAAGAAGAATTGCAGGCAGCATTCCCGTATCTGACAATCGAAGATTACGGTACACCTGGTGGATGTCAACACAAATTCAAAACAACGGTCGTTACTAACATGGTTTGCGACGAATGCGATAAAATTTTCAAAGACTTCTTCGTATCTAAAGCTCCCGAATCTTATCGTGGACGTAACTGGAAACGTTTGGGTGCCGTAGCAGGAGATCAGTCCATTATCGCCGATCCGATTCCTAAGAACTGCAAATGCGGTATCTTGTTCCGTGGTATTGACTACATGATTTCTCCGTCCGACTGTTTGATTGACCGTCTGACATTCCAAGAAGGATCTGTTCGTATTGCTGTAAATGGCGGTTATCCGGATGAACAGCGCGAGGCTATCAGCACGTACTTCAACCCGATCCATACCGAATACAAACAGCACTGGGCTCCGCGTACTCACCTTGGCGCTGAATTGTTGGATAAGGAACGTGAACAACGCATGTTCTTCGACTTCCGTAAGACTCACCAGGAACTTATGGAACGGATGTTTACCAACGAAGAAACTCGCTTAGACCTGTTGGCTCCGTATGCTGATTATTCAGTAACGTTGAAGCCGGCGCGTTATTCTAACGGCTTCGGTAGGGTAATTGATGATCATATTACAGTACACTTCCATGTACCGTACGGTGCTCACGAAGGTATTCAAGACCTTATGGATTTGTTAGCTGCTTCGGCAAATATCAAGCCCTGCAAGATTTGATTTTCCTTTTTTCTATATATCCCAAGGGGGAGGAGGCTGGTCCTCCACCCCCTTTTTTGTAATAAAATAATTTGAAATAGATCGATTTCATATGAATGGCGTGGATTCTTTAGTCGGTGCCTTAGGTAGGGGCATTGACAAAATAACCAACATAGTTGGAAAATGGGGTTCCTCCCAACCGGTAGATGACAGCAAATCCGGTATAAAAATAGGGGACAAAATCTACCAGGTGGTTGTGTCCTTAAATGGCTGTTATTGGTATCTTGACGAAGAAGGCAAGAAGCATCCTGTTTCTGGTATTCCGGCCACAACCGAATGGGAGTGGATTAATATAGCTGAGAAAGTTATCAAAGATTTCAAAACTTGTTACCGTACACCTGGTGGGAAGGTTGAAGTATGGAGTTGGTATCTTCTTAACGATCAGATGGATGTTCTTAAAGAAACCCATAGAATTACCGACAGTACTGACATGGATAATCCGGTAGGTAAGGTTCTTGCTAAAATACCGGACGAGTGGGTTATGATCGACTGTGATCTTCCTGATATGACAGAACGCGACATTACGTTCGTCAACAGATGTTATAAAACTCCGGATGGTAAGGTTGAAATAGAAGGATTAGAAGCCATAGATGATAAGATAAATATCAGGGAATCTATTTATACCGTTATTCAATCGACGGACGATAATTTCCCTGCCGGCCATGTTTTCGGGCTAATTCCGGAAAATTGGGTTAGAATGGTTTGTGACTTTCCTGACATGACAGAGCGAGACGTAACTTACGTTCTTGAATGTTACACTACTAAAAAGGGGAAAGTGCAAGTAGAAGGTTTGGTGGCCATAGATAACATTCTTGGAGCCAGGGAAAAGGTTTATACCGTCCTTCAGTCTACCGATCCTGATATTAAGGTAGGGGCCGTGCTGGATTCCATTCCCGAAGATTGGGTGAGGATGGTCTGTGATTTTCCTGACATGACGGACCGGGAAATTGTTGAAGTAGACGAATGCTACAAGACAGATGGTGGTAAGGTCAATATAAAAGGTTATCAAGCTATTGATGGCGTTCTTGGTGTAAGGGAACAGTATTATTATATTGTTAAGACAACGGACGCCGCTTATCCTCAGTGGACGAAAATAGATAAGATACCTAACGAATGGACGAAAACCGAATGCGATTTCCCTGATCTTACGGAAAGACATATTATGTCTGTAGATGAATGTTATACTACTCCTGGTGGTAAAATACATCTTGGTGGATACAGGTCGGTAGATAGCATAATAGGAGTCCGGGACGAGTATCTTATTGTTTTAGAAACGACCGACCCTGATATACAAAGAGGCGCCACATTCAGCAAAATACAAGAAGGATGGCAGCGTATTGTCTGTGATTTCCCTGATGCTACTACATCCGACACGGAAATAGTAGAAAACTGTTATAAGACGGAAAAGGGCAAGGTTCAGATCCGGACATACATGACAATGGACGGATACGGAAATACAAGGGAATTGAGACATATGGTTCTTAAAACAACCGACCCTGATTACAATATCGGATCCAATATCGATCAGATACCGGTAGGGTGGTTAAGTATCGAGTGTGATTTTGCGTCTGCTACACAGCGCCATATAAGACAGGTAAAAAACTGCTACGTTTCTGATGCAGGGAGCATTTACGTTGAGGGAGAAATCGTTTACGACAATGATCTTGACGTGGACAAGATGGCGCTGACGGTCATGGAAAGCACTGACCCGGCGATAGCCGTAGGGACGGAGCTGGCTGCCATTCCCTCTGGCTACGTGAGAACAGTTTGTAGATGTAATTGTTGCAACCACTAAATCTTATTGTCATGAGCTGTAACGAATATTTTTTAGTAACACTGGAGTCTAAATCGACTCCAGTTCGTCATAAATACACGAATTTAACAGACGAATGGTATGGTCCTGATGGCGTTAAGTACGAGGATCCTGATACGATAACTAAGATCGAAGAACAAGCTACAGATAAGAATCGTATAGGGGATAACACCTTATATCAGAAACTTATTGAAATACATTCTCAAGGAGAGTCAATAAAATCGGACATCGGAGACATAGGTTCGGTATTAGATTACATAAATGGGGAGGAAGTGTAATGGGAACCATATCAGATAAGTTAATGAGGATCATAAATACCAAGGAGGATATAAGGCGAGCCCTTATATCCAAAGGGTATGATGTACCTACTTCCATACCTTTTAAAGAGTATGCGAAAATGATATTAGATTTATCATGTAATGCTGATTCTTTCCCAGATATAGAAGGCATAGTAGCCAGATATTCAGCATTAGGTCTTACTAATGAACAAATGGCAGAGAACCCTGTATGGGAAGACCTTACAGGTAATGGGCACGATCTACAGATGAAGAACTTTGCTTGGAAGGGGATGTCCGGGGTTGGCGGGTATGTTGCAGACATAGATAAGTGGGGCACAAATACAACGATGGCTTATTTTGAAAGAAACAGCATTAAAATAACAGCAACATTTAAAGAAAATGCCTCATTGGGTTTATTGTACCATAATATAAAATTACGTCAATCTTGCGTTTTAAAAGTAACAGGCATACCAGAAGGTTGCGACGCTTTTTTGGATGATCGATTGGGCAATCGTTTTTACATGTCAGAAGATGGTGTGTATGAAATAATTCCGTCTAACTTTTTGGCAGAAGCACTCTATTTATCTATAGAAAAATATCCTGAAAGATGGTATGGATCTAAACTTACCATCGAACAACTACCTCTCTACCATGGTGCACTCGTCTTTGACGGAGTAGACGATTATGGTGTTTGTGAGAATTTCCCTATTTTGACTAAGGAAAAGGGATATACGGTTGTGGCGTTGAGACAGTGGATTTCAATGGGTGAAGGAATCTCTGGATTAGTATCTAATGTAAAGAATTGGTTCAATGATGGTGCTTTCGTTTTAGAATACAACAGTAATAATGCAACTAATAAGTTTGTTAATAGACCTGTATCTTTCGGAAATGTTAATATAGAGATGGATTTGCCAAATAATTTTATCTATCAAACATCTAAAAGTTATAAAGGAGTACCTATAACAACAGGTTCTTTTAAAGGGACAAACTCGCTTTTTGTTGGAAAATTAAATAACATCATCGGAAATTGTTCTAATGTCGCTATCTGGGAACTTGTATTTCTCGATCATGATGCCACCGAAGAAGAACTGACCAAGATCAAAGACTACTTCGTTAAAACCTATCCCTGGCTCTTCCCCGACCAAGCATGGACAGTCACCGGCAAAACCAACGAGGACGAAGATCGTGCTACTATTGCCAACATTACGGGCAATGGTAATGATCTTGTACTGTCGAATTTTGGTTTTGCAGAAGGGAGTGGGTATGGGTTGTATGCATATAACTTCAACTCATTTAATCTTAGAGATAATGTAGTTAAGCCCACAGATGTAAAAAAAGATTCGTTTAGAATAATCGGAACCGGAAACAGCAGCAATCTTTTGATTTTAACAAACGAATCTGATTCTGCTAACTGGAAGATACGTATTACCGGTATGAAAGATGGTGATCACCTTTTAGTTGGAAATGCAAATAAAAGGGATGATTATGTTAAAATAACCAAGGACGGTGTATATACTTTCCAAAAACAGTATGCAGCAACTTCTACGAATGGTATATGGTATAATTCTTCACAAGAAGTAGATGTTTTAGTTGAACAAATCCCCGAATACGAAGGCTATCTGGTTACTGATGGGGTGGATGATAAGATAGTTTCGTCATCTTTTGAAATGGGTAAGGATTTTACGATTGTTGGGGATTGGAAGTTTATTGATAATAAAAAGAGTGGTACTGGTTTAGTAAAAGGGTCTAGTTTTTATATCTACAACACAATGATTGGACTTGATCTTTATATTAATTCAGGATCAGTAAAAAATAGTCTTGACGGAATTAAAAGTATTAATGCTGCATGTTCAGATGGTAGGGCCTATGATCGTAATTGGAATGAAATACTGGCAAATACAGGTAATGTAGTTGGTTCTGGTGGTACATTGGAGGTATCGAGTAGTGGTGGTAGGTTTGATCGAATAGCTTTTAAGAACCTTGCAATTTATCCAAGAATCCTCTCCAAAGACGACTGTATCAAAGCATATAACTATTTACAAACTTTAAAAGCAAAATAATATGAAATTCATTATCATACCAAAAGAAGTATATGATTCCGTATCTGAAGAAAAGAGACGTGAATTAGGAACAGGCAGTCCAAGAGCGAGCGTAGATGGTTCTAAAGTTATTTTGCACATAGAACATTATGATCATCTATTCAAGTCTTTAGACATGCAGGCTGATGACGATCCTCAATACCCGTATCCGGTATATGACAGCTCTTCTTCTGAGTTTGAATCTATTCTTTCATCTAAAGAATGGGTGTCCGATGTTAATAACGAGCGTCTTTGATCTTGTTATGGTTGGGACAATTGTTATATTTGTGGAAAGTTAAATAATTAAAGCGTGTGGTAGCGTTATCTACCATATAATCATCATGTTTCAGATAATAATCGGATGCGTTTTGGCTAATATCCTTACGATAGCAATCATCGGTTTAGCCCTGTATTTAGTGTATCGTAAAAACGAAGACCGTTTAAAGGCTTTGGATTCTAAGATTGATCAGAAGGTTGAGGACGTAAAAAACAAGGTTGGCGCGGTGATGGACATCGTAGACCAGATCAAGAAATTGTTGGACAAAATCAATAAAAAATAAAAAATGGCTGAAGTAGGTTATAACAGTAAATTCGAAGGTCTGGAGGTTGATTCCAGACTTGAGAATGTGGTGCAGGCCGCTCCTGGAACAAGTTCGGAGTCGGGCAAGGGAGGCCTCATTCCGGCTCCCCCTGCCGGAAGTCAAGACGGTAGCAAGACTCTTCTTAGTAATATGACATGGGGAGATCATGTAACAAAACAGTACATAGATGATGCTGTTTCGGCGGCAGGGTGGAAGAAGCAAATTGTTAGCAAACTTCCTACTGTTGAAGAAGCGAAGGATAATGTCATGTATCTTGTAAAAGACAATGTGGCATCTACAGAAACTAAAAACGTGTATAACGAATATATTTTGGTTACTGAAGAAGGTGGAACTAAGGTGCTTGAATCACTTGGTATGGTAAGTACCGGAGTAGATTCTGGCTATCTTGATTTATCCATATTTTCTGGTAATTCCGGATCTCTTGATGAAGGTTCGTTTGCAAAAGTTTTGGATGCATACAATAATAATATCACATTAGGTAAGTTAGATGGTGATTATTATTATTTGAATTATTTTTTAGAAGGTAATGATTTTGAAAATAATTTTAAATTAAAAATAGTATTTGCCTCATTTGCTAATACCGACTCAGCGGTAGGCGCATCTGAATATGATATAGAAATTCAGGTGGGGACTTTTGTTGTTATTCAAGATAAGACATATGAGGCTATGAACAATATGGTTACGTTGTCTAATACGATATTGTCTTATTTGAATTTTATGGCTATGCCCCCTAAGGTTGTTACAACATTGGCAAATTTACCAAAAGGTGCTCATAATATCATAGCCAACGTCGCTTCTGCTACGAATCTGTCTATGACCGTATCTTCTGAGTATGTTGGGAGGGAGTGGCAGGTGCGGGTTAACAACACCACCGGCACGGACATCACACAGCCGCTTCCTACCTCTGGCCTGTTCCAGAGCATGTCAGGCGATAGCGTAGTGATACCTAAAAATAGTTTTATAGAATTAAGTATCTGGTATATCAATGATAAGTTGGTTATCAGAGTAGGTGAACAAGCTTAATAGAAAGGATAGAGTATGCTTTATGTAAATAAAAACGTAAAAGGTTTTTACTGGGAAGGATACGAGTTGGACTCCTCTTCTTACGAAGTAGGGTATTCTTACCAAGATTTCTTAGATGGTAAATGGGTTCAACTTGACTCCGATCAAGAAAAATTCCATCAAGACAATCCTGATGCGAGTGTGAAAGAAGTTATTGCCATGCAGCTTGACCCGGAGCCTCCTGGACCAACTGAAGAGGAGTTGCTTGCCAAGGCTAAGGATAAGAAAGTTTCTGAGGCCAGGGAATATGCTTATTCTGATGCTGTCCGCTCTTATAGCTTGGATGGTAAACAGATATGGTATAACAGCAGCATGAGGCAGAAGGTTAAAAACGATATTGATGTAGCAAAAGGGAGCGGGATATACACCGTATCCGTAGCAGATTCAGAATACGAGCTTGATATTGCTAATACGGCAATGAATGAAATGCATGTATATGAATCTGAGTGCAACGATCGTACTGCTGCCATAGAAAAGGAAATAGCTTCTAAAACCGACAGGAGTGAAGTTGAGTCTATGAAAGTAGATGAAGGCTATCCTGAGAAGTTGGTAAGAACAAAGGATCAGATCATAGAAAAAAATAAGATCCTTGAAGCTAATGATCCGGAGAAGGTTACAGTCATATACATGAGGGCGATGATCAACACGCCGGCTATGTTGGAAAACACTGACCAGAATCTTGCTCTTAAGATAAAGGGATTGTACCCTATCTGGGATAAGGATGGAGTTTACGGAGACAAAGGTCTTCCTATGGGTACGGCTGTTGTAAAAGGGCAGCGTTTCCGTAGCAAAAACAAACCTTCGGATTTGGATTGGACTCTGTTTGAAGTAAGGCAAAATCACAATCTACAAGCCGACTGGGTTCCTGGTCAGGGAGGTGGAGCTGAAAGCCTGTATATGGTTGTTCAGGAAAAGCATTCAGGTACGATAGACGATCCTATTCCTTGGGTATATAATTCTATTTTAGAGAATGGAAAGTATTACATTGACAAAGAAATTAAGTATCTTTGCATAAGAGATTCAGGCATCCCTTTGGCTTACGAGAATCTTTCTGATCTTGTATCAGCAGGATACGTGAGGGTTGTTTAGGTCGTGATTTGTTGTTAATGTTATGGATAACCCCTGTATATTTATTTATGCAGGGGTTTTTCTTTAATCCCGACTCTACTTATTTTTCATATCGGTAAGGTTCTAATTATCTTTGTGAAAAAGGTTAAGTTATGGAAAGAAAAGATATTATAAAAGAATTGAGTCAGTATTTTAGTATTGTTGAATTAGTTGGTCCTAAAGAATACGGTAGAGACAAAGATCTTTGCTGGAGGTATTTAAGAACTGAGTTGCTTCACACGATACTGGTTTTAAGGAAAGATATCTTGAAAACTCTGATGACGGTTAATACCTGGAAGTCGGGTGGAAGGTTTGATGAGCGTGGTTTTAGGAACAATATCTCGGATATAGTAAAATCCAAGACCGTATCAGGGTCTTTGTATATCAGTCCTCATATGCTTGGGGCAGCCATCGATTTTGATGCCAAGGGTATGACGGCAGAAGAGGCAAGGAATAAAATAATTCAGTCGCAGGATTTACTTCCTTGTCCCATTAGATTAGAATCAGGTACCAATTGGGTCCATATTGACGTATATGACTCTCTTGGAAGTAGCAAGAAAGTAACTATGTTCTAATATGGCTTACAGATTTGTAGGAAGGATGAATTTAGAAAGTTTCTGGGCTTTTCTCATTTCCGGATTATCAGCATTGTGGATGAATTTCCAGGAGATTCACCATCTTATATATTCTATATTGTTTATATTAGCTATAAATCTTTTGTTAGCTACTATAAAAAGTATCAAACACTGCTATATCCGAAGAAAGAGAAAGAGGCCTTTTAAGATATTGACATGCATAAGCGAAATGGGAGTTTTGAAAATCCTTCTTGAGTTCGCGGCCTGCTCTTTCGGGTTGTTCACCATATCCGGAATGGATCTTATTATGTCTATGGGAGGGCATAAATCTCCAGAGTTTATAGATATGCTTCTTCAGTGGATTACAATATTCGCCTTAATATTATACGGTGGGATGGCATTCAAGCGCCTCGGAGATCTTGCACCTGATTTAATGATAGTAAAAGGCGTTAAGTATTTCTTTAGTAAAGTAAGTTGGTGGCAAAAAGTTCCATTCGGAGAAGAGCTTAAAGAAGGTATTAACAACGGTGATATACAAGAGCTTTTAGACGAAGATAAGGAGGGTAAGAAATGTGTTTGCAAAAAATGAGAGCCAGTCATGTGTTAGGAGCTCTTCTACTGTGTTTTATATCTTTCTTGTTTGGTAAAACATGTAAGAAGAAAGAAATAATACACGATATAGAAATAGATACGGTAATAGATACCATTATCCAACCTATCCCTGTTCCTCAGTATATAGTTGACGTAGGGGAGGTAGAAATACCTTTCCCTATGGATGCTATAGTTGAAAAAGATACGATAAAAGACACTGTCTATATCAATATTCCTATACAAAGAAAAACATACAACACAGATGATTATCGGGCTGTTATAAGCGGATACAGACCTAATTTGGACACGATGATCATCTACCACAAAAAAGAAATAATATACGAAAAGAGCCGGCGCTGGGGCATAGGACTGACGGCAGGGTATGGGGTTGGGCGCGAGGGCTTCTCCCCCTACTTAGGCGCTGGAATCTATTATCGGATATGGTAATAATCACGTCCTATTTTATTTAATACACAACATTTTAAACTTTTATCACCCCATTTACTTATCTTTGTGGAAAAAGGTAAGTTATGAATTATATCGATATTTTACCACAGATAAGAAATAACATTTTCTATGTCAGGATAGTAATGACCGACTACGATGTGGAAAATCAGATGGTTATTAGAATAGTAGCCAGAAGAAATGACGGTTTGTACAAGACGGAAGTAGTACAGTATCCAAATGAAGGAACTGATTACAACGGAGAAATCATTGTTCCTATGTTTGGTATGGCTAAGTCATTGGTGGCCCAAATAGTAGGAGTCAAGATAAATGGTACCGAGGTACGTGTTAATAGCACTGAAGTAGAGGGAGCTGATATAACAGCCAGATACGATGATTCCCTTACCAGAATGGGATGGGAGGAGAGTATGAATAACATCCATCTTGATTTTGAGGTTATAAGCACCAACAACCCTAAAACGCTTCGTATAGCCGATCAGTCGGAATGGGGGATACTGGCAGACAGACCGGCTATTATAGAGATCGTACCACCTGAAGATGAGAATAAGTATGTTTATTATCTTGGTAAGAATCAGTTGAATGTATTCAACAGTAAGACCCTTGGCATAAATCCGGGTCGCGGAAATGATTTTGAAAACCTAAAAGATGGTATATACGATATTACCATAAAAGGCAGTCCTTCCTCTTATTCATTTAACAGAAAGTATTTAAAAACAGATCTGATCCGTCTTAACATAGATAAGATATGGGCCAGGTCAACTGTGTTATGTGATCATGAGGATGATGACGTTATTGACAAAATAAAAGAAATAGAGTTTCTGCTGGCTGCGGCTGAAGCCAATATGAGATTAGGGAATTTTGAAAACGTAAAACAATTATATGAAAAAGCATCTAAATTGATTTACGTTCTCAATAATTGTGAAAATTGTGGTTGTAAAATATAATAAATTAAATATCAATAAGTTATGGGATGCGGATGTGGAAGAAGCAACATTGCTTCTATTAATAAAAGTCGGGCTATAAAGCCTCAGTCGAATACGACACCTAAAGCTGATTCTAATGCGGCTTGTATTCAGAAATATGATGAACTTGCTGTGTTGGACAAGAAAATCATAGACCTTCATCGCAAGTTTAGGTTTGTAGGAGGTGTAAGTAAAAGGTATGCTGATATTCAAAAGCTGGTAAGAGGGTGGATTGTTAATTTGAAGAACGAGTGCCCGGATCCGGATGATCTTGCTACTTATTCTGAATACATAAATAAAGAATACGCCAGGTATTTTACCGTGAAATGATATGGCAGCTACCGGAAGTACACAGCAAATTCTTTTCCCTTCATCTTACTTATGTGAGTGTGCTGATCGTTTTATAGCATGTAAGGCTGATCAGTATCTACAATATCATAAGTATAAGGTAGGTATTAAGCCTGATATGGATATGGTTCTTAAAATAGATCGTATGAGAAGAATCGTATGTGAAGGGGAATGTGGGCTGTGTCCGGACGAGATTCAGAAATTTAAAGAAGAACTTAATAAGATTTTGTCATGAAAAAAATGTATTACAACAAAGAATACAGAAAAGCTTTCAAGAAATCGGACTGTCCGGAAGATCTTGGTTCTGAAGAAACTTTCATCGTTCATGAAGCTGAATTTTGTTCGGATATAAGCCAAGATGATGCAGATAGGAAAGCGGAAGAGTTTGCGGAGAAAGAAGGTCCGTTGTATGCCAATAAAGTAGGTGGCTGTTGCGAGGTATATTATAACACAAGACAGGAAGGTGATTTCTTTAAAAATGATTGTCCTGATGGTCAAAAACAAGAACAACCTACACATCATGTGATAGAGGCCGGGCGTGTATGGTCTAAGTTCAGTACCGAAATAGCCAACTACGAAGCTGCGAAGATTCTTGAGCAAGAAGGGCAGGCTGCCGCTAACGAATCTGGAGTATGTAAAACCGTTTATTACAACGAAGATCAACATGGTTGGTTTAGTAAACGTTGTAAGGAAGGATGGAAGGCTCCTGAGAAATACAGGAGGATATACGCCGGTACCGTAACGTCTTTCATTAGCGTTGATGATGCCAATGAAAAGGCTAAGAAGATACTGGAAGAAGAGGGCATGAAATGGGTTAATGAAAATACCAAATGCGAGCCTGTTGTTGATGAATGCAAATTTGATTTTTGAAAATGAGCAACGTAAAATTTAATCCGACAGAAGGTGAGAATGATAAACTGGTGTCGGTGTTTTCTGAAATAAATGAAGGTCTTGATACGACTTTGAATTACACTATTTCCGATGAGGGGAATAAGGTTAAGAAGAGCATCGTCGTTAATCAAGTTGGTGAAAGGGAAAAGTTTTTATCGAAGAAAGGGGAGGAATCTGAGCCTTTTGTTTTGTCTGATGGTAATACTTTCAACGTTCTTAAAGAAGGTGCTTCAGGATCGGCATCCGCTTGGGCTGAGGACCAGCTTCCTCCAGAAGCCACGGAATCAGTTGGCGACAAAAGCCTTCTCCCTTCTTGGGATTTTTACCTTATAGACATGACTCAAAATACCGGAGACAAAGTGCGTCCGGTAGGAAAGCTTCGTAAGAATAATCTCCTTAGATTTGAAAACGGAGATTTTGCTCCTACGGTGGGCATAACCGAGGAAATGAGAGCCGAATGCGATGTGGAACTGTATTTGGATAGCGGTCATAAAAATAAGTATTGTGATGCCGGAGCATTTGACGCTAAGGCTTTTTACGAAGAGTATGGTATTGGTCAAAAACTTTATAATGTATCAGGGTCAGAGGTAAGGATTTTAAGACCTTGGGAGACTACTTCAAAGAATTATAGCATATTCTTAGGATGTAGCAAGAGCCTGTATGTAGCTGATAAAGTAGTTGGAAAAAGTGGAAAAATATGGTCTGGGGTGTACGACGCAGACACGGTTCCTATGCTGGACGGACTTGACCTGCGCCAGACGTGCCCTGTGCTGCCGCCCACAGCCTTATCTCCTGGACCGGTATGTACAGTAGACTCCAAGGCAAGATCTTTCTTTTTCTTGTATGAGGGAGAAACAAATTGTAAATCTGGATCCGGAGCTGGTGACGCATGTACAATGTTTCTAAATGGAAGAACTTATCCGAGATGCAATGATGTAAGTCAAATCAATATAGCTAAGTATTCAAGGGCTAATAACGTAGATCCAGAATCTTCTTATCCTTTTTCAGAAGGTGGATTTTTGACTTTGAATGCGTATATCATATACCTTGAAATGTTGTACGGTACTAAATACTTAGTTAATCCAGACACTTTCGGTTCCGGAATATCAAGTAATAACGGAATAGGTAATGATGTCAATTATCGCAAATACGGAGGAGTGAAATACCGTAAAAAGGGAGAAGAGTCGTGGCTGTATGGAGTATGGGCTACAAATGCTTCTATTATCCATTATGAACCTACTAAAACAACTTATTTTTCTAATCTCATAAATTCAGAGTATCCTAAAGAACAGTGCATGGAAAGTCAGATGGCTGCTTCTTTTGCATTTGAGACAGGAGTAGAGGAAGGATTAGAGTTTGATTTTTATGGAGGAAAATATTGGTATAAGAGCGTCCAGGGAGCCAAAAGTATGGCTGAAGGTCATATGAATGTTATTGTGTTTAAGGAAATGACTGGTACCATATCGGCCTTAAACGAAAATGACGAACCAGCAGAATTTGATTTGGAAGTTATTTTAAGGATGTCTTTGTACGATGGCATGAATTTGTCTGGAGATGTCTTTAGGTATTGTGGAGGAGGATACGAACAGGTAGGGACTTGTTTAAATGATCCTAATGTCACTCGAATAGGTAATACTATTGATATCTATATAGAGCCAGATCAAAAGAAATGGACATATGAGAAAAGGTCTATTATAAATAATGGTGATGTTTTTAATTTTGAATCTAAATATAAAAAGATAGCAACTACCCAAAATTTAGGAGATAGTTATGCTTTACACCGTATCCCTTATACCGGATGGAGGGATAAAAAAGGGGGAAGTATCGGAACAGGAGAATGTTTTTATACATATGACAATTGCTACTGGGCTTCAGCTATCGGCAAAAAGTCCAGAGTGGCTGCTCATTTCGGCGGTTCTGCGCGCTTTGACGTTTGCTCGCCTCGTGCTCTGCATGCGTATTACGCCACTTCTTATACGAATCACTCCTATTGCGGCCTTGCCCAGTTGTTATTAGACGTCAGTCAGCCGCAGGCCTGAGGGGTTGCACCCCTCTGATGGCGCAGCCATCATAAGCGCAGCGCTAAGGCGCAGCCTTGTGTAGTGTATAGGGCTTACTTGTGATATATCATATTTTCAATATTCTGATTATAAGCCACAAAACAAGATTTAAAAATATTTTAAACATTTTGTTTTGTGGCTTTAAAATATTATATACACATTTGCATCGTAGAAATACGAGAGACAATTAACACTATTATTAACAATAAAAGATAACACTGATAAATCCGTTAGTCTGCTAACAAGTCTTACATTGCGGATACGTTTTTAAAGGCAGCACTAACCGCTTGGAATACATTGATTGACTTCTTATTGTGATGGTGTGAATGAAAATTGTTATCTTGCACCAAAAAAAAGAAAGTCATGAATTGTAATACTTGTAAAGATGACAGACCTGATATTCTGAGATCTAATATCTGTATCGGGTCTGATCCGTGTAATGACTGTACGGACAATTGCGAAATTCTTCCAAAAGAATGCGATTGCCCGTATGGTCATTTAAGCGATCATTGCATTCATTATACAGGATGCAAGACATTCATATCCAAATTAACTCCAGGTATGCCTTATAATGAGGTTATGCATAATATAGAGCTGGTTTTTGAAAACATAGATAAGTTTTTGGATAGGATGGTAGAAGAGAATACGCTTTTAAAACAAAGGGTTGAAAAACTTGAAAAACAGTTACAAAATGGAAAAGAGTGCACAAATTGGTGAGGGCTTAAGTGGCAAACACGTATATGTTCCACATGTGGACGAGACGCCGGTGCCATGCCCGGACGGATACACCTGCACGAACTGCGTGTACTGCGCGGACGGCATCAACGCTGGCTACTTCAGTCTGGCTCAGAAATCTGATCTTACGGCTTTAATCAATGCAATGATATGCCGTATGGAATATCAGGATAGGGAAATAGAATTTTTAAAACAAAAAATAAATATTTTGAGTAACAATGGCAATAACAGGTAACGGTTGTTTTGGCAGTCATGGTGGGTGCGAACGCCCGCATCATTGCAATATTCCTTCTTCTAACATATTCTATGATGGAGAAACTATAGAAGAAGCTGGTTTGTATCATGGTATGCCTTTAGACGGAGCTTTGGCTAATTTAGCTAAATACGTTTCAAGGGCTATTAACGTAAGTGGATCTGTTAATATGGAGGTATTTGACGGTACTTCTCATGTGGTTCTAAAGAAAGATCCGGCAGAGATTTTGCTTGTGTCTTATTGCGGAGGTGTTGTACCTTCTGATATGTATAAAGTCCAGGGTCGTACTGTTAAGTTCTGCCGGGATATGTGTCAACAAGACGAATTTGCTGAAGTGAGGGTCGTGTACCGAGAAGAGGCAAATAGTTCTTATGGGTTCCATTGTTAATTTAGGAGGATAAGAAATGGCAGAAAAATGCAAAGGATTTATATGCGGGGGTAATCTCGTTGATGGCTCTGTGCCTTCTGATAAGTTAGATAAAGAAACTATTATCGAGCTTATTAAAGAGATTCTAAAAGAGGAAATGCACGAATCTTGGCTTAAGGAGATAATAGAAACCATACTTAAGGAATCTATTGATTCAGATTGGCTTCGTGAGTTCTTTAAAGAGGTTCTTAAAAAATATGCTAAAGAGGAATGGTTTAAGGACATTATCTGTGGTTTAGGATGTGTAGGGGTACAAGAGATATTTGACGTTATTCCTACTGACATAACATTTGAAGCCACAGGTGGTACGGCTACGGTACAGGTTGTGGTAGATGATGGCGTTGAATGGGAACTGACACTTTAATAAAGGAGGGTTATTATGAGCAAAGAAAGAATATATAAGATGGATGATGGTTCTTGGCTTACCTCGGACAAGAAGGAAGGTGTCGGTCGTGATAAAATGAATTTCGATGCTCCATCTTGGAAAGGAAGGGAAGACAGGATCACTATCCGAATTGTGAAGAAATCCGATACTGAAAGTATGAAAGCTATTACTTTCAGGCAAAAAGGCATTAAGATCACAGAAGTCTCGGTTAGCAGGCTGGAGTTCCCTATATCTGGTGGAGACAAGCAGATCCTTATTACTACCAACGCCGCTTCTATCAATGCCCTTATTACAGGTGAGAAAGATATAAAGGGTATTATAAAAGCATTTACTACCGCTTCCGGTCTAAATATTGACGTCAATGATATTAGGCTTGATTATGGTTTCCCTGGTGATCCGGGTCTTGAAGACACGTTCCAGGTTTCGATGATTGTTTCCATGCCTGGCAATGAGGATGGGAATGAAGTTAATGAGAATATAACTATAAATGGTGTACTGATTCCTATCTATCAACCCGGAAAGGTTGTTCCTTACATCAAATTGGATAAGGAATTTGAACAGGTTGAGGGTGATGAAACAAGCACGCAGTTAAGTATAGAAAGTAATATAAAAGATTATGTTATTGAAATAGTTGAATGCGAGTCTGTGGATAAGGAGGAAATTTACCTGGACAAGGATGTTGTTGATCTTGATTCTGATGGGTCTCCTGAGGTAATCAACGTAAGTACAACTCCCAAAAATTTAAGATGGAGGGTTAGTGAATGAAAGTAGATAATTGTTGGGCGAACATAGATAAGAAAGAAGGCAGTCTTAACAGTAAGGTTAATATTTACTTTGATGAAAATGATACTGGTGTCAACAGAAGTGTCAAGATAAGGGTGTCTTCCAGGGACGGTAGCGTATCTGAAGAATATACGTTAGTTCATAAAAAAAAAGAACAGGTAGTTTATAGAAATAAAAGACAGTCAGCTCTTTTCACAAAAGAAGGATGTAATCCTGAAACAGAGAAAGGGGAAGAACTTGAGTACGTTGTTGAGGCCGGAAAATACACGTCTATCATATCTCAGTCTGATGCTGATGACAAGGCTATGAAAGATATTGAACAAAATGGTCAGAACTGGGTTAATGAGCATGGTCGTTGTATAACCATATTGTGGTATAATGTTAAGAAATCAAAGTCGTTTAGAAAGAACGATTGCGATCCTGATACTGAAGAAGGAAGTTTGGTTACTATGACTATCGAAGCCGGGCAGTTCTCTTCTACCATAAGCCAGGAAGATGCTGATCGAAAGGCTGAAGCTGAGTTGGATGCCAAGGGTCAAGACTATGCTAATTCTCACGGCACTTGCAATACCGTAAAATGGTACAACGATAGGAAATCCAAAATGTTCCAAAAAACAGATTGTGAGGTGACTGAAGTTGGATCTATGGTGGAGTACGTTGTAGAAGCCGGCCGCTTCTCTTCTTCTGTTTCTAAGGAAGATGCTAATCAGAAGGCCTTAGAAGCCTTGGAAGCTGAAGGTCCGGGATATGCTAATGAACACGGCACCTGTGAAACAAATTTATGGTATAATGTAGAGAAGTCGAAAGTGTTTTATAAGAATGACTGCGAAGATGGGTTTATCGGAGCGCCTTACACTTACACAGTAGAAGCCGGTAAATACACATCAGACGTAAGTCAAGAAGATGCTGATAAGAAGGCTCTTGATGATATAGAGAAAAACGGTCAAGAACAAGCCAACCTTAATGGTGAATGCATTGAGGATCCTAATTATTTTATAGGAAAGGCTTCGGCTCGTGTTCAGAAAAATGATTGCGATGCCGAATCTCAGACCGGAAGCTTCGTTGATTTGACTGAAAAGGATCTTGCCGGATACCCAGATGCTTTTGTGTCAAGGGAAAGCCAGGAGGCAGCTAATGCGCTGGCTGAGGCCGCTATGGAAGAACAGAAACAAGGTCTTGCAAATAAGAAAGGTACTTGCATAGATAAAAACCAATTTGTTGGTGTATATAGTAAGGTATTCACAAAAGACAATTGTGAAGGAGAAGGCATAGGCTCTCAGGTAACAGTAGACCAAGACGATGTAACCGGTGGTCCTTTTACTTCATACGAAAGCCAGGAGGCGGCTAACGCGCTCGCTCAGGCTGCCGTAGAGCAGCAGGGCCAGGCCATAGCCAACCGGGACGGCCATTGTACGTGGACTGGTAAATACAGTGAAGAATTTACCAAAAATGATTGTGATGAAGGTCAGGTAGGATCTAAGATTACGGTGACCGAACAAGATGTTGTTGGTGCTCCTTTCACATCTACCGTAAGCCAAGATGATGCTAATAACAAGGCCAAGGCTGCTGTCAAAGAACAAGGTCAGGCTATTGCTAATAATAAAGGCAATTGCGAAGATATGACGGTCTATGCCGGTCATTACAGCAAGAGATTCGTTCCCGAATGCGAGGCTTGTCATAAAGGTGTAGAGATGGAGGTTACGGCTGAGATGGTAAATGGTAGTCCTGTTACATCAACAGAAAGCCAGGATGCAGCAGACGCAGAGGCCCGCAGGATCGTAGAAGAAGGCGGTCAGGCTTATGCTAATAAAAACGGTAACTGTACGCCATTAAGCACCGATCCTGTATGGGAAGACGTAGAACCGGAAGAACTTAGATGTAGCGAAGGTAAGTCTCAGAAAAAGCAACGTGATACCAACGAATGTTCTGAAACCCATAATCAGGAACGTTGGGTAGACGGCGGAAATAAGGTTTGTAGCTGGACCGGTCATTATTCAGAAACGTTCCAGAAGAACGACTGTGAGATACCGGATTCAGGAACAGAAGTAGAGGTAAGTGAAGCTGATGTTGAAGGTAATCCTTTTACTTCTTTCGTAAGTCAAGAAGATGCTGATAATAAGGCTAAGGCTGCTGTAAAAGCCCAAGGACAGAATATTGCCAACCAGAAAGGTAAATGTAGGTTCGTAGGCGTATATAGCAAGGAATTTACGAAAGACAATTGCGGATCATGTCAGCATGGCGTTCCGATGAGCGTAACACAAGACATGGTAGGTGGACCGTTCTATTCCAATGAAAGTCAGGAAGAGGCAAATAGGCTGGCTCAGGAAGCCGTAGAAGCCCAGGGTCAGGCTTACGCTAACAAGAACGGAACGTGTGAAACAGATAACACCGATCCTGTATGGGAAGATTCGGAACCGCTCGAAACCAAATGTGAAGGTGGTAAATCTTATAAAAAACAGGTTAATACCAACGAATGTTATGGTGGAGAACATGAGCGTTGGGTAGAAGGCGGAAATAAAGTATGTACCTGGATCGGAACATATAGCAAGCAATTTACAAAGCAATGTGCTGACGGCGGTGTCGGTTCTAAAGTTACCATAGACCAAGATGATGTAACTGGCGGTCCTTTCACGTCTACCGTAAGTCAGGAAGACGCAAATAGCAAGGCTCAGGCTGCCGTTGAACAGCAGGGGCAGGCTCTTGCTGATGCGCAGGGAACTTGTACCTGGACTGGTAAAGCAAGTAAGGTCTTCACCAGAAACAATTGCGGAACCTGTCAGCATGGTTCGTCTGTTACCGTAACCCAAGATCAAGTAGGTGGTCCATTTACGTCCAATATCAGTCAAGCTGATGCTAATAAGAAGGCTCAAGATGCTGTAAATTCCCAAGGTCAGGCAGTAGCTAACAAAAACGGTGATTGCGTAGCTGATAGCACAACTCCTTCTTGGTCGGATACCGGAAGCACCCGTTGTGACGGTTGTACGTCTCAGAAGCAACAACGTGACACCAATCCATGTTCTTCTTCTTACAACGACACAAGATGGGTTAATGGAGGTGGAGAATCTTGTACAGACTGGTCTTATTACGGAACAGGAGATTGTGTGGGCCATACTCAGTATGATGCTTATCGTGATAGCTGTTCTGGTAGCATAGATCGTCAATATTCTGTAAGTTGTAGGAATTGCTGTAATTGCGGATCTTACGGTTCTTGGCAAGAAGTTGGATGTGGATCTGGAAGCAACAGCAATAAGGTAAAATACGTTCGTTACGATGATTGTGGAAATCAAGATGTAAAATACGAGCTTGAAGTTGGAAAATGCGGATATGCTCCATACGAATTTCAGTTCCATGATGGAAGAACGAGCAAGTCGAGGTCTGTAACTGGAGAATCTCAGGATATTGAAGAAGTTATCATAAGTACTAAAAGCGGTTCATACATAGGTTTTTCTGTTAAGTCAAAACCTGATTGGTGTTCTGTCGATTACAGAGATCAGACATCTGAAAGTATGAAGGCTGTGGTGACGTTATCTGCCAATACAACATCTTCTTCCAGATCTGGTGATATTGTTTTTGTTCAAAATGAATCTGGAAAGACAATTACTCTTAGTATTTCGCAGGCAAGACAAATGTTGTATAAGTTCACATTCGATGATAATACTACTTCAGATAAATCTTTATCTGTTCAAGCTGCATCTAATGATGCTCAATATACAATCAAAAGTACATTGAATGGTTCTTATCATGGTTTTAGTACTACATCTAAACCTTCTTGGATTACGACTGAGTATAAAAATCAGGCTTCTGATAGTATGGTTTGTGTTCTTAAGATAACTGCCAACACAAGTACATCTTCTTCTCGTACTGGATCCGTTGTGCTTACTCAAAATGACAGTGGTAAAACATTGAAAATAAATGTTACACAAGCTGCGGCTGAGGTCAAGCTTGTACCCGCTCATATCACATTGAAAAACGGTTCTTGGGCTACTTATAAGAAGAATAATGTTTCTTATAACCCTGGTGCCGGCAAGTGTATTGCTGGATTCGAGTGGACTGGAGATGAAAATGGAGATATACGAATTTATACTTGCGACATCAAGGTTGTAGATTCCAGTTACCGTGAGATACCTGGAGCTACCATAAGCATTGGAGCTACAACCCAGAGAAAACAACCTGGAAGCTCTTGTTCGTATTTCGGAGCTGTAGCGGGAGGTATATTGGTAGGATATGTTCATGTTGGAGATGAGAATGCAGATACTACATGGTATATACGAACTATAAACGTATCCTATGATGGCAAATTGTATAAGAGTGCTACTGCAAGGCAATTTGAAAAAACAGGTATTTCCAAGAATGGTGGTATATTTAATGCCTATAATGAGTCACCTGCTTCTTACAACTTTATCGTAGATGGAGCTGAGTGCGGTGATGATAGAGGAACTTTAAAATACTCTTATTCTCAGATGAATCTTAATCCAGCATAATTAACAAGGGAGGGGATTTAGTTCTCTCCCTTGAATGTTTTTTGGATTATATTATTTTGTTTTAAGTATTGTCTATTAGAATAAAAATGATTAATATTGCATATCATTCAATTTTAAAATTTTAGTATCATGGCTTGTAAAAAGAAAGCTCGTCAGGGTGGTGAAGTTGATAAGAAAGACAAACCTAAAATGCGCCAAGGCGGTAGCGTTGGAGGCAAGATGAAAAGAAAGAAGACGAGCACTAAAAAGTGATTGAAAATCAAGGGAAGGGGCTTTGCATCTTCCCTTTTTAATAACATAACAACAATTTATTATGAACAAGTTTATTAGCAAAGGGCAAAGGAATGTCTGTGTGACGTTTGTGAAGTACTATCCTGTATTGATGCAGGTTATTATGTTAGCCAGCATTTTTGATGAGTTTTATCCTTTTAGTATCACTAATTGGCTGTATCCGATATTAGGTCATTCTCTATCATGGGACCTATTTCTCTTGGCTTTTTCAAGAATGTTCAGGTTTAGTATATGGCATAGGTTATTGATCTATAGCATGATTTTTAATATCTGTGTAGAATGGGTTACGGTTAATATTGAGATGCCTATTGAGCACAATATAGTAGTGTGGTCTGTTATGGCTGTTACTCTTCTGATAATCATTGCCTCTATTGTTTTAAGGTTTAAAACAGGATGTTTTGAAAATGAAAGAAATTCTGACAGAGACGCTGCGTAAAAGCGGTGCGGCGGTATGCGATAAGATAAAGGAGATGTTTTTAAGCGGGGAATGCGATCATCTTACAGCCAACGATCTTGAGACATGGACGCAGCTTGCTAATCCGGCTAAGTATTATACCGGGGAAGAGGCTGTTTCTTATCTCAATGTAACTTCTAAAAGATTTTATGAATATCGGAAGGCTAAGTTAGTTCCTGATCCGGTTAAGATAAAGGGATTCCCTAAACCTTTATATACGAAAGTTATGTTGGATGAGGCTATAAAAACCATATCCGGCATGAGTGAAAGAGATATTTATATGAGGATCTTGAATGCTAAATCAAGAGAATCCAGAGCAAAAGAAAGGAGGGGAGTATGATTACAAATGGTGAATTTGTATCAAGAGTCGTAAACGGTATTCATGCCCTTGATAAAGACTCCCATGTTAGCCGGAGATGGATATTGAATATCGGTAGAACCAAAGCCGAATCTTATACAGCACAGAGGTGGGATGATGGGACGTTGCTTGGCGACCACCGGCTCCTTACTTACGTTACTTGTCTGGAGATGATTGAAGTTGACAAAATAGTTTGTTGTGATGCCGAATTTGCGTTGTGTAATACACTTATGCGGTCAAAGCATAAACTTCCAGGACTTCTTTATTCTGCTCTTAGACCGGCTATTACTAAGGTGACTAACGTAGATAACACTATATTTTTTAAGTTCGCTGAAATAAAGTCGTATCGCAATGAACAAAAAAGACCGTATGCTAAATACGTTAAAGAACGTCGTCCTTTTTATTATGTAGAAAACGACTATATTTATATACCGGATTTCCATATAGAGCTTATTAACGTAGAGTTCTTTACAACAAGAAGAAAGAAGGCTCTGGAGTTAATGGCCTGCGATCCTACACCTAAAGGGTGTGAGTCTGAATGGGAATACGAATTTATCTGCCCTATTAAGTTAATTGAGTACGTAGTGGCAGAGACGATAAAGGAAGTAGCATTCAGGCTACAGATTCCTGTTGATGAAAATCCGAATCTTGATTCCAATCAGAAAAGTCAAATTGTTCAGTGATTCTTTTTATTGGGCACCCGGTCATAGCCATATAGCCACGGCCGGGTGTTTTTTTTGTACTATTTCAATGCAAGAACAGGGTTTCCCCATTTTCTTTTCCATTTATCTCCGAGGTAATTTATCAAAGAATTGTAATCTTTGATAAAACCGTCATCAACAACAGAGGCTATGACGTTTTCTATGGCTATTATATCATTGAGCTCATCTTTACTGGCAGTATTCCTTATTCCATCTTCGTGTTTATTAAAAACAATGAAATTAATAGCTTTAGCAACTCTTTTTATACTGTCTTTCAAGTCATTCTTGTTTGGAACTATTTTGCTTATTGCGCTACACATCCTAATATATGCATCGCCGGCTTCGTTCCGGTTTTCTATCAAACCATCTGTGAGCCAAATGACAACCTCTGCGTAAATTTCTGGATCCATCTCTAATGCAATCATAACAAACAGATATGGATTGACAAACCATTTTTGATCTACTCCTTTTCCTTTTTTGTAGGCAAGGTCTAATTTACCAAGATCCATTACACTGCTGATATTCAGGATATTATCTTTGAGTCCGAGATTTCTCCTACTCAATAAATCCCTGTCATTCAACTTATTAAAAAGCTCGAAACATCTCTCCCTAAAAGAAGAAGTTAGCATTATTTCGTTAATCCATCTCTCTTTTAACCCTTTTTCTTTTCTTTTCTTATTCATGGCTGATACGGCGTCTGTTATACATATGTAGCCGTCTTTAGACATAACAGATACATTCATTCCTAACAAAACTCGATCTTTTGATTGTAAAACAACATTCGATTTCATAACTTTACTACGTTTTTAAAATTAATACTTATAAGTCTACCTGTCCGTGAGGATCGGTAGACTTTGCAAATATAGAATAGTATTTTGATGCAACAATACATTCTAATGTTGATTATCTGAAATGTATAATTTTAATTTTTGAATAATGAAAAGAACATCAATACAATCACCGTATTTTGCAGCCTACTACCATCGTCTCATGAAGAGAAAGAATGGTTTTAAGAAAGGCATGATAAGAGACAGGGGAGAGGTTTTAAGGCTGTTGTCTATTATATGGAAAACCGTATCAGAACATTATGTGGAAGCTGATGCTGGTGTTTACGTAGATAACGTGGGCTACTTATGCCATGTGCTTATACCGGGCCAGCGCTTTACCGTCAGGCGGGACCTGGACATCGTGAGCAGGCTCGGCACCAACGGCTACCTCTACAACCACCTGGCTATGGATTTCGCAGACTCTAAAAGATATTACCATTTTGTAATACAAGATAGCTTGAAAAAGAAGTTAAGGGTTAAAATGAATAAAGGACGAAGATATCGATTTATGTACAATGAAATACTTGCTAAAAGAAGAGTGTTTAAAGATTTCCAGATTAAGAGAGTTTTCGAAGATAAAGAATTAGGACACAGAAAGTCGTAGAAAAAAAGTAGCGATCACCCTTTGTAGATACAGGATAATCGCTACTTTTGCATATCCGTCTACTTTCTCAAGCGGACGGATATAATGCTAACAAAATATCTTTATACAAATAAAGCTCTATGGAGGCAAAGGTAAACAATTTTCAAAACAATGCGAAGAATAGTAACATTATTTTGACGTCAGAATCCAACGAAATGGAATTTAGCAAAGAGGTTAAAACCGTATCGTCTTTCAAAAATTCAGATTTTGGAGAGCTAAAAATTATTATCATTGACGAAGAACCGTATTTCATAGGATCTCCTATAGCTTCGTTTTTAGGGTACACTAATCCAAGAAAAGCGATAAGGGATCATGTTGATGAAGATGATAGACTAATAATGAAAGTACCTGATACTCAAGGGTGGAACGAAACGTTCCGTCCCTACACTCCAAACACTAAAATACTGATAATCAATGAGTCTGGATTGTATAGCCTAATTTTTGGATCAAAGATGGATTTTGCTAAAAAATTCAAGAAATGGGTAACATCTGAAGTCCTACCCTCTATAAGAAAAACCGGTTCCTATTCTATAACACCGAAAGACTATCCATCTGCATTAAGAGCATTAGCTGATGAGATTGATGCTAAGAATAGAGCCATAGCCGAGAGAGCACAAGCAGAGGCGGAGAGACAGCAGGCGATTAAGACCATAGAAGAGCAGCGTCCCGATGTGGAGTTTGCAGAGTCATTTAAGAAAGTCGATCATGAAAACATGTGGCTGATTAGAGATATTGCGAAGAAACTTGAGCAGAATGGTATTATCATCGCCGAAAAGAATCTTCGCCTGTTTCTTGAGGAAGTCAAGTTCATGTTCAGAAATGGGCAGGGTAGATGGGGGCTATACAGTGATATCGTTAAAAACAAGTTTGGTGTTTACAGATCATATTTTGTTGACAAATATTCTGGGGAAAGAGTTAATCAGCAAACCATCTACATGACTGGTGCCGGATATGAAGTCACGCTTAAGGGGATAAAGGAAAAGTGTAGGGGTCTTTTCTTGAAGTATGGAAAGTTTGAAGATCCTAACTTTTGAAAACACAAAATAGGGCATTATACATATTATTCATATCTTTGTGGAGGTCAGGTTCGTTTCCTGTCCTCCATTTTTTTTTAAAAGTAATGATAGTCGAAGATTATATCATAGAGTTAAAATCGTCTTTAAGATCATTTGACAAGCGTGATCTGATAGATGAAGTATCCATCTACAAATGGGTAGAAATCGCCCTGAAGAAGTTTGGAGGCGATATTACTATGCGCAAAGAGGCGGTAGTGGACGTCAAGCGAGGACAGGCTCGTATGCCGGGAGATTATTTTGATCTTATTCTGGCATTCAAATGCGATTTCAAGGGATATGAGGTGCCGGAAGGTGATAAGGTGATACCAGAGCTTCAAAATACAATAGCGTGGAAAGAACGCACTGAAAGAAGTTATAGATGGTGTTCGTGCGATGAATGTTGTAAAGAAGAATGCGAGAAAGTGATAGTTGAAAAATTTTATATCAACACCCACGATCGCGATCATGAAGTTCGTTGCTATTATGACCGGCCTGTAATGTTAGGTCTTGCTAAGCCTATGCTTCGTGATTCTTGTTTAAGTAAATGCCGGAATAAGGTAATAAAGGATAGTCCGTATGAGATAAATATCGTAAACGGATTCCTGTATGCTAATTTCGATGGTCCTATTTACATGCAGTACCGGTCTCTTCCTTTCGACGGAGAATCTAATATAATTATACCAGACACGCCGCAAGGTCTGGTCCTGGATTATGTGGATAATTTTGTAAAGATGAGATTCTTTGAGGAACTGATGTATAATGGAGAGGCACAAGGAGCAGCCGATTTATTTAAGTTGTATGCACAACAAGATTTGGTTAAGCTGAAAAATGCGAAGACCGAACTTAAGATGATGGGTATGACATTGAAAGGCATGTACGAACCTCTTAGGCGGCGTCGTGCCGAGTTTGAGATTTATTCTAAGGCATATCCTGTAATTGACAACATGCTTAAATTGGTATGACAGAAGTAGTTCTATTTATATATTTGTCTGGCGTTATCGCATCCATGATTGTTTGGTCAATCAGGCAATTTAAAGGAGAGGCGAGTTTGGTAGAGACAATGTACTGCCCGGTAGTATTTTTGTTGAGCTGGATATACGTATTTGAAATATTTAAAATGAAATAATATGTTAGAGGTTAAAGCAAGCGAAATAGTAACCGCCGACAAAATGAGAGGCATAGGACCGGCAAACATCATCTTCACAGCCGGCCCTAATCCGGTAGCTGAAGATCGTAGAGGCGTAGCTAAGGTAACGGCTGGTGGAGAGAGTAAGAACGTTACAATCACACAAGCTGCCGGCGAGCAGGTTGTTGTAATTCCTGAGTTCGATTATCTTGTTCTTAGGTACGGATGGGAATCGGAAGACGGTTCCGATTTTGATACTGCAACCGGTTTTACTAATACAGGCATATCAAATGTGGATAATAAGTATGTTGGATGGAGTAAGCAGTGGGCTACCACCCAACAACAGGTAGGTGATTACCTTATTTATGGTGGTGATAACATGCAGTCCGGTCTTGAAGGTGCGCTTATTAAGATGAAGACCTTGCTATCAGCGCCGGGAATGGACGAGTCGGAGCCTAATATCAATGCTGATATCTATGGTAATTGGTATGGAAATAGAGGGCGAGGAAATGTTGTTGTGTCTTTTACAGCCTACCTTGGAGGAGAGATGGTTAAACAAGGATTTAATTTCATTAACGAAGGTGGCGAAGAAGTTTACTCCGATAGCATTACTACCAACGTTTCAGCTCATGGTGAAACCAATTACCAAAATATAAAAGGTCTGTACACTAAGATGGGTACGATGGTTTATAATAAGGAAAAACGTGATTGTGTTATTGTTATAGGTTAAGATATGGAAGGTATTTGGGATAAATACAATAGGATTAAGGAGGTGTTTTACCGGGATTTCGTTTACGATTCCAGCTATACAGAGCAGGCCTCGTGCATCCCACTGTCGTCGGTGAAGAACGGGGTAGGCTGGGTCGGCGACGGAACCATTAACCTGGCTCAGTATCTCCAGTTCCTATACACGGAAATGATTCTCGGCAATAAGACAGAAGATGATGTTCGTAATGCCATACAGGTACTTACTCGTCTTGCCGATACTACTTATGATCTATTTTTTAATAATAATAAAGGTATTTATTTCAAATTCGAAAAAGGATTTTTCTTAAGAGACGATATCCATAGCGAAGATGCAAGCAAATTCGGTCTTTCCAAAATAAGTTCCGGGTACACTAATGGTATAGAGTTGAAAGACGAAGATCCATGTTTTTCTCCATTTACTTCACAAGATCAGATCTGGAATCTGGCTCCGATATTAGCTTTCTTGTCAGAAAAAGGATTTGAAGAAGCCAGGCAAGTAGGATACGATATTTTTGAGTACGTTATTAGAAACAGACACAAGATATACAATCCTTATTACAGCGCCTTGCTTCATCATTGGACATTTCTTCCTGATATGGATACTGATAAGGTCAAGCCGTGGGATAGTGTTAGTAACCGTAACAAGAATCTTAAATACAAAGTTAAGGTTAAGAGAGGAGCTAATAACTGGTATTTTTCTGGAGGTTTTAGATGGGCTTTTAAGAAGTTTGGGGGCGAGTGTAGTACATTCTGGCATTGTCTATGGTATAAACCATTTATATTCTTAGCAGATAGGGTATATCATCCATATGTATGTAAATGGTTTGGCATTAAAGTCAAAAATAATTCTTATTATTGTCTTGGATCTACAAATGAAAAATCATGGTACGGTCCTAAGTTCAGAAAGAGGTTGGTTAGTAAGTTTAACAAATCTTTGGAAGGAGGAGAATTATTCATGCCTCATCTGGTTTTTCTTCATGGATGTGAAGACGTTGATGGAAGTAGCTTAGAGTCCTACCTTAAGGAATGGGAATGGGATGAAGTTAATTCTCATATAGAATTTTTAACTTTGTGCAATTGGTATAAAATATTTTTTGGCAATGAAAATATATTATAAATCAAAAATAGCTAAGTTATTCACGTTCATTGACGGCTACAAAACAATTATGCTGTTTGGAGCAGTATTTACCGAACGTGATAGTATATCATTGAGAACCGAATATCACGAGGAGGCACATTGCAATCAGTATCATACGTTATTTTATTTTGGTATGTTTATATCATTGCTTACAATAGGATTATGTCTCTTATTCGGTAATGTAGGATGGTGGATGTTGTGGCTGTCTCTTATTCCGATATTTTTATACTATTCATGGTATTTAATTGAGTACCTGATTAGGTTGTGCATGTATCGCGATCATGACAAGGCGTATCATAATATCGTATTTGAAAGAGAAGCATATAACTTAGAAAAGTATTGGAATCGGCATGATGTTTTGAGGAAGGAGTCTGAAGGGTTTAGTTTCCTCGGTTATTATAGGAAGGAGTATTTTTATGAGTAGGAGAAGATATTTTGAGGAACAGAGATCTGGTAATGAAGCCATTTATCATTGTGCTGAAATTGATACCGATCATGATACTTATTTTGAGGTGCTTGATTTAATGAGTAAAGATGAATCCGATACAGTTAGCCCAGATAAGGTTAATAATGTATTGAATCAGCTTAGGCAAGGGTCATGTTTTAACATTCATACTCAGAGTATAGTTTCTTTTGAGGTTATAGAAAAGAGAAGTAATGCTATATTTATCAAATTTAATCCAACTCCTGCTCCAAGTGAACAACATGGCATTATATATAGGTTTCAGATAAACAATAAAAAATATGTTTTTATGTTTTCTAATAATTATGATGGCAAGAGAGATCTTATACAAAACGCAGATGAGGATGTTGATTGTATGACATATGCCAAGGATACCAGTTTATATTCTAATGATTCTTTCTTTGTATTTGTTTGATTATCTATATTAAATATAATTATATGATTTACAATAAGTTATTATACATAGGGGGGGGGGTAATTCCTGATATATTATGAGGCGTCGTTTTTTTGATAAAAATAGGGAGCTTGAGGACTTTCTTATAAGGTTTTATCCGGCCGGTAATTACACATGGATAGTTCCTGATGGCTGTTTTCTCGTAGACGTTTTTTTAGTTGGAGGCGGAGGTGGCGGTAGCTCTGCCGGCGGTGGAGGTGGTTATACCAAGACCTTCAAATCTGATAGCGAAGGCTGGAAAGACGGAGAAGCTATTGCTGTAAAACCAGGTCAATCTATTTCTATAACAGTAGGAGAAGGAGGAGCAGAAGTTTTTCAAGCCGAACAAAATTCTCCTGGTAAAGATGGTGGTTATTCTCAATTCATGAGCTCGTCTTATAGAGCAAATGGAGGAAAGGGAGCTAATAAATGGAAGGGAGGAGATGGTGGTAGTGCCGGCAGTTCGTCATATACACAAGATGGTGCTTCGGATGGTGGAGACACTAATGGAGAAGAGTATGGAGTAATTAAAGGTCAAGGTCATACTACCAGGGATTTTGGAGAATCCGGCGGTAAAAGAAATGCCGGTGGTGGAAGTGGAGAAACTAACACCGGAGTAGTATTTCAAGGCGGAATATCTGATTACAGTGAAGGATCTGGAACAGGAGGGTCAACAAACGGATCCGGTAAAGGAGGCGGAGGTTATGGCGGCGGAGGCGGCGGCGTCAGATACTCTATGGTTTATGCTGGAGCTGGTGGTGATGGCACTGTGTTGATTAGGGGTAAAAGATATAAGACAGGGTGATTATCTGCCATTTTGCACTCACTTTGAAAGCCCATGATTAAATCTCTTTTGCTATCTTTGTGACAAACAGTTACAAAGATGGCATCAGAAGATAACAGAAACATAGCGGTTCCTCAAACAGGTATGAACCGAGATCTGCATCCGTCGAGTCTTACGGATCAGCATTATACGTTTGCCTTGAATGCCAACATCGAATCTGAGGATGGTAATGTTGGGATGAGATCTAATGAGCACAGTAATCTTAAATGCATTGATTTCGATGGGTTTAAGGTTATTGGTTACAAGAATGATCTTACTTCAGGCAATATCTATTTTTTTATAACAAATCCTGAAACAGGCGTATCTAAGATAACTTATTTCAAGCCTGAATCCGATACAAGTATCTTATCCGATTCCGATATAGAATCTATGGTAGAAGGATCGGAGTCGTTGTGTTCTGGCATGAAAACCCTGCTGGAAGACAACGAGCAAGATCCGTGCCTTAAATTCTCTATCTATCATCCTATAAAAACCATAGAAATAAAGACAGAGAAATGTGGGAAATGCATTTACTGGACTGACGATTATAACCCCCCCAGGTATGTTATTGTAGATAAGGCCCTGACTCCTGATGATGAAGGTGATATATGGTATCATTATCATGGGTATAAGATATGCGATAAAGAATATGATAGGGACAAGTTCATGCAGGAGAATGGTTGTTTTCTGGCTTGTGAGAAACTTAGGGTGTTTTCGCTACTGGATCAGCCATGTGTAGAGCCGGTACAGATAGAGTACGGGGGCAGCCTACGAGCTGGCGTGTATCAGTTTGCTGTGGCTCTGTGTGATGAATTTGGCAACGAGAAAACAAACTACACATCACTTACAAATCCTGTACATGTATTTGACGAGCAATATATCAGGATCAATGACGGTAAATGGGGAGAGAGAACTAATCTTGGTATAAGACTTAAGGTGTCTAATTTGGATAGACAAGTTAGTCATTACAAGGTGGCTGTTATTCAAAACACTGTTGGATATAATGGTGAAACACAACCTGTAGTCGATTATTTCATAGAAGGGATTCATCCTATTACAGAGAAAACTATATATTATTATTCCGATCTTAATAATAAAAGAACTACATTTGAGCATATTTCTTTGAAAAGGGCTGTGTACAACACATCAAGAGGAATAGTATCGGTTGGAAACCGTCTTCTTCAATATGGTCTTACGGCAGAAAAAGAATGGAATTTACAGCCTGTAGTTTCTCTCATGGGCCATTTCCTTCAATGGCAGGCGTCGGTAGCCCACGAAGACCTGTATAAGGATGGTAATGCTTGTTCGTTGTATGTGGGGTATATGAGGAATGAAGTATATCCTTTTTCTATATCGTTTAAGACTTCAACCGGATACAAGACTCCAGCATTTGTCTTGATTCCCCCTCCTTCTGATAAGGCAAGAGAGGAAATGAACAAAGACAGTATCCCATACCAGTCTATAAACGCATATGCTCCGAATTGTTCAGGAGTGGAAAGGGAATATGTATGGCAGTATAGCAATACGGCAGGAGATGGGGTATTGATTGACGACGATGCGGTTGTTATAGATGAAGAACAGAAAGAGTGTAATAACCCGGCTACCGTAGGTCAAACTGTTATAGTGGAAAGCAATTTCGCTACTTTTAAAGGGAAATCAAGATTTATTATCGATTATGATGATATTGTAGGAACCCCTATAAATTATTTGTCTGAAAATATAGGTCTTGTAGCTTGTAACAATAAGGAGAATGGAGACAATGAAAGACAGATATGCGATATAGCTACCAATTACAGAGAAGACGGAGCACAGGATTATATGGAACCAATTGATCATATTGGGTTACCAGAAATGGAAGGGGACTGCGAAGTTCCCCATCGTCAAGAATCTATATTGTCTGCTCCAGTTCCTTTAATAACAGGTCTTGTGGAAGATTATATATATAAGGTTCTTAGTGAAATGGAACATGTCTCTACAGATTATCTATACACCACAGGAGGAGAGAGTCAGAATAAGTATTCTGTGTTGTTTAACTATGAGACAATGGACTCTTTATCTGAATGGATGGAGGAAGCATTTTTTGGATATAGCGCTGGCAGCATATCAGGTGATGGCAATCAACATCTTTGTTCTGAGTTTTATCCATATTTACAACCTGGATCTGTTTTAAAAACCGTATCTGATGCTATATACGTATTAGATACCATGCCTTGTACATGCGGATGTTATATTGAGAGTTATTGTTCTGATCCTACTGTGTCAAGAACTGATTATAACAACTTTCAAAATTATAATTATCTTCTTGGAAGTTATATTCTTCATATAGATGGATGGAGTCAAAGGATAAATGGTGTGGGAGATTGGAGAGCCGGCAGATCTACCAGTACGGTCATAAATAATCAGTATAGATCAAAGAACGGGCCCAGGTATTGTATTGAGCAATTTTGGCCTGAAGCTTCTGAGAAGTTGCAAGATATGATATATAAAAAATCAGATACCGGTATAGCTGAAACTGATTGGAAATTTGAGGGGTATGTGAACAATGCTACATTTAATAATCCTACGGGGGATAAGCTTAATATTGGATTCGCATCTGAATTTGTGGTATGGAAGTTTGTCAGAAATGTAATGACAAATGCCAGGTTTATCAGAATCAACAGACCAGAAGAGTGGGACATAGAAGGTTATAAAGATGAGAACAAAGTTCTTTATCTTGAAGCTCTTGGAAAGGTAGATGGCATAATGGATGCTGTGTCTACCAATTACGTTCGTGTTTCTTTTTGGAAGGATGTTGAAACATGGTCCCCTCTTGGAATAGTACCAGTTGAATTTGATAGACCTGAGTATGAATCATCTCATTCTGTTATTATTAACATAGCAAAACCAGCTTTCGGAGAAATAAATGAAGAGTTTTTTGATTCTATAGGTCAAAATTATTTTTATGTTACAATAGAATCTCCTATTGTGGCAGTTCCTTGGATAATGGCGTTTAGACAAATTCAATTTTGTTCTTATAAAAATTATGATACCCCAGAAGAAGAGGAAGAAGAAGGGAAGAAGCCTTCCCGTGCTATTCTTGGAGTCGCTTTTGCTACGGGTAAAACCATATATCCTTATATTTTTGGTGTAAGAGAAAAAGAAATAAATAAGGTTGATTTGTCTGTTGATTCAATAACATTAAGATCAACAGTCGTATTTGCATCAAAATGTCAGACATGTGGAGATAGGCCCATCAATTGTAAGCCTCGTCCTTATAAATACGGAGATTTTGCATATTGGGAATCATCTGAGAAATATCCTGCTAATTTTGAACTTTATGATAGTAGTAGGATGAAAATAGACACAGGCAGATCTTATGATGATCCAAAAAAATCAGAAGCTTATTCTAATATTATGAATAAGTTGACAGAATATTATGGTGCTCCTTTGTCAGACAAAGATGGATTATCTTATTTCAAGGGTCATTCTTATGGAGGAGTAGATACTTCTACCGTATTTTGCCAACAACCTATACGTCATTACCGGTTCCCAGATAATAAGCATATACCTTTTATGAACAGTGATGAACGTGGGTATGACATAGCTTCTGAAATATATCCGGTAGGTATTATGGTAGATGAGAACACCATACAAGTGTTTTTGGATTTTGCGGTAGATTCTGGTTTGATTACGCAACAACAAAGAGATACGATTGTAGGATATGAACTGTATCGTGGAGATAGGAGGCTAAATAGGTCGGTTGTGGCTTCAGGATTAGCCTATGATATGCTTAGATACATAGGAGATGATGGTAATGTGAATATCTATCCTAATTACCCATATAATGACCTATCACAAGATCAATATAATTATACGTCTGGCAAAAGAAACGAGTTTATATCCCATCCTTTCGACAAAGGAGGAAACGTGTGGTATTCATTCTGTTCGCCTGATATTTATTTCAACAAGCCCGAACTTCCAAATGAAGTATGTATAGACGGGTTTCAAAGAGGAATGTCTGTGGGCAGTTTCGTACCTGTAGAAGATCATCCAAAATGGACTATTTTAGGTCCTGCCGCATACACGATGGCTGCGTCACTTGCCGCAGTTGAATCAAGTGCCACAATAGCCGCTATGATAGCAGAAGAGCTTCAGATAAGGGCGCAGTCTGGATACATAGGAGGGTCGGCCGGTCTTACCGGAGGAGGATTCCTAACGAATTTAAGTGTGGCCATGCTGTTTTCTTCAATGGTGTCAACCATCAGTCAAACTCTTGCTAAGGGCCCGATATTGTACGGTAAGTACCGCTATGATTGGCTTAATACGTTTATAAACAATGGACCAAGACGTAATCATGCATGGTATTATACTTCTGTAGGATTATATAATTCAATGATAGGTATAACAGACCAGGATAAGTATGAACGAAATTTTGCTCGTGGTTTATCTTCTGTTAAGTACATGAAGTCCGGTGTATATCCTATGATGGATGCCAGTATGTCATCTAAATGGGGAACCGGTAAAAACGATAATGAGGGACGATTCTTATTTGTTAATAATATAGATCGTGAATCTTCGTTATTTTTATCATTTGGTGATCCAGGTGAAAAAGGAGATGGTAAATCGAAATATTTATTGGAATATCCGAACTATGTCTACAACTACGACAGTAGCCGTATAGATGATTCAGTTATTGCTGGAAGCGATGTTGTAGCAGGAAGAACATTCGAACAATCCAAATCAGTTTCATACATTTGCTCTCCGTATATGAGGCTTATGCGATATAGGCCGGATCAATATGGTCAAATAGAAGATATAAAGTGGATTTCTATAGGAGGGTGTGGCTTTTTCACTAATGAAAAGAAACTGATGTTCGGTGGCGATACGGTGATAACCAGATTTTCGTTAAAGAGAAAATTTCCTATTTTTTATAATAGCGCTTTTGGTATTGGAGATATGATACCTTTCCCTTATATGGATTACAGAAATGTAGGGTATCCAAGATATTTCGTTAATTATGATACTGGAGAAGATGCTCTTGAGACCACGGATAACGAACGTTTTAATAGCTGGACTTCTTCGAATAAGGGAAGATACGCTTTTTATCCAAACAGGAAGAGTTTATACGAATTGAATGGCGACACATCAGGCAAGTACGTTAATGGAAGATTTTACACATGGTTCTATGGGATACCTCAGTTCCTTGTAGAGTCTGAAATAAATTGTAATTTCAGATTAGAGGGACCTCAGCCCCATGAATTATTCTACCCAAAAGTAGGAGATTTCGTTTGGTGGACACAAGAAAAGAACGTATCTATCCATAGGGACAATGATTATAAGATAAGTCCTATCTACTCATCAAGAATGACATTAACACCTAATGTATTGCCGGCAACATACGAACGTCGTTTTTATGATTGTGCTTACCAGCGACCTAATGGTGTTATATGGAGTAGGGCTGACGTATCTGAAAACAGTCAAACAGATCCGTGGCTGACGTATAAGCCTATGGACTATCATGAGTTCCCAACCAGCAACGGGAAGCTTATTCACATGAAGCGTATCGAGTCTAATCAGATTCTTGTCAGGTTCGAGGACCAGGTTTCACTCCATAACGCCATAGACGTAATCAAGGAACGCACCTCCCCAGGGCAGGCTGAGATGGGCACCGGCGGTCTGTTTGCGTCCCGGCCTCTGGAGTACAACACGACCGACCTTGGTTATTCTGGAACCCAGAGCACTGAAATAATTAGTTCAGAGTTTGGTCATTTCTGGGTAGATACTAAAAGAGCACAGGTGTTCATGACCGATCCAAACGGACGTAATCTTAAGGAACTTAGTGTAGGTATCAGACATTGGCTTAAGCGTCATCTTCCGTTTAAGATTCTTAGATACGGAATAACTAATATCTTAACCGGTACAGAAATGACAGAAGAAGATACGGATAATAAATTTATCGGTCTTGGTCTGTCTCTTGGATGGGATAATAGGTATAAGAGGGTACTTATCACGAAAAAAGATTATATACCTGTTAAGAACCCGGCATATTATAAATATGATGGTGGAAGGTTCTTATACAATGAAACAGAGGTACTGTCAAACGATAAGGAAATATCTTTAAAAGACGAACAATATTTCAAGGACGTGTCGTTCACTATCGGATATTCGTGTCTGAAACAAGAATGGATATCGTATTATTCGTTCTGCCCTGACTATTATATAGAACAGCAACAATATTTCCAGACAGGAATAAACTTCCCGGCATCAGATGAAGAAGGTGGCTTATGGAGTCATTTGCTGACGAATAAGAGCTTCCAAACGTTTTATGGAACAACATATCCATTTATATTAGAAGTGCCGATAAAAGAGAAATATAACGGTTCTACGCTGGCTTCTGTTGAGTATGAGCTTGACGCAAGGAAATACGTTGATGATGTGAATTACACACTTGACAGGAAAGTAGGTTTGGATACGATAACTATCTACAACGACACAAACAACTCAGGTGAAATTCATCTTGTTCCAGAAGAAAAGAATAATTTAGCGCAACGTATATCGTATCCGAAGATCGTAGGCGACCATACCGAGGTCCTGGATACTGAAGTATATAGAAGACATAAGTTAAACGACTTCTTTAATAGGGTTGACGATGACCGATCTGAAACACCTATCTGGATCAAGGACGATAACGATATAAATAAGTCAGTTAATCCTGATTCTCTTAATTTCAGACGGTCATGGCTGGATAGGTTAAGAGGAAGTTGGATGCTGATGAGGATAAAGAAAGTAATTAGCAACCGAAAGATTATATTCCAGTGGTTAATTTCTGAAGATAAGATTGATAATAGATAAATTACAATATTTAATAAGTTGGAAATAAGTAGTTTTTATTTTGTGATTTAATAATAGTTTAATATATTTTTAGCGCCTATCGATCCATCGCGGACAGATAGGCGCTTATTTATTAACAATAAAACGATGTAAAATTATGAAAAGTAACGTGTTATTGCAATCAGAAAGCAGAGAATTGTTGGGTAGGAACATCTCTGTTATGTCAAAAGACGGTTTTGTGTGTATAACAGAAGTAATGGAAGCTTTGACTGAAAAGAGGGAAAAACAGGGTTTGGCTCCAAAAAGATTAGATGATTTAATGAGTACAAAAGGATTTCAAGAGAAAATGTATGCTTTAGTTAAGAGACTGAATATAAACAATATATGTACTGCGGTAAAAATCGCAGTACAAAAAAACGATCTGTGTATTAGCAAGTTGACTGATCTTAAAAAATATCATATGGCTTACAGAAAAGGAAAAGGAAAAGATCAGAAATGGTTTGTGGATCCTTATTTCTTTGTAATGGTTGCATTGGAATTAGATCCAGATATATATGCGAGTGTGGTTATATGGCTTACTGATGGCCTTATCAAGAATAGAAATATGGCAGGTGATGCTTATATAAGAACATGTAAATCTGTAGGATCACTTGTAAAAAACAAAAATGAATTATCTGATAAGATAAAAAGGATAGCAAAGGCTATTAATTTTATTGTATTCAATAAACATGAGGATGGAATAAGAAATATGGCAACGGAAGAACAACTTAATGATATAACGGAATTGGAAATAGCCATAAGTTCGATAATAGACGGAGGATTTATAACAAACTACAATGATCTTATATCTTATTTAGGCAAGGAGTGGAAAAAAAGATGGGGTAATCCAATTATGGTTCTAAAATAATTTATTCAAATTAATCTATGTTATCAGCAGCAAGTTCTGCGGATATAAGAATATGATTGAAGAAATTAGGAAGATTAAAATCTAAATCTTACATTTGTATCGTTTTCATAATAAGATTTCCATTATAATAAGCCGGAGAATGGATGGTGGCATTCTTCGGCTATTTTATTTATGATTATTTAACCAAAAAAAACAACCATACTTTAGAAGGTGGATGAATTGGTTTGATTAATTTTGAATCAAAATTACAGATAAAAAAAATGATTTCCTACAAATACAACATCTATCATTCAAAGAAAACGAAGTATCTTGACAAGATGCTTCGTGAATGTTGTTTTGTATGGAATCACGCTTTAGCTCTACAACGTAGGTATCACAAACTGTTTGGGAAATATATATCAATTGGTAAAATGAAGAAGTATTTTGCCAAAAGAATTAAAAGAAATCTTCTTCATTCTCAAACAACACAAGAAATACTTGAACGTCTTGATGAATCTTATAATCGTTTCTTTAAAAAGTTGGCTAAACGACCACCTAAGTTCAAAAGAGCTGATTGTTTCAACTCTTTTGTTTTCAAACAAGGAGGTTTTACCCTGAATGGTAATTGTCTAACAATTAACAAAGGAAAGAAACGATTTAGATTCTCATACAGTAGACCTTATGAAGGTAATGTTAAACAAATTAGAATAGTTAGAGAAACCTGTTCACGTTTTAGTTTGATTATAGTTACAGACCATAATCTTATAAACTCTTATAGAAAGACACATGATGGTGCATCTATCGGATTGGATTTTGGGCTGAAAACTTATCTAACTAAAAGTGATGGGAACAAAATTGGGTCTCCTCTATTCTTCAAACAATATCAAAACAAGATTAGAAAACTAAACAAACGGTTTTCTAATGCAAAGAAAAAATCCAATAATAGAAGAAGGAGACTGTTTGAACTACAACAAGCGTATCGTAAAATAAACGATCTTCGATCAGATTTTCAATGGGGATTAGCTCATGATTTGTGCAAACAATATGATTATATTTTTATTGAAGACCTAAACATTGGAGGAATGAAGCGTTTGTGGGGAAAGAAGGTTTCTGATCTTAGCCATTCTTCTTTTATTGATAAGCTAATGTATGTTGCTTCAAAGTATGGAGTGATAGTACACAAGATTGACAAATGGTATCCTTCTTCCAAAACTTGCGAATGTGGCTGCATTAATAAAGGGCTGTCGTTACGCGACCGCACGTGGGCGTGCCCGGCGTGCGGCGCCATTAACGACCGTGATGTTCTTGCAGCTCGTAATATACTTCGGAAGGGTATTTCCGAATTGGAGAGTATGGGTAATTCCAGCGGTAGAAATACCGGGGTTCCATACGTTTGTATCCAAGAATCCCATTTGCTTTAGCTATGGGAGTATGTCATTGTAAGTATCTTAATATTAACTACAGTTTTGACGCCGGAGAAGATGAACATGCCGCCTATCTGATGGGATGGTTAGTTGATAGGGTATGTGATGCTTACCACAAATTTAAGAAGGAGGAAGAAAAATGAAAGAAAAAGAATTTGATTTTGTGATATATCCACTAAAGTTGATTATCACCATAGGGTTAGATTACAAAACATTGTGTGATCGTTTTGAGAATGCAGAACCGGATCATGAAGGAGAATGGGGAGATGAAGGCGATTTAGATTCAGAAGTATCTTTTATGAATCTTGTTCGTGATAAGAGAGATGATAGAGCTTTTAAGTTATTATGGAATTTTCAAAGCGAGAATGATATGACTATACAAAACATATGTCATGAATCATTTCATATTACAATGTCGGTATGCCAACATTGTAATATGTCTCTTGGTTTTAAAGTGGGAGAAGATGAACACGCGGCTTACATAGCTGGATTTGTTGGTAATTGCGCAGGTGAAATGTTTGGATTCTTAGAAAAAGAGAAAGATGGTAAAGAAGAGTAAGTCAGATTGGAGGCCTTCAAAAAATATTCTTAAATATTTGAAGTCGTGGGAAAAATTTAGGTCAAAACCGTATGACGATGGTGAAGGAAATATTACTGTCGGATACGGATTTAACTTGCCTCACCTTCTTAAAAAATACAAGAAGGGTATAACGGAAGAGCAGGCGGACAAAGAATTTGCAGGTGTAGTAAATACGTTCGTTCCTGAGTTTAGGAAACTTACTCCAAACTTTGATAGTCTAAACAATAATCAGCGTGATGCTCTTTTTAGCTTGTATTACAATGCCGGTGCTGATACTTACATGAAAAGTCCTATGCTATTCAAATATCTTAAAGAAGGAGATTTTGATAAGGCGGTTAAGGAAATAAATCATGACGAATGGAAAGACGACATGGATGGCCAGAAGAAGCGCCGGGACTTCGAGCGCCGGGTGTTCTCTACACCGACAGACCAGCCTTGGACGGTGGATGACGACAGCAACTATGTCCTGGTTGAAAACAAGCCTGTAGAGAACGAATCTGTAGGAGAAGGTACTAATGATTCGAAGTATGAAGACGCTCGTCATGTAGCCGCAAAATACGGTGATACAGGGTATGTAGGTAGAGGCTATGATGGCAAGAAGGTTAGAGTATCTGATTCTATTATTGAGTCGGTAGGGATATCCAATAATGCCGATCCTAATAAATGGTATGAATCCGTTAATCCAATATTAGACACTGATCCTATTAGTTTGATCGCCGATTTTATACCTACTGTGAAACGAATGTTGGATCCTAATAGGGAGCGATCTGGAAAAGATACGGCTACTGACTTCGAGGAAAAGATGTGGAAGGCTTATACGGATGGGGATATAAGTAGGCTGCCGGCAAGCAAGTATCGTTTTGATGACGATGATGATGATGCTCAGTACGTAGGATTGCCTCAAGAACAAGCTATTTTGATACAATCTTTATTAGATAAAGAGTATATGAACAACATGCTTGACGAGGCATATAAGGATGCTGATGAAAAAAGTAAACAAAAAATAAGAGATTATAAGAAGGTACTTGATAAACTAAATAAAAATATATTTGAAAATCCAGGAAAATGGATTTTGGTAAATGAAGGCGTAAGTCCATTTAGAGAAGAAGTATATGGTGACAATTTTGAAAAAGTAAACGAAACTTCTGGATTGGGTGCGTTGAAGAATTTCAGTGTAAGATGGGATCCGGATGCTGGTATGTTGGATGTGAAGGATGATTATGATTTTAGTCGAAAGAAGATAGCGGAAGACATCATACCGGAAAGGGATGTCCCTCTTAGAATAAGAGAACGTATCAAATACGATCCTAAAAAAGGTAGTGTGCTTCGAAATAATGACAAGGCTTTACCTAAAAGGTTTGTAAGGAAATACGAAGAAGGTGGAGAAGCTAAGTATGAATATGTAGCATCCAGAGATAATACATCAGTGGGTTCAAGTGGAATAAATGAAAATGCTAATTATGGCACGATCCCTGTTGATGGTGTGGATATCAACGAAATTGTAGCTGGGGGCATTCCCGTAGTAGGTGATATAATGGACGTCAAGGATGCGTATGATTCTTTCATAGATAGAGATGCGCTTGGAATGGTTATGGCCGCTATGGGTCTTATTCCTTTTGTAGGAGGTATATCGAAAAAAGCAATGCAAGCGAAAAGAGCTACTAAAAAACTATCTCAAAGAGATAAAGAACTTTTAGGATCGTTGCCTGAATATGCTAAACCAGCATCTCCTATAGGCGAGGCATGGGAAAATCATAAAAAGCGACTTTTCTCTGGAGCCTATGAAAGACTTACTGGGGAGAAGTTAAGGATGAAAAATGGGGAGCCAGATCCGGATATGCTTGATACCAACATATATGATTGGGATGATCCGAAAGTTTTCAGGGATGCAAAGTATTTTTTGGGAGATGAATACTCTGATGATGAGATAAAGGAGATAATAGATGGAATATATGGATATGGGGTATTAAATGGAAATATAATCAGGTCTAAAAACGTTGATGAGTTTATTGATTTATTTCTTGAAGGGAACCCTAATATATCCAACAAAGATGTAGAGAATTTCATAAAAAGTCATGAAGTGGAACACAAAATTCATTACCCAGATTCAGGCGCAGATAAAAACGGATTTGATTTGAATAAGATAGATGATGATGAAGTAAAAGATTATTTCAAAGAGGATCATTTTACGGAAATGGCGGCCAGAGGAACTCAGATTAAAAATTATTTTGGTTTGACCGATGATGCTCAAGAAGTGACGCCTGAAATGTTAGAATATGCAGCCAGAAATTACTTGAAGGATTATGGGTATGATAATGAGATGAAAGAATATTTTGAATCCATATCAGACTATAAAAAGGCTGCCAAATGGATAACAGATCACGCCTCGGTGGGATTAGGGGCCTACTATGTAGGGGATAGGATTGCTGATCCTAAAAAAGAAAAGAAAAGAAACGGAGGGAAGCTTACTCCATACAAGGCTGGTTTTCGTTTTATTGATCATAAAAAAGAATACGGAGATCCGAAAGATGCATCACATAGATTACCCGGTAGGAAATTCATGTATTTCTACGAAAACGATAAGCCGAGTAAAAGCATTGTGTTTGCTGAAGAAGGTGGCGTAATTGGCAAGCAGCGTGAAGCATATGATTACTTTACTAATAAGCGAGGTATGTCTAAAATACAGGCGCTTGCCATCATAGGTAATCTCATGGCTGAATCCGGTCTTAAAGACGACATATACGGAGACAACAAAACATCATATGGCATACAGCAATGGCACAATGAGCGCATGGATAAGTTATTCAAGCGCGCCAAAAAGAAAGGTCATTCTACACCAACATTCAAAGACCAACTTGAGTTCTTAGCTGACGAATACGAAGGGAAGACCGGATATTCTAATTTCTTATACACAAGAAAAGGAAAAGAAGGACCAGGGTATTACAACTATAGCCGGCAGGATTTTATGAACGCCGATAACCTTAAAGATGCAGTAATAGCTTGGAACCAAGGAGCAGGACGTCCTCATAAAAGTGTCATAAGAAATGATGACCGTTATAACTATGCTATGGAAGTTGCTAAAAATCTTGGTTTGGATATTGAAGAAAATTCCGTGTCTTCGTATGGTCAAATGGGATTCGGAGATGATGGAGAAATAGCAGCATCGGTAACACTTCCAGAGGTAGAAGTGGCAGCCGCCCTCCCTAACCCGGAAGCCCCGTCCCAGGAGGGACAGTCCGAGGAAGAGAGATTCCGTACATGGACTGAAACGTATGGTAAGGACATCATAAATCATTTACTGACGTTAGACGGGAAAAAGGATGGTGATGACAGTGATTACAATATGCTGTATAAACAGCGTGAAAAAGAAAGCGAAGAAGATAAGAAAATGGCTTTGATTAATGCCGTGCTTCCCAATATACAGCTTCGCATTAAAGGCGTCACCGAAAATTAGAACAAGAGGTATTTTTTTTCTTCATTAATAAAGCGAAGCCGGATTTGAGACTCGTTACACGGATACCGAAGGTTGAAGAACGATATCAAGATGATCCGGCTTTTTTGTGCGATTTCGTGAAGGATGGAACTATCATCGTCTTGGTTTAACAGAACAGACCTACGTACCTCCACTGTCCTGACGGGCATGGACGCCCGTCTCGCCTACCAGCCTGCCTAATTCTCCACTGGCTACCTAATATAACTATTAACGTCACTCCATCACCTATCTCCCTTCAGTCGATAGGTTCAGTCGTTTTTTAAATGTTATACGTTCTTTCGCATCGTTCCCTTCGGTCACGATACTCAATCTTTTAACACAATTAGGCGAACAATACAATGACGGAAAAAGTAATTTGTCAATCCGTTCACTCACTTAACTCCCTTCGGTCGTCAAGTTCATTCACTGTAAACAATTATATGAATAAATGATAAAGTATATAAAATAATATAAATAATATAATGGATAAGATCATTGAAAATGGTCTTAATATTAAGGAAAACGAAGACTATTCATAGGCGTAGTTTTAATTCAAGATTTGTTGTCCCACCACTGACGGTCAGGCGGTTACGTTTAGATCCGTTATTTCGTCTCTTTTCCAAACTGTCATAAAATAAAAAACCTTGTATCCTATTTCTCTCAAACCGGATACAAGGCAGTGCATTTTCTTCTTTGAGCGTATGATAAAAAACCATATATTTGCACTAAACAACAAAAACAATATGGAGACAAAAATAACTGAAATAATGAATCCTCACAAGTTACACGACAAGCTCTTCAAGAAAGAGCAGGTCTCTCCGATAGAAGTTATATACAATAGCTTCAGCAACTTAGGGTACAATGTAGTACGCCGTCCAGCCGGTCAGTGTTTAGGCAATTTGAGATATTTTAATCTATTTTATGACAAACATACTCATCATTTCTATCAGAAAAACAGGAAGTTGAGATATTGTAGTAATTTTCTCATATCTGATTATTGGAAAGATAGAGTGCGATGTTTCATAGTTTGGAACTTTGGATTTGGAAGATTCTTTCCGTACAATGACTTTATTGAGGCTATGGTTTATGATTATCTTCGATATGGGAGAAAGTCAGTTCCTTATCTTAAAAGCGTGCAAGAGGCTGAAGAAAAGTGTGTAAGGTTCTATATCCGGTCTCAGATAGACGCGCTTCGTAAGGAAGGATATGCCGCTTATCGGGCTAAGTTCAAGGAAGAACGTCCTCAGTATTTCATCGGAGACGATAGGACGGTGTTTAGATGCCTTGACAGCTCTTTAAAAAGAGAAGAGAAGATTGCTGCATGCGTAGCCCACAAAAGGGCCTTAAAAGAAGGGATAATGACTTCCTTCATTAATCACCTTAAGAAACATCCTACCACTTTATATTCGTGGTTTTCATCAGAGGTAGATAGCGAAGGAAAGAATAGGCTCTGTCTATCTGAAAAGGCTGTTTCGTATTTGAATAAGAGACTGGTTCGCAATGGGTTAAAGTCTCTTTCTGCATCATATCTTTTTAGAACGTTTAGAAAAATGGTGAAGATCTTGTTCGGTTCCAATGTCAGGTCGTTTTTGAATAGCTGTCTGATGTCTGTTTCAACAGAAGAGGTTTTAACCAAATCTATGAAGAAAATAGTTTCCAAGACAGTGCTGTTTTTGTACAAGAGAGCGCTTAAGAACTATCGCCGGGCATGCGGTCTTAAGTACGACCCTGATTCGGGCGGTTTGTCTGTCATACGTCCCTGATTTTTAAACCTGTTGCATAACGTTGGATTTTTTCGTTCGTTTCTCTTATCTTTGTGAAAAAAGATGATATGAGATTACGAATCATAAAAAATCGTCCGGTATTCGCTCCTGGTGGTAGTGTTCAGGATGTTACACAACAGGCTGATACGACATCTAATCCTTATATTGATATGGATATGTCCAATGTTCCTGGTATGAGTGAGATAAATTCGGAAATAGACATGATGGAGGCGGGATTTGACAATATTATAGGTCCTGACTATTCTACTATAAAAATGCAAGAACCTTCTATTCCGACTATGAATGTAAGTAATAACAATACGTTCGATCCTAAGTCTATGCCCAAAGGAACTATTGTTAGTGTTGATAAAGAAGAAAATCAATCAAAAGAAAAGCGATCACAGGATGGAAATCCTCTCGATCCTATGACTATCCCATATTACTCACCCGACCTAACCAGCAGAGCTCAAATGTTCGGTACAAGTCTTGGCCGGATAAGAGCCGGTAATAAGGTCGGTGCTAATGTGGCTCAAGCTGCCTTGTCTGGTGTTAGTTTAGGATTAGGTCTTACCCGTAATATCATGGGAGCTTCATCTGCTGCGTATGCAGCCAGCAGAGACGAGCAGGCAGCGAGGGAAAAACTTGCCAAGGAGCGTCGTCAGCAATTCATCAAGTGGGAACGTGAAGGTGGTGGCGTGAATTTAGGTAACGGTCAGAAGATGGATACGTCTGATATGACCGGCGAATATATTTATCCTCTTCCCAAGTCTATGGAAGATGCTGCGAATGTAGAGATAGAGAAAGGCGAGTACGTGCTGACTCCTGACTCCGTAGGGCCTATGGAAGCCAAAGGGAACAGACATGAAAATGGTGGCACTCCGGTTGATTTGCCAGAGGCTTATATTGTTTCCGATTATCGTAAGATAGATGATGAGTTTGCCTCTTACGTTAGAGAAAATTATGGTATTAAGGCAACGTCTAAAGATACGTATGCTACACTCCTTGATCGATATAAGAAGAAGATCGGTTTGTCTGATAAGTACGAAGATCAGGAGCGTGTATATAAGAGATTAGAGAAAAATGAAGATGTAAAAGATAAAAATACATCTAATCTTAATGCTTCTATTCTTTCCAAGTACGTCAATGAAAACCAGAAAGAGATAGACGAGCTTGAAGCACAATTTCGTTCTTTCGCTGAAATCGTTTATGGCAAACAGGAAGAATCTAAGCGTAACGAGAAGATGGATGCTTTTTTCAGGGATGGCGGGGTTGTTGATCTGAATCAGGTAAAGAAACAAGCTAAGGCTTTTAATATTGCAGAATCAGATGCTAAGAACTGGATATATGACGAGTATGTTAAGCAAACCAGAAAAATGGCTGAAGGTGGACCTACTCAGAAGGAGCTGGAGGAACTTAGAAAGAATGCTATCGGCTACAATAAGCTTATCAATCAGTTATTTGGACGAACTCTTAATATGACTGTATCTGATGTTAGTGGTCGTGAGCAGATTCTTAATCCTGATTCCAGTGTCAATGCCAACCAGAATCTCCAACATAGAAGCAATTTAGGATACGGCAGGGTAAATGATAAGGCGGTATCTAATTTGCTCGACATAAACCGATGGGCTAACAAGTACAATACGGATGGTGATTTTGATACAGAAGGTTTCCAGAAAGGATACAACAGGCAATTAAATGCATTGTGGGCGTTAGCTGATGTAGGCGCTATTACGAATGCTGATGCAGCCAAGAAATTCAGAGATGAATACGGATTCTGGGGCCAGGACGCCGGAAGCTACGGAGGGAATCAGGCTTATAATTCATTTGCCGTAGATGATAAGTTTGGTCAGACAACAGCTACTCGTTCTTATTATGGGTTGGATGTTGTTTCGGCAGAGCAAAAAAGATTGTTAAACGAAAAAGGGATAAAGAATTATGTTGACTTATTTGGTGATAAATCTGATGCCGCTAAGAAGATTCTGGGCTCCGATTATAATAAGTTTGTTGCTTTAAGAGATAGTGGGTTAATGCCGGAAATAGACTTCGTTCTTGAGTCTGTTAAACCAGAAATGAAGCCTATTGAGGCCGGTCCCATAGCACCAGGTCTTACACCTCCTAAGATTGGATCTCCTGGAAGGATAGAGGTAAAACCGAAAGCAAGTACGCCTACGACTGCAACCGACACCGATACAGAGGAGGTGGTTGAAGACAACGGACCTAAAGGACAGGACAGACCGGCGGCGTTCGGTCCTATCTTCCCGGAGATGCTGAGAACGCTTGACACTGGCTTGGAAATAGAAGGTCTAGAGAGGCATCAAGCACCACGTATAGACCCGGTTCTCCAATCGGCAGATCAGTACATTAATGAGCTCAACCGCGCGACATCGGCTCAGTTGGACGCAGTAGGTGACGTGCCCGACTCCCAGCGCTCTGCTATTCTGGCTAATATGAACGCCATAGCTGGAAGCAATATAGCTAAGTACGTTAATGAAGTAAATTTCAATAACGCAAGGCAAATAAACGAAGCTGACAGGTTCAATGAAATGGCTTATGTTCAGACAGATGATAAGAACATAGCAGAAAGGCAACGTTATGAATCTGGGTTGTTGAAAGCTATGGCTATAAGGGATGAAAATCTTGCTCGTTATTATGATAGTATAAACAGCGAGATACAGAATAAGTTTAATGTTCGTACATCGTTGAATACCATAGCTTCCATAGCTCCGAATATGAGAATGCTTCCAAGTGGCCAAATTATTTACGTTCAAGGTAATCAGGATGTGATGAATATGGGTGATTATTCCACTCCTTACTTGAGAAGTTTAAATGAAGAAGATGATGAAACTAAAAGAAGAAGGAGGACCAAATAGTGGCTTCACAGTATAGTATTTTAAGGCAATATGCCCCGTATGTTAGTCCTTACAACATAGATCTTGTTAAGGACGTCATGATGTACAAACAGCAGAAGGTTGATGCTGCTCGTGAAAAGATCTATACCCAGGTAGATTATCTTATGGGTCAAGAGATAGATAAGCCTGAAGCCCGCGCTTATATGGAAGATAAGATGTCAGGTGTGATTGCTAACATCAATCAAAAATTCAAAGGCGTGGATCTTTCTTCTGATGGTGTTACGAGAGCCATACAAGGAGAGATAAGTTCGGTGTTAGATGATACGGTCATTAACGCGATTGCCGGCACAAAAGAAGGCAAGAGGGTTATGAAGGAAATAGAATCTATAAAACAGAATCATCCTGAACTTTATTCTCCTATTAATGAATGGCATGCTTTGGACCCTTATTACAAATGGAGGTCAGATGGTAAAGCAGGATCAAGGCTGGGAGGTCTTCATTATTCTCCTTATGTCGATTATACTAAGGAGATAAATAAGCTGGTCAGTGATTTTAGGAAAAACAACGAAGGCAAGAAGATTCAGACAACAGAATATGATGTTAAAGGTAATCCTACTGGTGGAATCATAGAAGTCAACGTAGATGAGCTTACTGATTCCCAGATAAGGAATTTTGTGTCTGCTAACTTATCTGAAAACATGAGGAATCAGATGAGAATAGAAGCATCATACATGGCAGCTACCAATCCGGTGTTCAGTAATCCGGATTTGGTTAGTCAATACATTGGGTCTTATGTCGAAAGATACGATAGGCACATAGGAGCATTGGAAGCAAAAAAGAAATCAGTAGGGGATAATAAGGATATTATTGATCGTATTGACAGTCAGATACAGGAAGCTAAAAATCAGAAAGCAGAAGCCAAGAGGGAGGCAGATATGATAATAGCTTCATCAGATCCGGTAGCGGCTGCTAATTTTGTTGTTACCAATAATCTTTTCGATAAGATGACTGATGCATGGAGATACGACAATACAAGTTTTGAAAGGAAGAAAGATGATCTTTATTTTGCAAGGTTGGCAGAGGATAGGGCTCAGCAAAAGTTTTTGACTGATAATGCTAAGTCTATGGTTGAAATATCGTTGGCAAAAGAGCAACTTGCACAGGCTAAGATTGAAACCGAATACATGCGTACTTACGGTTCCAAGATGGGCACTAAAAGCTCATCCGGAGGCACAAGAGGAGCAGGCGGTGTAGGAGTGCCGATGGCTCCTATGGACGGGCCTACGGCTATCAATTCTGGAACGGGTAAGATAGGATCTGTTAATTTGGCTAATATCCCTTATGAACAACTCACATCTTCTTCCACAGAGCGTAGAGCAAATTTATTGAAATTATATAATTCATTATCTCCTACAGACAGAAGTAATATCGTTGCAGCATCATACGAAGAAGAAAAAACTGACCCAGGATTGTATGCTAATATGACTCCTGAAGAACGGATATATTCTTATTTAAAAAATAATGGAGGTCAGAAAAACGGATATTTTGGACAAGGAAATAACAGATTGTCTGAAGCTTATGATGCTTTACTTCTTTCTGATTCTAAGGCAAATGGAGCTACAAAGGCTATAAATAACATAACTGATTATCAAATAGATAATATAGTTACTAAAAAAAATAAGGATATTATCAGTAAAGTTCGTAATGCTAAGTTTATGAAAGGAAATTCTTTTATAAATCTTACCGATACAGATGATAAGGCTGGAGCCTTCCTGCTCGCCACAGCCATAACAACTGGTGTATCTGATGCCGTAGGGTTCAGAGAATACATGATGGACCCTTCAAGAGGAATAGATATTCTTAGTGCTATATCTCCGTCATTAGGAGCTAAGGCGAGTGCCGGCAAGTTGGGGAAAAACATATCTGATGCTATTACAAGCGAGAATAATGGTTCTTCTACTGGTACATTGGCTCTTATTAATGGAATGAAGAAACTCAACGGCGATCCTGATTTTAATATATCAGATTATATGACCATAGATAAGGATGGTGATATAGATTTAAAAGATTATCAGGAAGGTGAACCATTAACTATTACCCAGCTAAGATATGCTGAGAAAAACAGTAGAGTGTCTGATACGATAGCAGGTCAGATGCAGGATGAGATAAAAATGTCTGTATCTCCTGATCAGATTTCTGATAAGTTATCTCAGTATCATTACCTTGATTCTTACAAAAGATACAATTGGAATGCCGATTCACCGGAAAAGTCTTTGCAGAAGGCTCAGTTTAGAAGATTGTCTGGTTACATGGCAGGAAAGGTAAATAATCTGGATCCTACTGCTATTAATGCCATTAATATGGATGCCGAGATAGATAATGGCACTGTTAGAAGATTCTTGACTGCTCAAGTAGGTTCCGGTAAAAATTCTTATGTTACAGAAAGGGTTGAGATTACGAATGACGAGCTTCTTAAGGCGGGTATAGATCCTTCGGTCGAGGAGCGTAATTATCCGGTGGATGGTTACAAATCAAGTTTTGGAACCTGTGATTTTGTAGATACCGGAAAGAAGGAAGGTTATTCTTATGATAAGTATCTTATACGTAATGGTCTTCCCCGTTTGGCTTCTAAGGCTGATGTTAAGAATGATCTTTATGATATAGTAAAGGTTCATGGTTCTTACCTTAAGCCAGAAGAAATGAATGTTGTTAAAACCCTTGTTGATAATTTTATTGACATGTCTGATAACATATCAGTTCAGTTGGAGGGAATGGATGACAGGGGTTCAAGAGAGGTAGCGGTCAATTTCTATGACAAAAGGACTAAAAATTCTAAAAATCCTGCATTGTTGTTCTCGGATTTTGTTCCTTTGGATCCAGGTAATGATGAGTATGCGGATTACTGGAATAGCATTCACCAGAAGTGTCCTCAGTACTTCTTTGTAAAATACGTGAAGGAGGCTGTTCAAGAACGTCTTGATCAGATGAGGGATCCGTATATGAGAGGAATAAATATCACGCCCAATATGAATGACAAGTTTAGTAAGTTGAACGATTTTTTGCAGAAAATTTATGGCTGACAATAATATAGATAGATATAATCCTGCTGCTAAAACCACTTACGAAGATGTGGCAAGGCAAAGGAAATTAGCCGAAGAAGAGAATTACACTCCGGCTACATTACCAGAGACGACAACGCCTCTGGTTCCTAATTATATGCCTGGTGAAGGTGTGTATGCCCAACCTAAATTTCCGGATTACGCATCAAGGATAGCTGCTGCCGAATACGAAGAACCGTATATAGCCAAGGAGATAAGCAACAGCTACTCAGAGGCACTGGCTCGTAACAGCTACGGGGGGGCTACACCTGCCCCGCCGCCTCTTAATCCCTATGGACCGAAGGTAAGTATCCGTGAAAGTCATCAGATGGGTAATGATGGGGTATGGCGTACAAAATATTCTAACTATATTCCGGGTATAAACAATGAAGATTATTATGCCAGGAGACAGAGCGGATGGAGTAAGTTTTGGAATGGTGTAGGCAAATTCGCTTTAAAATCCGCATTGTACGGTGCACAAGGAGTTGTGTCATTGCCTGACAAACTTATCAATATGGCATCTGAGGGAAGTTACAAAGCTGCGTTAAACACTAACATGGATAAGTTTGTAGGTGATCTTGACCAGCAAATAGACATGCTTCTTCCCCATTATTACAAGAAAGAGGTAGAAGATTATAATTTTGGTCAGAAGCTTTTTAAGGATACCGGTAATTTCTTGTGGAATGACGTCCTTGGTAATGGTATGTCTTTTACCGTAGGAGCCATGATATCAGCGTACATGACCGGAGGACTTGGAGTTGGATCATTGGGTAATATAGGCGCTAAATTAGGTGGAAGAATCGGAGCTAAGTTAGCAGCAAGGCAAGCTGCAAATAGGGGTATAGGAAGCCTTAAAAGCGTGTTTAATGACTATGTAAGAAAAGGAGTTGCTACCGGAAGAAATGTAGGGGAGGCGGCTAAAACCATGACGTTGTTGGCTACCAGTGCCGGATTCGAGTCATCGGTTGAAGCAAATTCTTTTATGAAGCAATCTGAGTCTGATTTCAAGGATTATTATCGTAAGATTTATGGTCGTGATCCCAATGCAGAGGAAATGGCTGTTTTTCGTAATTCTAATGCTGATGTAGGTAGTGCTATATTTGCCGCCAATATGGGTATCGTAGGATTATCTAACTGGCTTCTTTTTGGTAAGTATATAGGGTTAGGAGGCAAGGCTATACCAGGGTTGGAAAAGAAGCTCAACAAGCATTTATTTGGATTAGGGACGGAAGTTGCGAAGCCGGGAGAGATGGCTATTAAAATAACCAATCCCAATATAGGACAAAAGATAGCAGGCAATGTTTTCAATATCATGAAAAGGCCGGTGTCCGAAGGCTTATGGGAAGAAGGATCTCAAGGTGCTGTTCAGAATACGGCTGAGGAATATGTTAAGTCAAGATATGATAATGTAGCCATGAACGGAGCCGTTGATGTTCTTGATGCTATTTCTGAAGGATTTAAAAAGCAATATACGTCTAAAGAAGGATGGACTGAAATAGGAATCGGTGCTATTATCGGTTCTTTGTTTGGTATGAGGGAAGGCTTCTTTGGGGTTAAAGAGTATAGCAATAGTCAGATCTTGCTGGAAAGGCAAGTGAATGAATACAACAAAGCATCTTCTAATCTTAACACGGCGGCTTTGAATACGTTGAAAAAATCAATGAGTTTAGGGCCTCAAGTTCGTTCCGATGCCCAGTCTATGACTGGTAAGGAGCTTGATGATGCTATGTTTGAAAAGATGTCTATTGACAACCAAATGGGAACCTTAGAGGATTCGGCTGAAAATTTCCGGCAGATGATTGATATGATGCCTATTTCGGAAATAGCCGAAGCTAATGGAATGTCTTTGGAAGAGGCAAAGAAATACAAGGATTCTATTATTGATAATTATAACAATCGTCTTTCTGATTTCAGATCTGCCCAGAGTTTTGCTGAAGATCTTATAGGTGATGACTCTAAGATTGAATTTAGAAAATACGTGGCTCGTAATGCCTTCCTTGGTCTTCAATCAGAATCAAGAATGAAAGACATAGCTTCTGTCATAGAAACGCTTTCGGGGCAGCCTCGCGTGGCGGATGCGCTAAGTACGTTCTCCCGGCTGTCGGACAGGGCAAGGGAGCGGGCGATGGCTATCCGTGGCATACGGTCAAGAATAGAAGAACTTGAATCCGAAATAGAAGATCTTGCTACCCGCCCTCGCAACGTAGAAGGGAAAGATCCACAAGCTGAATCCATACAACGAAAAACCAAAGAATTGGAAAGCCTTAGAACCAATTACAATAATTCGTTGTCTGAGTTATCAACGTTAATAGGAAAAGAGTTTTCGATAGAAGAGTTGGTAAGTAAAACCGAATCTGTTTTATCATCTCCTCTTTCTCCCATAAGTTCACAAGATGTAATAGAAGCCTATGATACGCTTGTGGCTTTTGATGATTATTTTAATGTAAAATCAAGACAGGAAAAGAAGTTTACAGCCAAAGACAAAGCCATGAGATCCTTGGTAAATGAATACCGAAGAAGTTTGATGGACTATAGGAATATGAATAACTTCTTGTCTAAGATGCTTGATAAAAGATTCTTAGCTGAGGAAAACAGGGGGTTTTCAAAAGCGCTGTCTTCTCTATGGTCTACTCCTTATAAAGGGGATGATAAGGTTCCTGATTTTGCAGAGTCTAATAAAGTTGGTGAATATGACACTGATGAGGTAGTAGATCAAGCTGTGTCAGAAGGTAAGATTTCGGAAGACGAAGCTTGGACTATCAAGGCTTTTATGCATGCTCTTGATAAAGTAAGGGAAGATAGGATGAAGGAAGCAGAAGATGATATAAAAGAGTCACCGCTTACGGAGTCTGTATCGGATGAAGATTATGAGGCTGCTATGGATAATCCTATTATGGTTCCGGCCGTAAGGCAGTCTATAATTGATAAACTATATACAGGCAATGCCGATCTTCTTACTGCGAGAGAAAAAGATGTGTATGATAAATACAAACAAGATTTTGATGATTATGTATCATCTTTGGGTGACAGTCCTGTTAATCTCGTAAAATCATTATCTGAGAAGGCTGATAGGCTTACAAGTCCGAGATCTGTGTATGAGGATAATAAAGCTATTATTGATATGGCTAAATCCAATTTAGAACCAGATCAAAGGAAGGAACTTGATGATGCTATTTCTTCGTATGTTGATATAATGAACAGACGGGATAAAGGGGAGAAGGTTGACGAAGATAAGCTTGCTGATTCGGTATTTACCATAGAAGATCTTGGCCAAGTTGGAAACATCACAGATCTCCTTCCTTATATCGAACAAAACAGGATTATTGATAAAGGTCGTATTTCCGAATCTACGTTAAGTAATTTTGGGGAGGATGATACCAATATAGATTCTCTTGTAAATGAGTTAGATGAATCCGATAATACGCCTGGAGCTAACATAGATAGCGCCCAGAATCCAGAGACGTTGATGGTTAGAAGAATATCCAACGATGGCAACGAAAGGTATGAAATTGCAGGTCTTAGAGCCGATAAATTTATATCTTCTATAAAATCATTGGTTCCTATTCAAATAAGCTCTGAAACGAACGCTAATGGCACTAAAAGGTATTCTCTTAATATAGGTGGAGAAACGGCTACTATAATTGAATTGCCTTATCATGCGAGATGGTCTATAGACAAAGAATCGGCTCGTGTTCTTAACCGTTACACAGACGTGTCTATTCAGGACGTGGGTAATTCCTATTCTTTGGTTTATAAGCGTCTTGATTCAGATGAATTGGTTCCGTACAGAACAGGTGTCGGATTCGGAGAGAATGAGGTAGATAAAATAGATCAGGAAGCATTATCTTCTTTGAAAAAAGGAGATAAGGTTAATCTCGAAATAGATGTAAATGATACCTATAATCAGTCTCTTTTTGCCGAATACAATGACGCTGTTCAGTCCGGCGATAAAAAAAGAATAGAATCTGCTGAGAATAAACTGGTATCCAATATGGTTATCAAGGTCATGAGTGGGAACAGATTCGTTTCTGTTGTAAAAGCTGATACAGGAGGCATAGATGGTATAAGTAAGATAAGAAGAACGGCTTTCAACAAGTGGAAGAAGGACGCCGGCCGGTCGGCTACCATCGGCGTCGGCACGCATGTTGTTGCCCAGACCCTTCCCGGAAGACCGGTGTTTAACATGAAGGTGAACGGTCAAGGATATGGCCAGGTAGAAAATCTCCCTATTACCGAAAAAGGTGCTGAAAAAGTATCTGATGTCGGATATGTATTAAATGGCAAAGTCGTGCTTAAGAACGGATCTAAATACACAGGCTTCCCATTTGCTTATTCTATATTAAATGACAAGGGGAATAATTACAAAAATGTAAGAGTTCCGGTAGTTGTCATCAAAGGTAAAAACGGTCTTAATTATCTTTTCCCAGTTAGCCTACGTTCTGTGGAATCAGAGGAAGGGCGGAAATGGATGTCTTTTATAGATATGCTGCTTGAATCCAGTGGCTCTGAATTGTTACAGATGGGTCAAGATGATATACAAGATCTTAATGCGTATCTAACCAAGTTAGGTCTTGATCCGGCTTCGTATCAAGTATCGTATTTGAATCCTATTTCAGGTCTTAGAAAAGCTCGTGAGGCTATAGAAGAATTATCTACAGTTCCTGATGTTGTTAAGTGGGTAGAAGATGGAAGTAGGAGTGTGAAAGACATTGTGACGTCTGAAGTAGAATCTGGAATAGATTTCGAAGGTGAGATGTTTGTTGCTCCTAAGATCAGGATTCAGTTTGGTAAATCATCTTCTAGACCTAAATCACTTATAGAGGATGATCTTCCTTTCTCTGATGAGGGTAAGACCGTTACTTCTAAAGAAGACGTGGATGTTTATGAAGAGGAAATGCCAGAGGAAGGGGCTGTCCGGGAGACTCAGCCGGCGCCATTAGCTCAGCCGACTCCTGCGGCACAAGCTGCGCGGTCTTTACCTGGCAAGAAGCGTACCTCCAGGAAAAACTTCTCTCTTATGTTAAACGAAATAGAATCTCATATAGAAAAAGAAGGATTGCCGTCTTATGCTAATATTTTTGATTTTATAGCAAGGAAGATTGTAGGAGGTGATTTGAGGTTTCTTCGTGAGAGAGGTAATCCTAAAAGCCTTAAGAAAGAAATGGGATTAGAACCTAAAGGAACAGTAGGTGATAAAATATCCACTCCTTCCAGTAAAGGTGGTAAGACCTTAGAAGAATACGTTTCTTGGCTTCGTTCTCAAACAGATCAGGTGGTGGTTGATTATGTTGGGCCAAGATCTGACGAACAAATTATATCAGAGTTGAAAAACTTTTTGAAATATATTAATTTTGTTCCAAGCAAGGCTTTGAATTATTCTCTTAGAGTCAATGGCATGGATACCCTAAAAGAATATGGCACAAAAGAGGAAGTAGAAAAAATGGAATCTGATATCAATAGTTTGGTTTCTAAAGTTTTGCCTACGGTGGATAATAAAACTGTAGAAGATGTTTCTACTGCAATAAAATCAAACAACTTGCCTGCCATATGGGAGCCCGTGGAAAGCCTTGATATGACAAACGAGGAAAAAATAGAGTTTTTGAATAACGTAGCAGATTTCCTTAGCGGCATACCAGAGTATGATGCTGTCGTGGAGTCTATAGAGTCAGAATCAGATAATATTTTAAATGATGGAAAAGAAGGAAGTGCAGAAGGCGGTGCAGTACGCACTGAGGAAGATGGCGATAAAAAGGGAGATGGAGAAGGCAAAGGACAATCCAGAACAAATGTCGAAGTTGAAGGAAATGTCGAATTACCTGGATCTACAAAAGGAGAAATAGAAAAAGACGAACCTCGTATATCCGAAGAACCGCTTACTCACATATCAAGGGTGACAACCCCTTATTTCCTGTACGGCGGTGACGAAGCATATACATCTGTTCCGGCTAAAGTAGAACCTATACCAGAGAAGATAATGGCTCGTAATGGCATTAAATTTGGCATGAGCGTAACCCAGCTAACCAAATTAGGATACAAAAAAGCTGGTGGAAACTGGATATATAAATTCTATATGAACTCAGGTGTGTATGATTTATATAATATCAGTACCGGAGAAGCGTTTAGGGCAAAACCAGATCTTGGAGTTAAGATAAGTTCCAGCGCATTCATCCGTTCTTTATCTCAATCTGGTAGGAAAATACAAAATATGATGAGTAACATGAGCCAGGAAGAGATAGATAGGAATAAGAATCTTGTAGAAGGTTCTGATAATTCGGATTCGATAAATGAGTTAAACAAGGAGTGTTGAGTATGAGAAGGAGATTTTTTAATGCTGCGGATAATTTTATGGGAGGATGTTATAATAAGTTATCCAATGAAGATATAAAAAGGCTTGGAGGAAAAAAGACCTTATGTATGTCAGTTTAATAAAATTCATATACATATAGGACCTGTATTAAAAGATCATGATTCCGATGTTAGTTACATAATGTTTAATAGTAATTGGAATTATGGTGGTTATGAATCTATGGTTTATCATCATAGCAATAATGGTATTTTTATATTAGGTGAAAACAAAATTGGTAATATAGAAGACCATATACAAGATCTAACATATTGGTACGAATATGATCCGAGTCTTAATGAAAATTATTGTTATTTTTATTATGAGGCTAATAACAGCGGAAATGCTATCAAGTTGAATGGTGAGTTTGGTAGTGCCAGTACTGTTTTCAACATTCCCAGCTTGGAAGTCACCACTCTTCGTGATGGCAGTTTGAGTTTTCCGGAGATTTATATAGAAGGAATTTGGGATCCGTCATTGTATAAGTCGGTTTTATAATTAACTTTGCAAAAAAGTTAATTATTATGGGTGTCAAATGTCAGATAGAAAAGAAGGAAAATAAAATAGAACGGGTTGAGGCTCCTAACGGTGAGCCTTCCGTTCTTTACGAAAGTGCCTTAAAATTATTAGGAAACAGCGAGCGAGCTCTTCAAGTATGGGCTAAGGCTTACACCTCTGATTTTTTGTCGTATTATGGTCATTGGAATAACCCGGCTCCAGGGGAGATGTTTAATACCGATCCTAATGGCGAACCTCTTTTAGAAGATGTGCTGTCGTATATGAAGCGTCAGGCTTATTTTTCCGATCCCTTAACGGCTCAGGATGTTAAGGATGTAAGAGATGTTATGATATCCAATTCCATATATAGCATACGATCTCTTATTAATAGAGTTAGAAGCTCTTTTTATGTGGATGGCAATCTTATCCTAAATGAAGAAAATCTAAGAAGATCCGGCTTGTATAATGAGACGGAAATAAGTAGGATATTAGATAATCCTTCTGTATTCAATGAGGTCAGCTCTTTTATGAGGTTATTATTAGACTATTCCAATAACGAACACGATCTCGGGAAAGAGTCTTACTTCACAACCGTAGAAAAACCATACGGTCCTGTTGTGTATAAAAAAGGCGTCTTCAATAAATTAGGAAAGAGAGCATCATACAATCCGGCTGAAGTTTATGAGGCTATAAAAAATACAGTAGGAGGTATTAGTGTTGCTTCAGAGTTTGATGCTGCTTTCGGATCTTTATCTGATTCATATCCGGAGTTAGTTGAAAGATATCAGTCGGATAAGAGTTTTGCCTTGTCGATGTTCAACGAATTTTCGAATATGAACATCGTTCCGGTTGTGGCTTTAGAAGATAATAATATCGTAGAAGGGAAGAGACGGTCATTATCAAAGTTGCAAGATTATGCTTATTACAGCCCTATTGGATCTGAGTCATTACGAGCTCGTATATCAGCCTTTCTAAATAGGGTTAATGCTGATACAGAAGAAGACCTTAGAAGTATGATATGGGACGTAGAAGAGGCTTGTGTGGGTCTTGGTATAGATATCGTAGGCGTGTCTAAGGCATATGACGGAACAGAAGAATCGCTGAATAAAATTGATAGCTTGATGTTGGATCTTGATATTTATGTAGCAAGGCGCAACGATGATACTTATGCTCCTACTTTAGCTTCTGCTATTGATGACGTTCTTGGAGATAGCAGGGATCGCCGTGTTATGTTTTTGCCAGAGTATATGGATAATATGAATATCGTTTATATGGAATCTGACATAGATCCGGTATCGGCATTTGAAAATCATTCTCTGCTTTATCTTGGTGGAAACCTATATCATAAGGTAGAAAGAGATAATTTAGGTGATTTGTACGATATGGCCGCCGAGCTTGCCAAGCAGAGCCTAACTTATTTCCCACCTGGTATCTATCCTGAATATTGTTTTAAAGATGGTGTTTTAGATAAGCGCCGCGTGGAAAACGTAGATAGTAAGGTCCTTGCTGATTCTATTAAAAAATACGTCCTGTCTTATACCGATTCTCAGAATACGGAAGAGATGAATGCTACCAGATTGGCATTCGGTCATCTTGTTGTTCCCGGAAGCCCGTATGTTAATGAAGAACGGGAGTTTAGCCGATACATAAACAGAAAGCAGGACAAAGAGAATCCTTTACTCTTATTCGATTTATACCAATCTTATCTTGAAAATAAGCTTCATAATACGGAAGTGTATGAAGGGGCATACAAGTATCTTGACTTTAAACCAGATTATTTGCTGGGTCTTACCGTTTCAGATCCGGATACGTTAAAACAAATTGAACTATCTTTGGCAGGTAATGATCGTGAACAGCTATTTGAGTATAGCATGAGCAGTACCGATCCTTCTTTTACAGATCTGTTCTATTTGGATTATTATGATATGTTATATGCCGGTTCTGATTTCTATCACGATCTTTTCACAAAGCATCCTAATCTCTTAAATGAGGTTCGGGATCATAATATAACTAAGCAGGATGGTAATGTTATCGTAGAAGGGTTGTATAATAATTTTATCAGAATAGGGAACACAGTGTTCACTAAAGTCGGCGAAAGTAGTTCCGGCTCTATCTACCAAAATCTAACAGGAACCGAATCGGAGGTGAAATACGATTCTACCCAAAAGGTAAAGGCAGTAGAAACCGATTATGCTCCATACCAAAACAGATCTGGCTTGACACAAGACATGACCATAAGCAAGTCTGAATTAGGTGATCTTAATAAATTAGAATGCAAATAATTTTTGTATATATATAATGTAGTTTTTTTTCATAATCACAATTTGGGAAGTGAGGCTTGTGAAAGTCTCACTTTTCTTATATATGTGTATATATCAATAACATATAAGAAAAGTTAGATTTTCATTGTTTATGGATTATTTTTATTAAGTTTGCGATATTAGTTTCAGGAAGGGATTATAGAAAATAGGGAAAAGTAAGAACAGAACGCAACTAATAACGGTAGGAAATGAGAATCAGTACCATCAAACGTAATAACAGCATTCATCTTATGTATAAAAACATTATGAATGATTTAGGTCAATTAAGAACTGTAGTTTCAAAATCCTATATTTATAATCTGATACAAAATCAAACCGGATTAAGTATCAGAACTATATCCCATGTCTTGAATCACACAAAAGAACAGGATACAGATTCTTTGTGAAAAGCATACATTTTCATACATTTGTGTGTTCTTTAGTTTTTAGATTTAAGTTTTTCATGGTATTAGTTTAGATTGGTGTAGATCAGGGTTCGCAGTGATGCGGGCCCTGGTTTGATTTAAAAAGTATTAAAATATTTGCTATTTAAGATCCTGTTCCTCTCTTTGTTTCAGAAACAATGAACAACGAGATCCCACCTCTGGTTGTTTGATGTTGAAAGATATTTTTGGCTCATTAGGGTTTGTCATAGTGGGATCTGACATTCTCTTTTGGGCCTATTTTTTTTATCATGGATAAAGTTTCTGTTTTTGAAAGTTCGGATTTTGGAGAGCTTAGAATTATTGTAGATCCAAAAGGAGATGTTTGGTTTGTGGCGTCAGATGTGGCTAAATCTCTTGGATATATAAATGCTAAAGATGCGGTAAAAAGACATGTAGATGATGATGATTCTATGCTTTTGCAAGTATCTGATAATCAATGGGGCGTAAAACGATCTATATTGAAAACCAGATATATAGATAGTATAAGAATAATTAATGAATCTGGTTTATATTCTCTTATATTATCTTCAAAATTAGAGTCTGCTAAGAGATTTAAGAAATGGGTAACATCTGAGGTTCTTCCTTCTATTCGTAAAACAGGAGAATACAAAACAAGTTCAGGCGGCAAGGGAATTTTGGTTCCTGACTTTTCTAATCCAGCAGATGCGGCAAGGGCATGGGCTGATCAGTATGAAGCTGCTCAGAGAGCTATAGCTGAAAAGTCGCAGGCAGAGGCAGAGAAGCAACAAGCCTTGAAAACAATAGAAGAGCATAAACCTGATGTGGAATTTGCCGAGTCTTTTAGGAAAGTAGACCATAATAATATGTGGTTGATTCGTGATATTGCTAAAAAGTTAGAACAGAATGGTGTTATTATCGCCGAAAAGAATCTTCGATCATTTCTTGAAGAAGCTAAGTTTATGTTTAGAAACGGTCTTGGAAAATGGGAACTATATAGCAATGTTGTAGCTAAAGGATATGGAGTATATAGGTCTTATTTTGTTGATAAATATTCTGGTGAAAGAGTTAATCAACAAACTATCTACATGACAGGATCTGGATACGAAGTGACCCTCAATGGCATAAAAGGAAAACTCAAAAATGTATTTTTAAAATATGGTAAATTTGCTTGAGTTTGTTTACAGGTAGTGTTTTAAAAGAACAAAAAAAACACTACCTATTTTTTTGTTTCTGTCTTTTCTGAAAATACTTCTCTTCTATAGGAAATAAATACACCCATATTCCACCTTACAATCATGATCTTTGTTACGTGCTTCATGCACGTATGTTTAACAATTAAATACTATAAAATTATGGGTGGTGATAAAATCGTCCTTTTAGATGGAGCCGGGGCTAACGGCGGTGGTGCAGCAGCTACCAACGGTCTTCTTTCAATGATTCCCGGCATGTTTGCTAATTTGATAGGTGGTAATAAAATGGATCCTAATCTGGTGGCGGCTTTGATGAACGGTCGTAACAACCAGGACGGTTTCGGCGGGGCTAACGGTTGGTGGCTCTGGATAATTGTTTTGTTCTGGCTGTGGGGTGGACGCGGCTTCGGTAACGGTTTTGGAAATGGCGGTGATTGTTGTGCCAATGGTTTGCCGGCTCAGTTGAATAACGATTACGGTCGTGAACTTTTGATGCAGGCAATTCAAGGTAATCGTAGCGCCATAGATCAGATTGCTTCTGCTTTGAACTGTTCTACTACTCAACTTCAGAACGCTATCTGCAACGTACAGGGTGCTATTGATAAAGTAGCTGGTCAGGTAGGTATGACTTCTCAGGCTGTTATCAACGCAGTTCAACAACAAGGTTGTGAAATAGGAAATCAAATCAGCTCTTGCTGCTGCAATCTGAGTTCGTTAATCAATCAAAGCACTTGCCAGACTCAGGGAATGATTACTCAGCAAGGTTTTGATAACCAGCTTCGAACGTTGGAACAAACCAATATCTTGCAGAACGGTCTCAACCAAGGTCTGGCTAACAATCGAGAGCAAGCTACAAGCCAATTCAATATCTTGTCTGCGAAACTTGACGCCCAAACCGTTATGATCAACGACAAATTCTGTCAGTTGGAAATGAGGGAGATGCAGAACACTATTGCTCAACTTCGTGAAGAAAAAGCGGCTTTGACAGCTTCGGCATTATCTCAGCAACAAACCCAGAATATCGTTGGTCAATTACGTCCGACGGCCGTTCCGGCCTACCCCTCTTGTTCTCCTTACCAGGCTTATACTTGGGGACAGGTATTCGGAGGAGGTTGCTGCAATAACGGATGTGGATGTAACAACGGATGTTGCAATAACAACGCTGCTGTCTGATTTTATTAAGAGAGGAGGCTAATATGGCTTGTGTTTCTAAAATAGGATCGTTGTATGAGATGGTTACGAAGAATGTTATTGTCAGTACGACAAATACAATCTTCGGTATTAACCCACGGGCTTGGATCGCCCTTCCGTGTGAGGGTCTTATCCTTCTTAAGATAAGGCAAGTAGTTCCCACAGCCGGAAGTGCTCTACCGGTACAGATTGCGGTCCCGGCAAACAGCACAGTTTCAACAGTAGGAGCCGACACCTGTTGCCCGGTTACGGGAGTGAATGTCGTGAACCCTATTAACGTAGCTGTCACGGGTGCCGCTATGGTAAATGGCACAGAACGCCTTCTGTACTTCAATAAAGTTCGTGGCGTGTTAAGATTAATGGATTGTTGTGTTCCAGTAGCGGCAGCCCAGGCGTCTGAAGTTAAAGCAGGTAAATGATTTCAGTAGGGTGATGAAGATCATCACCCTATTTTCACCTAACTAATATTTTGATCATGTTTTCAGATTTGAAGAAAGGGTTTCAGGTACATACCCTTGATACTAATACAGCACCTAAATACGAATTGGGAAAGGTCGTAGCCGTATCCGAACCCAGGTATCTTCCTCCTCAGCCAGGTCAGTATCAGGCGATGCAGACCCGCGTGGTGGATCTGACGGTAGAGCTTACTGGCGAAACCAAGACCTATACGGTCCCGGAATCCCAGAATGTGGCTAAGGCTATGGGCATAACATTATCTACCAGCATAGATCCGATTATGAACGAACTGAATGCTATAAAAAACACCAGTCAAGACATAATAAACAGCGTAGATGCCCATCGTGCCAAGATAGAGGCCTGTGAATCTATATTAGAAGACATCAATCCGGCATTCAAGCAAACGAGAGAGCAGGATCGTAAAATAGCTGGTATAGAAAATAAGGTGAATGACCTTACTGATTCATTCGAAGATTTAAAGAAGTTGATTGTAGAACGTTTGAAATAAGTATAATATGATAGTATATGATTTAAATTCAGGGCAAAGAGAATATCCTGGATATGACGAGATAGAAGATAGACGAGGCAGAGGTCGTAGTCGTCGTTCTGATGGGACGTACATGGGTTACGAATCCTACCCGACCGATTACTATGGAGACGACAGATACTACGGTGACGGACCTCAGATGCGTAGAGGTCGCGGACGTGGAAGAGGTCGTTCTTATTGAGGAGCAGACGCAGAGGATCCAGCTTATCAGAAATATGTAGATACTTACGGCTACCATTTTTCTAATGCTCTTGCTGATGAGGCGGTAAAGAAGATGGTCAACGTCGATGGATCCAAGAGGATCTGGAAGCAGCCGGAAATAAAAGATATTTTTGAAAAGTGCGGAGCGAAGAAGCCGGATAAAGCGACATGGGGCGATGTCCAATATGTCTTTGCAATGTACTATTCGGATGGTTTTCCGAAGGTCTTCAAATGTGAGAACGAGTTGGTGAAAGCTACGTTAATGTATTTGGATGATCCGGATGCTCCCGAAGGAGTAGCCTTTATAAGATGGCTTGCCGTGCAAGATTACCTCGGCGAAAAAATAAACTGGAAGGATCTGACCTGAGATCCAGACCCAGGTCCTTTCGGTGGTGCGGGAGCCATAGTGAAAAATATGATTCCCGCATTCCCGTTTTTCCCGTTTGGAAAAAAAAAGAATAAAAATATTATACCGGTCGGCGGGCAATAGAATACCCGTGGCCGGTTTGTTTCACATAACTTTTTTTTGACATGAATATAGCACACGAATCTAAATCGAATAAAACCCCATTGTATTTAATAGGTGAAGGTTGATTGGCGTACCGAATACGGTTATGGACTCAGCATTGCATGAACTGAAAGATAGAATAGACAAAGACCCTAAATATAAAGATGTTAAAAATTGGCTCGAATCTTTACCCAAGATCTGAACCTATTTTTTTTCAATACCAGGCCCGATGCGATTTTAACGTATCGGGTTTTTATTTTAATTCATATTGTTTTATTTTAAATCTAATTAATTCATGAATGTCGTACTTTTGTTGAAAAAGTATTTTTTATGGAAAATAAGGAAGATTACGTTGGTTACGAAGATCAAGAACTGTGTAACCGGTATTACAAAGAGGCTGAAGCCATGAGGCAAAAGCAGGACTGGTCTCGGCTTAGGGCTGTCCCTGCTCCGGCTAAGGGAACGCCATCGCCCGGCTGGGGTCAGCTTGGACGTGGAAATGATGTCCGTGTTAAGTATGTTAGCATCAATTCAGGATCAGGAGGAGATAGGTTATGACTGTAGAAGAATTGGCTAATAAAAGATACGGTGGCGAATTTGTTTTCATGTTTGGTCATCTTGAAGGTAGAACAAGATTCGTTTTTGAATGCTTTGATCCCAGACCTGATCACGAAGGTAAAAACACTTATATGGTTTCCTATTTTGATAAGGGACTTCGTAGAAGAGATGTGGTAGATGTGCCGTGTTATATGAATATTTTGCCAAAATAATGGAAACATTAATCTTAGATGTACCTGTATTTTCCGGTAAGATTATTTCTCCTATCTGGATTAAAGCCGTAAGAGATTTTCAATCCAAATCGAAGACAGAAAGAGACTCGTATTGTTTGATTTGTGGATGTACAGGAGGGTGTAACTTGTGCGATGATATAAGTAAATATAGGATTTCAGAACAATTAAAATATTACAAATAATGGAATTAAAAGATTCAGTCAGGGTAATGACTAAAGAAGAGTTCGAATCAGCAATCAACGAAGATATTAAATTCGTTGAAGGAATTAAGCATTTTTTTTAACATGATGATGCTACGAGGGTAATGGAACACGTAAAGTCCGTGTTAGAGGCATCAGTAGACTACCACTACCCGAATCATCCTGAACCTGAAGCAGAACCTGGAGACATGGGAGAGGTTTCTGATGGATACCATACTTTCAATGAATTGTATCGGTACCGCATGTTGTATAACGCCGCCTTCTTTAATCTATTAGCCAGAAACGGACAGGTTGAAGTTTGCAAATCAAGGAGACACAGCGACGGAGAAAAATGCTTCGGTTCTGATGATTGGTTTATTGTGATGGCGATCCTACCTACCGGTCAGGTATCTAATCACTATAAAAGCAAATACTGGGATTTGTTTGATGTTCCTGAAAGAGAAACCGCTTTCGAATACGATGGCCATACACCAAATGAAGCTGCCGACAGACTTGAAAAGTATCTCAAACTGCCTCGTCGTGGCATGACATTCGAACAGGCTTTAGAACAGCTTAAATTAGGTCGTAAGATAAAAAGAATCGATTGGGGTAAAAAGTATATCTGTATGTTTATTGTAGAATCTGACGTAAATATATTGATGATAGATACAGGTCAAAAAGTAGCATCAAATTGGAATCCAACCGAACACGATATTATGTCTAATGATTGGGAGATTGCAGGATGAGTTTGTTTGTTTGTTTGTTCAAAATGTGGCTGTATAGATAATACAGCCACATCATGTTACTGGGCTATTATAAGACCTTGTAAGAATCGTATTTACGATAAGTCGCTAAAGGGATATGAAGGCAAGCCTCTTTGTTCTGAATGCGCCGCTATTGAATATGATAAGGATGATAAACTGGTGGTGGTTCCTGGAACGTGGCATGGTAGGTTCAAGAAAGAATGGCCTACTGAAGAAGAAAGGAAATTGTTGTATGCGCAGCTATATGGGTTCAAGATCACAAGAACAAGCCTCACGGTCCAGTAAATATACCATCCGGAACCGTATTTTGTGGATTGAGGCACTGTTCCATAATATCTCAACTTGCCGCATACGGTATAGCCCATAAAAACCGCAGTGTTCAAGGATTTTTGACGAGCAAGAACCGGTTTTTAACAAGAGAGGAAGCGTCTGAACTTGTTAGAAATAATAATCAAGAAATGGTAGTAGATAGGAGTGCCATTAGAGAACAATTGTATTCAGAAGATTTATATTAACTAAAAAAAACAAAATAACATGGGGTTTAAAATCAAAAAGTCAATCATTTATAATATGATGGACGGCAGTCGGGTAGAGTACGAATTTGACAACACCAAGGATTTTGATTATATCACATTTAAGGGTAATGGCAAAGAATCTTTTTCATTTAACGTAATCCTTGTTAAACAATTAATTGAAACATTTGAAATCATGTTGCAGGATATATACTCTGATAATTATAAGCTTAAGGTTTATGCTGGTAATTGCATAGCTCAATTGAGCGTAAATCCAAAGGACTCAAGTGAATCCTTTTTTTGACGTATATGATAAAGATGAAACAAAACTGATATATGGAATAGAGATCGGTACCTTGAAAGAAATGTTTATCATATGATTACCAAGCAGGACATACAAGCAGCAGCATCGTATATTTTCCGAAGCAGTTTTGTCTCGGAAGACCAGGTAAGGAAAGTAACGGTAAGAGCCGGCAATAACGCTACCAAGATCCTCGTCAAGACCTTTAGAGGCAAGTTGTTCAAGAAAGCTTTTGGAAGAGCTCGTAGAGGAAAGGATATTAGTTCTTTTGAAAGACAGGAAAAAGAAAGTGGTTTCAATTTTCTACACAATCATAATAATGGTCGTATGCGAAGCGGTCATATTGTAATAAACGGAATTGGTATGTTTAAACAAATAATGAAGTCGGGTACGTGAGTTATCCGACTTTTCGTATATTTGTGGCATGGCAAAAGGTTATTATTGGATACCACAAACAGATGAAACGTTAAATGGCATAAGCTATTACGTGACTAAGGTAGTAGGAGATATAGTGTTTGATACTAAACGAAAAAGAATAGTGTTTCAAACTACCAGGTATTTCCCAGTAGGCTCCGTATTCCATTTTACTCACAACTGCTTTAAATACGTCATAACCTGCCGGCTCCGTAAGCCGGGGCTGTGGTATGAGGCAAGGAGGGAAGACTGCGGACCTATTGGACCGGATGATGTGGAAAGATTCGAATCAGGAAGGTTTATTCATAGAAATGGGTACAAATATAATGCATAAGCGTAACTTGACGATTTACGTCAGATTATAATTTTTTTTTCATATTTATATTAAGCCGTCAGACTGGGAAGTTAGACGGCTTTGTTTTTATCATGTGCCTGATTTTTAATTACCTTTGTGTCAAAACAAAATAAATTCTTATGGCGTCAACGTGTATTATTAAAAGAGATAATAAAAAGAAAGTTGTTTCTGTCTCTACCAGATCAGGGGACAGGTCTATGTTGTTTGATAAAATAGCATCTATTCCTCTTATGGAAAATAGGGAGCGGGCTACTACTGTTTTTAAAACCGTATTTTCTAATAAGTTCTTAAAGGCTTTTGGCGACTGGAGAAAGAGAGTGCCTATCAACAAACCGGCTTATAATAAGGTAAAATCCAACATCGATCTTATTCCGGAAGCCTATAGAGAAAGGGTGCTGGATAAGGCTTCTAAGATGAGTAATCCTGTTCTTGTGTCAAAATCAGATGCACCTTATGAAATCCGAGAATCGGGCTTTGGATTCTACAGCCAAGATCTGGGTGATAATATTATGTTGGTGGATGCTATGGTTCCGTCAAGTATTTCCGTACCGGAAGGACCTGGAATAGACGCCGGTCAGTATCTACAAGATACTATATCTTCGGACTTCACCCCCGTATCTATGGTACAGGATAAGGGTGTTAATTATATGGTTATAAAAGACGGTCTTAAGATATTTAGCCCAGAAGAGTTACCACAGACAGATTCTAATCCTGTGGGTGTAACGTATCAGACCGGAGAGCCTCGTTTGTTTTTCATGAACGATCGTAGTCAATTATTTGAAGATTACGGAGAAGCTCTTCGCTCTGGCGGGAATGATATTAGAATAGGATTCTTATCCGGCACCGTTCAAGAATCTACCGTGGATGGCGTGGCAGACATTACTTACAAGGCTGGAAAGTATGTTCTTAATAATCCCAAGTCTTTTATACCGGTCATGACCGCTTCTGCTTCTACTTCTTTATCAACGAAAGGCGGGATAATTAACTACCTTATAAAGAAAGGTCTTTTGTCCGGATCCAAGATATTCGATCCTGAAACAAGGAGCTATTATCTTACAGGAGAAGGACATACAGGACAAATTAGACTTTTCAATTCAGCATTATCCTACACCGAGCTCCGTAATCATTTTGGTTCCGATGTTTCCATGAACGACCAAGGTATGATAACCATAAGCTCGTTGGATAATAGTAAGGTAACTATGAGGCTCGCTACCGGAGGAACGGAGAGGGTTAGCAAGGAGCAGATAAAGAACGATCTCAAGTCAGGAAGATACAATGAATTGGATGCCAAGTACGATCATTTTGATGCGCTTGTAGTTTCATTCATATTAGAAGACAACGATCTTTATGCTGATACTAAAGCTAAGATCGTATCAGATTATAGCAGGCAGGAACGTGATCAACGAAATTCTATTGTCGAGATACTGAAAACTCTTGGCGTCAGTGTCATAGGTATGACCGACTATATAGAGAAGTACCAAACCAAATACGGGCATGAACCTTCTGCTAAGGCATTGGCGGATATTGCCAATAACGTAATAGCAGTTGGTGAAGATGCTACTTTATCTGATTTAGTAGAAGAAACAGCCCACTTCCTTGTAGAGGCATACAGAGATCAGAATGCTGTTGAGGCTGTTCTGCAAGATGTAGAAGGTACGGAAGAGTGGAACCAGTATGCAGGTCAGTATTATAATACATACGGTAAAGTATATGAAGGAGCTGAGCTTGATAATGCTGTTAGGAGAGAAATTCTCGGAAAGATCCTCGCCAGGGAGATGCAGGCCGGCACAGCACAGGCGCCGGTAGAGCCCACCTCCTTCCTGGGGCGCGTCCGGCAGCTTCTCTCTGGAATCGTAAGCTGGCTTAAATCAGCTTTATCAACCCAAAGACAAGATTTGAATAACGTTATTAAAAACATTCGTGATCTTGCCATTACTGACATAGATAAAGGATTTGATACCTCTCTGTTAAAGGATAATGACTTTACATTATACTCCCTTTCTTCTATGAACAAGAACAAGTTTCTTGAGTCTAAGATCCGGGCATTAAGAAAAACCTTAAGAGACTTACGTCAGATAAGCTCTGATAGGGCTGTAACTACGTCTATGACCCTTGCTCAGCTTAAGACTATAGAAGATAAGATAAATAAGGTAGAGACCGAAATAGACAAGAATGAGATGGCGGCTGCCATGAATAGCATGATCTCCACAGCCGAAGCTCAGGTCAGATACTTAAGTAATGTGGTGAACACCATCCTTCATGGTGATACCAAAGACGGTAAGCTTCACTTCAATACCAATGATCGAAAGAACGTAGATATTATCAACAATCAGGTTCTTCCGATCATGAACGATCTTCGAGGATATATCCGTAACAGAAGTACCGAATTTGATGAACGTGAAAAGCAGGATTATACAAATAGGATCAATACCGTCATTGCCGACATCAATGGTATTCAGTCTGATATTAAATCAGTACAAGACCTTGATGAAAGTACGTTGCTTGATAAGTTAATGAACGAACTTCATGTGCCGGCAGATAAGGTAAAGAGAGTAAAAGAATTTTTTGACAAGGTTCAACACGATGTTTCTTGGATAAGTAGGTGGTTCGGTATATTAGAGCATTCTTCCAGTCCGTTCAATAACGCTCTTGGAGCTATGATTGCCAAAGACAATTACAATGCGATGGTGAATGCCCAGCCCGCCATATCCGACTTCCTGGCATATGCGAAAAAGCATGGTTTTAACAAATCTGAATTTGAAAAACTGCTTCAGAAAGTAGACGGCAAAACTTCTAATTACCTTCGTAGTGCTCTTGATATGGCTAAATACGATCGTAATAAGAAGCTGGCGCAGATGCGAGCGTTTGCGACTGCCATGAACATAGAGATATCAGAAGAAGAAATTGGTGATGTGGTTGACAATAACCGTAATTACGTATTTAAAAGAGAAGTAGTTGACAAGGACGGAAATACGGTTACTGAAAACGCTAAATTTAAACCATCGTCTGATAGAGTTAATACCGATATTTTTACCATCGAGCAGGAAAAGATTTATACAGAACAGATGGAAAAGTGGGATGCTGAAAATTCGGAACTGGAATTTAGTGAAAGTTATGCCACAAGAATGGAATCCATATACAAAAAGGCTGAAGAAGAATTAGGGTATCCGGTTTCTCAAACAACCAAAGAATACCTTAATGCTCTATCCAGGCAAAAACGGATATTGAGGCAGCCTTTTATTGATAGCGGTGGTAATTTTGATGAGGTTGCCTACTATAAGAGTAGTAACTACGAAGAAGAAGGACTGCTTCGTAAACAACGTAAGGAAGCAGCTTCAGAATACATATATGTGGGAACCAGGAGAGTGGAAAAAACCGGCGACCAACTTAAGATGGCTAAAGAAATACAAGCTATAAATGAAGTTTGGAGAAAGGAATCAAATAATGTTACCAATGCCGTATCAGAATCGTTTTTGCAAAAATTAAGAACGATTCAGCGTGAGTCTGGAGGGGAAGCTGCGCTGAAGACACTTATGTTGGGAGGTCACCTGTCGTTCAATGATCGGTTTTGGAATGAAGTAGAATCGGAACAGTCGGCGCGTACCGAATCAAATAACAAGGCTTCGTATCTTAAAATGGCGCATGATATCATTAGTTCTACGACAAGTGATAGAGATGCGACTGACGTGGATTCGATTGTAAAAGATATAGAAAAAAATAAGGCCATTATCAAGGAAATAATCGGAAACAACCGAGATGTGGCTGATATCGGAGAAATTAATGAAGCGACATTTACCTCATCTGAAAGAGATGCTTTTAGGGCCGCATCTGAAGCTATTGAAGCTGATTACGCTATCTTAATAGATTATGCTAAGATGGTGGGTCTTGAAGATATTGATAAATACCTTACTAAAAGCAGTAAGGCTGAAAACGAAGTAAATCAGTCTTATTTAAATGCTCTTGCTGACTCTAAGGAAGTGGAATGGAAGTTCGTACAACGTCATACTACGGCGAAGAAAGCAAAAAGGATTCAGGCTTTAAGGGATAAGCTGTTTAAGGCTGCTGATAACCGATATCTGTTTACCGTATCTGAAACCAACTACCTGTCAGAAAAGCTTGGTATAAGCAAAGAATTAGACGGTAGAGATTTCAGGAATGCTGTTAATGCTAAGATGGCCAGCTTGTTTTTAAATAATACAAGAGAAGAGGGCATAGAAGAGGCCAATGCTATTGTTAATGAATTTGCCAGGAGCCAGGTCTTTTCGTACTATAAACGCATGGCGCCTACCGGATATGCGGCCATGATCGACAAAATAGGTCGAGGTGAGATAGATGTGGCGCAGATGGTTAAGGACGTACAAAACGGTACATCCACCCAAGATTATGGCATGGACATATCGTACCTGTCTTTCGATCCTGCAAGGGCATGGGTGGCTGAATCTGAAGCCGAAAATAGCGGCCGTAATCCCGATTATGTAAAAGATCATGGGTATGGTCATCGCATGCCTAAGAAAAGCCTGTATCGTGATGAATCGTATTTCAATGACTTTGGTATCAAGTATGATGCTGACGGTAATGAAGTTGCTACTAAAAACGTAGAGCAGTGGAATATGATTCAAAAACTCAAGGAAATAAAAAGACAATCACTTGATCTATACAAAGAGCAGAGCCCGAACCTATATGCTATTCCACAGATATCAAAACAAGACATAGAACGTATGGAAGGGTTAGGTATCAGCCTTAAAAGTACGGTCAGGAACTTCGTATCCGACTTATGTCTTGACCGCGTAGATGACTCCCTGTATGGTAAAACACGCCAGGGTGAGGTATATGATCCGGAAGATAGGGTTCGGTCCATACCTAAATACTACATATATGAATTGGAGAACCAAGATGATGTATCTCACGATTTTGGCTACTCTTATTCGATGCTTATGATGCAGTCATCGTTATACAATGAAAAGCAGAAGTCTATAGAGCTTGCCCAAGGACTGGAGCAGATGTTGCTGAACAAACAATTTGAGGGCGGTAAGAAGGCTGAAGCAACCCAAGCATATCAGATGTTTAGGGACTTCTTCAACGATCATTATTATGGCATTAGGATGAACACCAAAAAACTTACGGTGAACATCGGAGGATATACGGTAGACCTTACAAGAATTATGATGGCTGTTGAAAGGTTTATGTCGGTCATGAACTTGGCACTGTCTCCGTTTGTGGCAGCTACCGGCGCCCTGACAGGTCATATCAACCTCATCATGGAATCTGCCGTAGGACAGTATATAAGCAAAGACTCCCTTAAATACGCATCGGCTGAGTTTTCACGTCTTGCGCCATCTTGTATAGCAGAAACCGGAGACATAGATAGGAAAAGCAAATTATATGTCATAGGTGAGAGAATGGGGATATTCAATATCCGAAATCGTATGTATGGTGCCGGATACAATAGAGCGGCCAGGACCTTAATGCGTTCGCCTATGTATGCTTTTATGGAAATCCTGAACTACCCTCTTGATCCGCAGGTTATGATTGCTACTATGGACAATGTTCGTTATTACAAAGGCCGGTTCTACACGTTCCAAGATTTCAAGATGGAAAAAGAACGCAATAAAGAACAGAGTACCATAAAAAGAGAATGGAACGCATTAAAAGATCGTACTTTATGGAGTATGGTAGACGTCGTGGATGGAAAGGTGGTTGTAAAGCCGGGATCGGGTGTTACTGTTGAGGAAGTTGAAACCCAGATGGCTATAACTCGAAATCAAGTCCGTAGCTTGTCGCAGATATGTAACGGATCTTTGAATGAAGAAAACCGAACTGCCGCATCACGCAACTGGATAGCCAGGTTCATGACCGCCCACCGAGGATGGTTGGTGCTGGCAGCTCAACGTCTGTGGAAAAGACGTGGCTTCAATTTCCAAACAATGCAAGAAGAGGAAGGGTTGTCAATTACGTTAAAGAATATGATAGCCAAAACATTTAGCTTAGCTTCCGAGTCTGGTATGAAAAACATCATAGATGCCTGGAACGAAAATAAAGACAATATGAATGAGGTAGAGAAAACCAATCTCAAACGTCTCAGTGTCTATGCCGGCACGTTCCTTATCATGCAAGCCGTATCCATGCTTCTTGCCGGATGGCGTGATGATGATGAAAACGAAGAAAGTTGGCTTACTCAATTTGGATCCTATGTCGGATTCAGAACCATAAACGAAATAGCTTCACAGATGCCGTTTATTATGGAGCTTAACGTGGTAGATATCATTAACGACCCGTTTGTTATGGGACGGAAGTTGAAGGATCTTACCGATCTTAGGAATTATTCACTTGATAAAGTAACATCCGGTACATACAAAGGAGAGTTTAAGTTATTTAGGCAACTCGCCAAACAGACGTTTATCAAACAATGGTATAATATCAAGACGCCGGAAGACATAGCGCGCGCCTATAATTGGTGGCAGCAGACAAACAACAAGTCAATGATGTTCTTCATCGGCGCCACTCCTGATTCGGAAGGAGACGATGATGTTAGTTACAAATAGACGAAGAATATCGGACTTGCATTGTTTTTGTATGATTCCAATATGTTATATTAGCATCGTCAAAGAGTAGATTGTACGTTTTTTGTTCTTACTTGAAAGATTATGTAGGTTTAATTTTTTCTGAAATTGTTTTCTTACCGGTTCTCAGTCAGAGATGATAGGGAACCGGTTTCTTTTATGTTGTCAATTGTTGCTATCTTGCAAACAAAAAATCATGAGACGAAGATTTCAAATAGGGATGGGGTAAATCCCTCGCTTATAATCAATAAAGGCATATACATCCAACATGTAGATGGAGGATTATATACAAAAGAAAATTGGTCTAATAAAGGATATTCCAATGATCTATGCAATGGAATAGCTCTTGTAGATAAAGTGTGTTTTGTTATAGCCACCGAATATATTGGCACATTTAGTTGGGGTAAGGATGGAAGAGTAGACAATGTATTTGCACAAAATAGTTCTTATATGGAGACCGTTAAAAAGGATTATTGGGGGCGTGAAAATCAGAATGCGTATCTTGAATATGATACCAGTAATGAAAATTACGCTTTTAATAAAGCTAATAGCTATTTATTTAAAAATGGTCAAAATGGATATGTAGGTGGCGCCGGAGAGTTTTTTTGATATCATTGTATGCGAATGAAATAAACGAATGCCTTTTAATGGTAGGAGGTACGATAATGAGTAATAAAATGTGGACATCCACTCAATCTACACAATTTACCTATTCGTGGTATTATGATATAAACATCCAAGGAGATCATTTGAGTACAAGTACAAGGAGTAATCCACGTTATGTCCGTCCTTTTACTGAATTAATTTTATGAAATTATGAGAAGAAGATATCAAAATAATGCTAAACTATATGAGTATAAGATAGTTAGTAACTGTATAGGGGGGGGTGTTATGTAAACAATGAACTTATCGGAACCGTCCCTGATGGTGGTGAGCTTATATACCAATCTTCTAAAAAACGGTTGGATACTGTGTATATTCGAGGAGGTGTTCCAATGGAAGATAGGCAAGAGATTGATAGTCAGGTTGATACGACAGAGGAATTGCTTGAACAGGATTTGGTGGTTCTTGCTATTGCTTTAACAACCTCTCCTTATTATGGATTTAGAGTAAGTGTGATAGCACCTGATGAGTTTACACTAAGAACAACCAATAGGATTAATAGAACCTTTTTAATAACAAGCTTTACTCCACCTGCTGCTATATACGGTGTAAACTTTGGTGATCCTATTGTCCTTAATTATGATAGTTCCCAATATGAGATGCCAGATCTTGTAATTGATGGACCTCATGATAGAATAGTTAGGGCAGATCCTAATCTTACTTGGGCTATAAGATGTACAGATGCCGACTTTAAACCTTTGCCATATCCAGAATCATGGTCTGGCCAAGGTTTAAATTCTATGTTCTTATCAGAAATGAAACGTCTTGCTCCTGGTGATCATCATGTATCATATACAGCTTATATTAATTTGGACTTGATAGATGATGGCGGAAGTAAAGTTCATACTGAATATCTGATATTAGAAAAAACACTTAATTTTACGATATGACAACAATCCCCAACCGTACGCCTATTGTATGGTTGGGGATTGTTGTAGTTACCATCTTTTCTTGTATAAGCAGAACATGAAATAAGTTTCTAAGCATTAACTTCATGACCTGCCCTATCTGTGAAAACTAAACCAATACCTTCTATGATATGTCCTACTACAGGAGCTTTGTCAAATTCCTCTTTCGTAGCCCAAGTAGCATTATCAGGCATCAGTTCCTTAAAGACTTTTGGAACATAGCCCTGACACCAGGTATTATTAGATACAACAATACCCTTTCCCTCGATGTTAATATACATCTTTCTCCCTCCGCATCCAAGAGCATTCCATCCACCTGGTACGATCGCTGCCATAGGTTTGATAATCCAGCTTACGCCATCGATTCTAACCCATCCTGGATTGTCTTTGTGTACGTTGTATATATTCTGCCAGCAGGCGCACTGAAAGCACCACCCACGTTCTTCCATAATGGTCCTAATGTCCCCTTCTATGAAATCCGAGGTATTCATTGAATGTGTAGAGTTGGGATTGTGCTTGGCACCACACTTAGGACATACGATTTTTAAATTCATGATACTTCCTCCTTGTTTTTAGATTCTGCCTCTTCAAGTATGCTGATCACCTTATCAACAATATACGAATCTGACATTTTCTCAATAAAAACATCCATTGCCTTAGTTATGTCATTGGCTTCTTTTTCTTCAAGAGCTATTTCTCCACCGGTAATAGCATCAGATAATGATGTAGATAAGTGTCTTATCTTATCAATGCTCATAAACGTAAATGGGTTACCACCCCAGCCTCCACCCATTTCTTTCATGATCTGATATCCACCTGAAATAAGTCTGCCTGATGTCGTAGCCAAGGAGGATACGATTAGGGACAGTACCGCCGCTTCCGTCCGCTCCTCGGACACGCCCTTCGACCACACGGCTGCCCTTATAGCGCCGGCCAGGTCGTCTATGTATGGCATGAGGCAATCTTCCATCGCTTGTGTTATGTCAGCAATAACCTCACTACGTTCTTTATTTATGTAGTAGATAGAAGCATTGTACCTTTTTATCTCTTTGTCCATGTCATTTAAAAGACGCTTGATATTGTGCTTATACATAGGACTGGTTTTAATTACCTCCTTTAGCTTAAGAATGTAATTATAAGCCTGGTCGTTTACGAATAATGTCATGGTCTCAACCGTCGAATGAAGCGTGTTAAGACTGTTAAGAATCTTATCGAAATTGTTTATCAAATAAGCTCTTCTGGCTTTTGCTGCGTAGTTAATGTTATTAAAATTATTCATTTTATTCATTAGATTCAACCTTATATCACAAAATATTTATTCTAACCGGATTAAACACAAATCCACTATCGATTATCTTTCCAATGAAAGAATCACCGACTACTTTTCTTGCTATTCCTATAGCTCCATTAATATCAGCATTAATTAGCTTTCCAACGGAACTTTGGAATAATCCACGTTTCTTTCTTTTCCCTAAATAGGATTCTTGTTTCTTTAGAGGTTCAAAAGCAAGATGGTCAATCTTTGATGTGTAAGATTCCTCATGAGTAATTACCTCTATTCCTAAAAGATTTGCTTTGTAAACAATCTTATCAATCAATTTAGAATGAGGAATAGAAACAAAATGTTGGTTATTCCTTTTACCGATATTTATCTCGTTTTTCCATTCTTTGTTTAATCCAATGATGATTGTTCCTATATTGTTAGATTTACAAAAGTCTACAATGTATCTACTGATTTTATGCAATTTGTCTTCTATCCAACAATTTCTAAACAAAGTAATTTTTCTTATTCTATTTGAAGTTCCCTTATTACCAACAAAAGACATCAACTTAGCTTTCTTCTTATTGTACCACTGATTTACTGATTTCATAACCCGTCCGTTTATAATGAAAGAATTAGTTTCTACATTACTAATACATGAACATAAATTATTCAATCCTAAATCAATCGAAAGAAAATTGTCTTTATCTAAACTAAGATCAGTTTCCTTTCTTTCATAAACTACCTCTACTACATAACATGTAGCTTGAGGGATTATTCTAACTTGTTTTAGTTCGTCTTTCTTTACATTTGTTTTGATAGGTTTGATTATATCTTTAACAAAATAAATACAATTATCACCCTTTACCCTACAATTGCAGTTGGTGAAAACAACCATGTTTTGTTTCTTACCTTGTTTGTATGATGGAAGGTGAGGTCTATGATTTCCGTATTTAGAAGGATTCTTTTCAAAATCCTTCTTGAGTTTTATCCAGGATTTTATGTTTTTAAATACCTGTTTAATCACCTGTTGGGATACATGATTAGGTAAATTCCTGAAATCGAATTGGTTTTCTTTGCAAAGTTTGTTTGATAAATCAAATTCCTTTAAATAGTTACCTGAAAAGATTCCTTGACGAATGTTGTAAAGAACATAATTATATAACAAGCCGGGTTTGAAGCAAATATCCTCAAACCGGTTGTCTTTAACTATATGCCTTTCAACTAATCTCATTTGAATGATTTATATCGTAAATGTAATCGTTATTTGTAAAATAATCAAATTATTCAATCATCGCATTCAAATTTTAGATTTTCAAGTTTATTCAATTGTTTCTTAATAGATTCGATCAGGTGCGCTCTCCGTTCCTCTGCATGTTTTAGAGCTTCTTCTTTGCTCTCAAAAGCATCCCTTCCTATTTCATAAGGAGTGAACCTATCAGGGATGTCGGCTAACAAAAGACCGCCATACTCTTCTATTTTAGCTTTTACTTTTCTTATTATACCGTCTCTCAGGCACGCATCCGTAACCCATATAAATCTATCACATTCTTCTAATTCCCTTTCGTACAATTCATACCATTTCGGCTTAGGGAATCTTAATGTGAATCTAATTTCGGTATCTTTCTCTAAGACATTAATATCATATGCTTCCGGCCACAGTTCTTTTATGCTGTCTTCATCTTCAGCATACGCCACCAATACAAATGAATTACTGGATTCTGCACTACACCAATACGGATATTTTATGGGCCATTTGACTGGACGGTAATCATTGTCACAGTCATCTTTTCTAATATAAAATCTTGCTCTGATCATGTTATTCTACTTTTTTGATTTCACTCAAATCGCCTTCATACACCAAATAAGATCCTCTTCCAGGTCTTCCTTCTTTATTAACTTCCTGGATTGTAAATATAACTGTTCCAGTACTCATGATTTGAACGCTCTTGAAGAAACCAACAAGAGGTACTTTCGAACGTTTGTAAAGAACGTTCACTTTATCTCCCTTCTTGAATCCATAAACAGAATCGAAATATTCCTTTTTAATTCTTTCAATATTACTTCTATGTTTGTTCATTGCATCAAGCTCTGTGTCTAACAGTTGAATCATTTGTTCTTTTGTCATTTCTTTTCCTCCTTATTTAATGGTATTAATCCTGGTGATTATATACAACTTTGCACCATCTATATAAAACAGAAGCCGGATAATGAT